CAACCCATGTAGCACGAGAGAATGGCGCACCATCAACGAGATAACGTTTAACAAATAGATACAGTCGCATGATATGCTGCAATTCTTTCGCTACATATCCGTACTTTTCAATCAGCTCATGGTTGGCAGGAGAATCATGGCAAATCTTCTTTGCCTTTTCCATAGCCATTCCAAGAGAAGAAAAGATTAATTTCTGCGGATTAAGATTAGCAATATCATCACAATGCTTGCGAAGATATTCCCAGTAAATCTTATACTTAGGATTTACAATATAATATTCAGTACAAAGAATTTCCAAGAAATTAATATTTGCCTTATGGAGAATCTTAAAATAATCTCTAAAATCTTTAACTGTGCAATGTTCACCATTATCCATAATTTCAACTTTATTAAGGTGTTTCTTATCTAAAAACAAATCATGTGCTGTTGGAATCATGAGCAACTTCGTATCAACGTCAGATTCTTCGTCCCATAGATTATAATTCATGGAACCATTTGCAGCACATACAAGACACGGATACTTCCAATACTTGCCAGTAGTAATAATAGCGTCAAAATGCTCTTCAACCCTAGTCTGAATCTTATCTACATTTTCTGCCATTTCTATTTCCTTTCTCTATATATGTATTATAACAGATTTGTTTACCATTGTCAATACAAAAAAGGCACCCTCATGGGTGCCTTTACCAAAAGAAAGAAAACTAGAAGTGGTAGTTCTCATTGATATAATCGTATAGCTTACCGCCGTTCTCGATATACTCAAGCATCTTGAATACATTGTCGTTCAGCGCAGTCATAAGATGTACATTGGGGTTGCCTGGATTAGCAATTTGGTCAGCATAGTTGCCGAGGTCGAAACTATAAAGAATTGTGCGGCCATGTGCAGCACAATAATTATTATAGTTGCACATATCGTAAGTACTATCTCCCCAATAAGTATACTGTCTTGCCATCACCTGCATATCAGAGACAACGAAGATGCGGTCGTACTTCTTGTCACTGATAAGACCGAAAGCAGGAGCAATGTCAGTTCCATAACCGCAATTATCGTTCTCACACATTTCACGAATGACTTGGAATGGGCCGCAAGCCTTCTTGAAAGTTGCAGACTTAGCACGATTGCCGAACTTTACAAAGTCGCAATTACCATTAATGTAAAGAGCCGCAGCATAGCAAGCGCCAACTTCCTTGATAGTAAGATTGGACTTGTTACCGTAGCGGTCTTCCATCGAACCGGAAACATCAAGCATGATAACGGAATTACCTTCTAGCTTGGGCATATTGCCGCAAGCAATACGGAAAGCAGTATCCAGTGCTGTGATAACTGCAAAGGTCTGAACATTTAGATTGCGATAAGCAGTATAAATCTGATAAGGGAATACAAGAGACTTCTTGATAGAAACCTCGTTGATAAGCTGATCTATAAGATTACGCTTAATCCATTCATCATCAACGTCCTCTGCGAGAATGTTATTTAGATTGCGGATAAGTGCAAGGTAGCCGAGACGCTGACCTTCGACCATGTTCTTCCAGCTGTCTTTGCCGGTGGAGATATTGACTTCCCAAGTATCAACCGTATCGAGCTTGCCGTTCATATAGCCATCAATTACCTCACTTTTAGGGTGAATGATATTGATAAGGTCATACATATTATAACGCTTACCCTTCATCTGATACTTCATGATGTTATACTCAGACATACCAGACATATAATCTGCGAAACCACGAATCATAGCATGAGAACGCTTGTTGCCAAGCATATCAATGGCAGCAAAGACCTCAGAAATGTCATCAGGACGATGGCAGAAAGCCTTGTAGAAATCGCGCTTGCGCTCAAAGCTCTGACCATTCAGCACAGCCGCAACCAGCTGAGAGACGCTACGCATACCAAGTTGGTTTCGCGCAAACATAGCACACTTACCAGCGAACTCTGCTCCATACTTATCAATTACAAGATTCGTAAGCTCGATAAAACGAGTTTGCTGCGTGGCGGCATTCTCGTAGAAACCATCCTCCATCTTGCTAGAGAAAAGGAAATTCATCCAATCCTCAAGTACGTCCTTCTTGTAATTCTTGCCGCCCTCGTAAGACACAGAACGCTCGGGCTTAACCTTTTCATTAAACTTAGACATATAATCATCACTTTCTCTTGGAGGAAAAACTTTCCTATATTATAACATCTGTTTATATGGCTTGTCAAGTAAAATTTTTAGAAAACATCTAGGTCATGGAAACCTGAATAATCAATAATTTTTAGATTACCAAGAGCATCATAGCCATAATTACCAGTGTGTAAATCTGAAATCTTCTCTTGGTAAAGAAACTCAATGAAACGCTGAGTTGCCTTGCGGCCATATGTTTCAATGAAGATGCTGCACTCGGTAACATAGAATTCATTACAAATATTCTTATGTTTCTTACGGCTTTTGTCAATCATATCTCTTGCGGTCTTGACGGTCTTATTATCTTGTTTCTTTGAACTATAACTATACGGTGTTCCAGCACAAGAAGAAACATATACTGGAATGTCACACACAAAACCGAGAAATGTAGTCTTTGTAAGCATCTGATTAACTTTATATTTGCGGGCAATGCGATAGATATACTCTTCCGCAGCACAATAATCGTTTGCATCTACTGGATAGAAACCATTATTATTTGCATTTTTATATAAAGTAACATCATCGAAACAAAAAAACATTGGGACTCGATTTTCTTCCGCACAAAGTTTATAATGCTCCCAATCTCCATCTTCTATAAATGCAGCACCAATATAAGGGATTTTAAATACATAGTCTTTAAACTCCTTAAAATGGAATACAGATTTAGAGCAGCCACCTTCAACCCAATCGGCACCAATAGTCTTACCAATCTGTTGGATAAAGGCGCGGAATGTGTCACCGTCTTCATCTTCAAAATACACCTGAGACAACTTCAAGAACTCAGGATTACAATTACGAAACTTTTTATCAAGAAAATTAAGCATCTCTGTTTTATTCATATAGTTTCCTTTCTTCGTTCCACTATATTATATCATTTCAGAGTTGCATTTGTCAATTATTTTCTTTTTAGTGCCGATGGCCTTGCCTTTTTCATCTAAAACTGTACCGATAGGACATCTTTTATAGACATATTTTAAAAATTCGTCTACCCTTTCAGTCTCATTTTTGTACATACCAAAAGAACGAAAGGGTAGAATCTCATTATTTATATGCTCATATTCAGCATATGTATCATTGTCTAATTTTCTAGTGCATCCTTGCATGGATTCTTCTGGAACATATTCACCTATGCGGCACAATGGGCATGAATCATTATCGCACTCATGGCAATGCAAGCTAACGATAGTATAATCATTCATTTGCCTGCCAATCTTTTATAAATCTAGCTGGATTGTAAGAAATCCATGCTTGATAATCTGGTGGCAGAACTACTCTTACTTCTACTGACTCTGTGACTATAGGAACACCGTTTACATATATCATCTGTGAATCAGATTCAATATGAATATCATATTGCTGTCCATGTTTCAATTCAACATTCATTGGCGGCACAAGATTTTTATATACCCAGTCTTCACCAATATATGTATACATTAACGAGCCTTGCGGATTTCAAAAATAGGGTCATAATAAGTCTTGCCAGATTTGACTTTCTCAAGGAATGCTTCGGCATCCTTTTTCTCAACAAACATCATTGCCTTGCTTGAATCAGTTGTGCGCATACCTTTTGCCGTAAGCATGCGGAACTGCTTATCAACGTAAGGCTCTTTAGTGCGCTTGCCGTAAATCATCCACATAATTTAATACTCCCATTCTTCTATGATATGTTTTAAACGAATTTCTTTAGTGAAATTGTTAATTGCTTCTATCTCTTGGTCTTGATAGCAATCGTATACTTGGTTAACATTTCCAAGCCATACAAAATGCGTATATCCATCTTGATTTACCAGACCGAACAAATCAAAAGTCTTATATTCAGGTCGGCCTTGAATGATTGCATCTTCGAGTGTCATTAAATCTCCCTAGAGAATGTTTTTTTCTTTTGGCATAATTATAACATATAAAAAGTGAGCCGTCAAGAAAAATTTTACAGCCCACTTAAAATTTTATCTAGTTGTTAAGAATGTATTCGCGTACTCGTGCTTGAGCAAGACCCTTGATTGCGGCCAGTTTGACAGAAGCAGCCTTCTTCTTCTTGAAGAAGTCCCAGAAGTTCTCTTCCATAAGCTCGTCAAGAACCTTATTGATAGCCATGCCGAAGAACTTGCCGTTCTTACAATCAATTTTGTCCATATCAAGAGCGATAAGAACCTTATTAACCTCCTTCTCGACAAAAGCATCAGTGCAATACTTCTCTACAAACTCCTTCTCCAAAGAGTCATTGCCCGTGTAGACAGTCTTCTTTTTAGACTTGTCATGATGCCACTCGTCACGAACAATCTTGGCAATCTGAACATTACCCCACGGGTCGCGCACGCAAGGATAAGCCTTGATTACAATGCCCTCTCCGATGGTTCCCTTCGGAAGATTATAAGTACACTCGTCAACGTGCTTGTTCACATCGTCCCAAGTCATGTTGCTAATGCGGCAAATGACAGGAACGCAACGATGATAGAACTTGCTGACTACTGAATACCATACATCATAATCAATATACTCACCATCCTCAGTATTGAGAATATCAAAGATGAAGAATCCGCCCTCAAGATAAGTTTTGATGGTACCAGTGAACTTGCGGCCATCAACACCGCCAAGCCACTCGCCATAAATGATATAGGTAGGATGGTCAAGCAACCAATCCCTTAGTGCCTTAACCTCGGCATCATCAGTGTTGGTAATGTAATCAGCGAAACCAGCGTTGTCCTTCTCGATAGAAATCTCACGAGTTCGGCTACCGCAAGTAATATTTACATTATCATCTACCCAGATGGAGCTATTTGTACCATCCAGCTTCGGCTGCAAAATTACGTCGCAACCGATAAAGTTCTGAACTTCTGCACGAGTCGAACGCTCAAGATGCACATACTTATTGAAGTGAGACATTATAAATTCCTTTCTCTTGTTTTTGTAATTATATTATACACAAAATTTTTGCCGCACGCAAGAACTTTTTTCTTCTCTTTTTCCTATTTCTTTTTACTACTTTGCATAGCAAAGTAGTTTATTTTTCTTTAATCTTTTTTCTCTTCTTTTAATAGAAATTACTATGCGTAGCACAGGAATTTCTTTATAATAAAATCTTTTATATATAAAACAATTATATAATATCTCTTATATATATATAAAAATCAATATATACATATAAACTAATATATAAACTAATTTAATTACATTATAAACTAATATAAATTATATTATATATATTTAAGGGGTAAACCCCTTAACAACCCAATTAAAAAGTATAATGATTTTCAAATCTTTTGTCAAGAAAAATTTTTAATTAAAATTCTTTCTAAAAAAGTATTGACAGATGCTATTACTATGGTTTATAATATAGCCAATGCATAAAAGAAAGGATATTACATGGAACCAATCACAGCAAAACAAGCACGCGAAATGCGTAATGACGCATTAAAGAAGAAAAAAGAAGAGCGATTAAAGAAAGTCCAAGAATACGATTACTTTGATACCGTAATGGAAGATATTGAGAAAGCTGCCAATGACGGCAAAAACAGCTTAGACTTTTATCCGCATATGTCAGACTTCTACGATGAAATCATTCAAAGCGGTAGCATTGTACCAGCCGCAGACAAAGATTTTTCCCACCACGAAAAGGAAGTTTTTAAAGCTCTTGAAGAGTCTTTTGGCTATGACGTAACACGCAATAAATACTATCAAGTAACTTATTTCCGTGGCGTTGACCGCATTGATATTACGATTAGTAAGTATACTATCTATTGGTAGGCAAAAATGAAACATACGCTAATTCTAATGTGCGGCGTAACGCAGAGTGGCAAATCTGTATTTGCAAAGGCAATTCAAGATTCACATGAAGACTGTATGACAATCAAGAGAGATAATTGCCGCATGTATAATTCAGAAGATGCAGACACAGTTGACAAGCGTTTCTATAATGCAGTAAATATGGCTTTGAAATCACATCGCTATGTTGTGGCGAATGACCGCAATATCAATCGTATCGAGCGCGATAAGTTTTTCAATAATGTGAATTGCAATGGTTGTGAAGTAATTTGCGTTTGGGTTGAAACTCCACAAAATGTAGCCGTTGCACGTAACAAAAATCGTGATAAATATCATCGTCTAAGCGAAAAAGAAATTGCAAAAATGTATAGATGCAAGGTTTCGCCGCAAGATAATGAACCGTTTGACAGGATTGTGTTTATTTTAGAGCAGCAAAATTACGCTATCGGCACAAATAATATGCAAATCTTGCCAATTATTGACCAACTAAAGGCAATCTAGTTTTATAATTGAATATTGAAGTTAACTATGATGAAAGGTTATAATGTTTAAAATTATTATTTCTATTTTTGGCGTACTTGTTGTACTTGCGGGAATTATCGCATGTCTGTCTTTTTTCAAAGAAGATGAACATGAAGAGCGAGTTCCGCTAAGACTACGAGTAGTAGTTATTGTACTTGGTCTATTTGCTATTGGTCTTTGCTGTGTCTATTCTCAAGACGTAGGTGAAGTAGTTGTTCTTCGTTCTCTTGGCGGCAATCTAGCTGGTTCTACTACAGATGCAGGTTTTCACTTTACAGCACCTTGGAACAATATAATTACGTTTGATACGCGCAATAACCTAATCAACTTTTACGGTAAAGACACAGAATACTCCTATGATGGTGGCTCCGCTGATGGTCCTTGCGTAACTGTAAATGATAAGTCAGGTTCTTCTGCTAATGTTGATATTCAGATTAACTACAGCCTTGACCCGAAGACGGCTGAGTATCTTTACACTGAATATGGCACTCAAGAGAACTTTACTAAGAATTACGCGGCTAATGACCTACGCTCTGTTGCACGTGAAGTTTCAGGTCAATTCGATACAATTACAATGCTAACTGACCGCGCTCAGTACACAAAGGCTGTCCAAAAAGCTCTTGAAAAGAAGTGGTCTAAGATTGGTCTTACTGTTGAGCAAGTAAGCGTTCAGGATATTTCTTATGCTAAATCCATTACCAATGCTTATGCTGATTCTCAGGCCGCAGAAGTAGAGAAGGCCAAGGCTCAGAACCAGCAGGAAACTGCAAAAATTAAGGGTGAGACTAAGGTTATTGAAGCTACTAAAGAAGCAGAAGCAAACCGTGTACTCAACGAATCTCTAACTGATAATGTTCTAACCCAAGAGTACATTGATGCTCTAAAGGAAATGTCAAAGAATGGTAATACTGTAGTTGTGCCGCAAGGGTCAACGCCAGTAGTAAATACAAAATAATATAAATTAGTCCAAAGTTTCTATTGACTTTGGGACTTTTTTGTTATATAATAGACTTAAATAAAATCCAAGGGAAGGAAGAGTAATGGGGGGATTGATGCTATTACAATTATTTGCATCACTGTTCTTGTGATTGCAGCAATTGCTGGGAAATGTTATATGGAGCATATAGCTCTAGAAACTAGAAAAATTTGCTCCAAAGCAAGTTTGCAGCAGAAAAACATTGACAACATGCCATACGTATCCAATGATATTTGGAAGGTCAAGATTAAGTAATGATTTGTTTTGCTATTGGTTTCTTTTTTCGGCTACACTGTAGCATGTCTTATGTTTAATTCTAGGGAGTAATAATGGCAGATTGTCTATTTGTACTATACGTACTTTTTATATGCGGCTATTCATATGTTGCACTTGCCGCACGTTTTGAAAAGTTTCGTTTTGAAATCTATAAGGCATTTCTTGAAATGTTTTAATTAACCTTTGGCTTTATATATAATATAATACAAGTATAAAGTCAAGAAACTCCTTGGCAGAAAAGTTATGCAGCGTCCTGCAAAGGCGTTTAAACTGGAGCATTACCAGTAGGAGTCTCTTGATTTTATATTTGAAAGGAACAATTATGCGTGATGTAAATAGAATCTATGATATTCTTGTGAAGTTTCAAGACCTATGGGAACAGTATCCTGACCAGCGTTTTGGACAGATTATCTCTAATTATCTTGTAAATGATAAGGAAGATATTTTCTATATTGAAGATGATGAACTGTCCCAGCGCCTTACTGACCAGCTTTCATTGATTGAGTGGTAAATATGAATGTTTATTGTCTGTTAGATGCTATTGATGATGATACGCGAAATAACTTATATATTTCATTTGCGATGTATAACACTCCTGAAATGAGCACTCCTTCTGTTCCATTTAATGAATGGATAAAGGAACAACATGACGCAATTTTAAAGGCAGATGTGGTTACTTTCAATATTAAAGTTGATAAGAACTATGGATATTTAATGCTTACTATTCTGGTTAATATGTAAAGGATATTATGATTACTCAGTATTCGCATGGTATCAATACCGAAGCAAAGCCAAGCAACAATGTAATTGACATTTATAAGAAGTGGTCTGCTGAAGAAATTCGTGCGGCACTTCAACCTAACCGTATGCCGCTAGTGAACATCTGCATCAATCTTGACCACGGTTTTAATGTAGGTTCAATTATTCGTGCGTCTAATTGTTTTCTTGCAAAGGAAACTTACGTCGTTGGCCGCAAGCGCTTTGACAGAAGAGGAGCCGTGGGTAGCACTCATGTAGAGCGTGTATATCATGCGGATAATTTTGATGAAGTCATTGAAATTCTTCATCCTCTTGGATATAGTATCTTTGCTGTAGATAATATTCCTGAATATAATCCTCAGAATATTTTCGATGCAGATATTCCAATGAAATCCGCATTTGTATATGGTAGCGAGTGCAATGGTTTGCCGCAAGAAATCATTGATAAGTGCGATGAAATGATTTATATTCGTCAAGATGGCAGTATTCGTTCATTAAATGTTGCACAAGCGGCCGCGTGTTGTATGATGGAATACTCTCGACGTTATAGGATGAAAGGTTAATATGCGTTATTGCAAGATTCAAGCTATTGTAAATGATATTCCATATACTTTATATGGACAATTTGATAATCTTATTTCATATGATGAAATTGAATATTATATCTCCGAAGCGATTGACTTTAACATCGAAGATGATGAAGAAGAACTTGACTTTGAAGTTATGTTGATGGACGATTTTGGTGCAGAGTTTAAGTGCGAGGACATGTCTTTGAACGACTGGCTTTCAACTGTTATCTGTGATTACAAGCATGTGCGTCCTATCCTTCAAATCTATGTTTTAGGAAACCTCATGGATAACATGGTTTCTATATATCGTTCATATGAGGAAGATATTAGTAAAACTCCACAGTATCTTTATCTTAGCGGTGAAGTAAGCAAAGAAGAAGGTCGCAAATATTCTGCCGCATATGTCGTAGCGCCAGACAAACAGCGCGTTGAAGTGATTGAGGACGGATGGAAAGACATGCTTAGTCGCATTAAGCGTGACGGTAATATGGGTGGCGTGTATATTAAGACAGGTATTTTTACTGTATTCGATGTTCCGCAAGAGGATTATGAACGATATAAGAAGAATACGGAACTAGTATTAGATTAAAGATGGGAATGCTGTTATATGAACTGGAATGATTTATCACCAGAAGCAAAAATCTATATTGAGTTAAGCCCTGTAGAGTTTGCAAAAACTTCTATGGCCGCTTCTATCTCTCTATTGGAGAATGCCAATAGCACTAAAGAGTATGAGCGTATTATCTCGAATTGTGTAAACTTGCTTACACTATGCGGCAAGTCAATTGGTTATCATCCTAATTTTACTTTGGTGAAATAAAGTTCTTGACGCTGGATACATCTTATGATATTATATATAATATAAGATGTGAAAGGATTTAATAAATGGCTGAGTTTAGTAAGCATGATATGAAGATGTTTGATTTGGCGCGAAAGGCGGCACTGGAATCTACATATGAACCTTTCAAACTCGGCACTGTTATGTCTTATAAAGGCAAAGTTCTTGCTACTGGTCACAATAGTCGCAAGACCAATCCTTTGCAAAAGAAGTATAATCGCAAATATCGCACGTTTAGAGAGAATGGTCAACCTATTCATGATTATCTTCATGCAGAGATTGATTGTCTTTTGAATATTCCAAAGTGTATTGATGTCAACCTTGACTATTCAAAGGTAAAGGTATATACTTATCGTATCTGCAATGGAAAGCGATTTAATTTCGGTTTAGCACGAAGTTGTCCTGCGTGCTTGCACGCTTTGCGTGATAAGGGTATCCAGCATTTTTATTATACTGGTGACGATTCTTTTATTTATGAAAAAGTATATTAGGTGATAACATGTTGATTGTAATTATAGGAATTGTTTCTATTTTTCTTTTTTCTGTATACGCATATTACTATGGAAAGCGATTTAAGTAATGAATTGTATTATTATTCCTGACAAGGAAATGAATTCATACATTACAAAGCTCAATCCGAATTTTGTATTTGTATGGTGTGAACAGTATACTACCCTTGTAGATTTCGTTAATGGTAAGCGCGTTCCTGTTCGTGATACATATGATGCAATTGTTCCGCATTTTATTCTTGCATATGGCGATGACGAAGCTAAGAAGACTGTTGGCGATGCTGTACTACACAATATTTTAGCAGAAGTGACGCAGATTTATCACGATACTAGCCGAAAGGTCTATATCATCACTTATTAAATATCTTGGACAAAACTGTATAATTCGAACTTTATACTTTATATATAGTATAAGTGTTTCTAAAGTTCGAGAGGATTTAATATGAATGGTAAAAATATTGGCGATATTGGAGAAGCAGTTGTACTGACAGAATTTTTAAAATATGGAATTGAAGTATTTCTTCCATATGGAGAAAATACCAAAATTGATATGATTGCTAAGTTCAATAATAAACTTAACAAAATACAAGTAAAAACTACTGGCAAATATAGCGGTAATGGTGTTTATAAAGTTGAATTAAGGAATACATCTTTAAGAGCTGATTCTGCCGTAACAGCGTTTTATAATGATGATGATGTAGACTATTTTGCAATATATTGTCTTCAAAGGCCGTATCCTATTCTAGTACCTTTTTGTAATATGCGTTCAATGACAATAAGGTTTAAAGAAACCTTAAATGGCAATTTTGAAAATGTTAATTATGAAAGTGATTATACTTTTAATAAAATCTTGAATACCAAATCTATTACTCAAATGGTAAATGAAGAGCAAAAAGAAAAAAGTTTATCTGCGCCACGATGTATTAATTGTGGACAAATAGTATCGTATGGGGCAGTTTTATGTAAACAGTGTTCTATTAAAGAAAAGAAAAATAGTTATGGTACTAGTGCAAAATTACATATTACTCGTGATGAATTAAAATCAAAAATTAGAGCTCAGTCTTTTTTATCAATTGGTGCTGAATATTATGTAAGCGATAATGCAATCCGTCAGTGGTGCGATGTTTATAATTTACCAAGAAAAAAGACTGAAATAAAATCTTATTCTGATGAAGAATGGGAAAAATTATAACTCCCCGTAACTTAAGTGCATAAAGCCAGGTCCTCTAAACCTAATCATGCGAGTTGGAGTCTCGCCGGGGAGTCCACATATAATATCTCTTAATGAGATTTTATATATTAGACAGCATTTTTCTTTGAAAGGATTTATTGTGAAAATTCGTGACTGGGACGAACTTGAGTATAGCGATGATGATACTTTTGAAAAGTTTTCCCATAAAGCAAAGCTAATTCGTCAGCGCAAAGACGATACTTATAAGGCAAAACGTAAGGAAAAGTTAGAGCGCATGGAATTTGAAGAAAATGCTACTAAGGGAAAGGACTAGTTCCTTTTCCTTTTTTTGTAGAAAAAAATATTTGCCGCACACACTTATATATGGTATAATATTATTAAACCAAGAGAGAGGAAGATAAATGAACGAAGTCGATATACTGCGTAATAGCTCGCTTGTGCGCGAGAAACATCTTGCCAATGGAATCTCTTCTTTTAATTTCTCAAACAAGTGCTTTTCAACCAGGCATGGGATGATATTAATGTTAAAGCACGCGGACTTTTTGTAAAAGATGATAATAAGGTTGTTGCACGTTCGTACAACAAGTTCTTCAATATTGGAGAACGTCCTGAGACTGAAATGGCTAGCCTGCGCGAGAATCTTGTGTTCCCTGTGTGTGCATATGTCAAGTCTAACGGATTCCTTGCGATGATTTCTGCCGACCCGACCGAGGACGGTAAACTGTTCATCGCATCCAAGAGCACGAATGAAGGAGACTTCGCGGGATATATCCGTGACGTTCTTGACAAGACGTTGACCACTGCACAGCAGGAGGAATTCGCAGAATATCTGCACAAGAATGACTGCACTGCTGTCTTCGAGTGCATTGACCCTATCCATGACCCGCATATTGTTGAGTATTCGCATCCTCACCTCGTACTTTTGGACTTGGTGTACAATGATTTCAACTATAGCCATGCGGGGTACTATACACTTATTGACGTAGCGGGACATTTCGGATTCTATTGCAAGGTTCTTAGCAAAGTCATTGCTAACTGGCAGGAGTTTGAAGCCTTTATTGACAAGTGGGCCGCACGTGCATACATCGAGGGCTTTGTCTTCGAGGATGCGAACGGTTTCATGGTGAAATATAAGACTCCTTGGTACAAGAACTGGAAGCAGGCTCGTGGAGTTTTACAGCAGGTTTGGACTGGACGCGACATTGATGCTATCAAGAACATCAAGACCAAGCTTGCATTTGAACCTCGTCTCATGGACGCAATCCCTGAGTTTGTAGAAGAGTGCCGCGAGAAAGGTCGTGGAACTTGCCCCTCGGTTATCGAGTTGCGAAACTGGTTTGAAAATTAATCTTGACGATTGGCTATATCATATGCTATAATTATGGTATAGCCAAGAGAGAGGAAAAGATATGATGGCTTCTTACAACGCTGCTATTCTGCACCTTGCAAATTATTATCTTGAGCATCGTGATGATGGTTCTGGACATCATGTTGATGGTGCAATTGACATGATTCACATCATTTACGGTGTGCGCGTAGAGCGTATCTCCGCAGACATGTTCAAGATTGTCGACATTTTGATGGAGGACTAATAATGCTGCACATGGACAATTCTGTGGGCAATCCCATGATGCTTCTTGCTGCCGATGAAGAGATGGAGCAGAAGGTAAATTATGTAATTCAGACAATTGAAACTGAATATGATGGGCACGCTTCTGCCGATATTGTTTATGACCTCTTGGATGATTATGAGGTCGAGACTTCTGATTTGCCACAATGGTTGTGGAATCGTTTGGCCGCATATCTTTAATGATTTTTAGGGTGATTGTCTCTTGACAATTGCCCTTTTTTGTTATATAATATAAAATAGGTTATTATGAAAGGATGATATATGATTAAATTGGCAATTCCATTTCAATTGAATGGCGAATTGAACGATGAAGTTAAAGAGTTTAACATTCTCTTTTACAAATCTCGCAATTCAATTGAGGATCTAATTGACTTTGCGCAGGAGTATGAGGATACTCGTATCAATCTTGAATTCCCAGAAGGTATTCATATGCCTACCGTCAAGTCAATTAACAAGGTGTCAGACAAGATTTATATCCGCGTAGCACCAACAGACATTACAAAGGCCGCAGAGCTTAAAGAAAATTCATATAAGTTTTTTTTTAATCAAGATATGAAGGTTCCAACCTATTCCTGTCTTGAGTCTTTTATCAATTTAGGTGTATCTGATGTATATATTGCCGATGATTTATGTTATAATCTAAAGAATGTTCATGATATTTGTCAAGAGAATAATGTTCAAATGCGGCTAATTTTAAATCAGGTGCCGTCAATGACACTTGACCGTGGTATCAATCCAAAGGCTCCAATCTTTATGCCAAAAGATATGGATACTATCAATCCGTATTTTGATGTCTTTGAATTTGAATGCGGTTTGCCATGTGATTGGGCAAAGTTTGATGTCTTATATCGTGCATGGTTCATTAATAAATATTGGCATGGTCAAATGAGTGAAATCAATGAAGATGTAGATATGGATTTTCATTGTGACGCAATCCACCCAAGTTTCACTGCAAGCAAAATTAACTGCGAGCGTCGTTGTTGCAAGCGTCTATCAAACCATTGTAATAAATGTGAAGATTTTCTGTCTCTTGGCGAGGTTTTAAAGAAGAAGCAAATCCGTTTTACAAATTAACTAATTGGGCAAATGATTATAATCTTTTGCCCACATTTTTTATATATTTTTAAGCAATCATTTTGTCGTATAGGAATAGAAAGAGGAATTATCCGAATGAAATTCATTAAAAACAAAACGAAAGCATTGGCTATGTGCCTATCCGTAGTGGCACTCGCTGGCGTGACAAATGCTTTTTGTGTAAACGAAGCAGATGCAATTATCGTTAATGATGAAATTACAAATGCGGCAGTCCGCACAACTACACTTGATGCTATGATTCCATATAAGGAAGATGGGTACGATAACGCTCAGACATGGCTAGTGGATAAATGTAACATGAAAGACTCTCAGTTTGATGATGTTATATATATTATTCAGAATTACGGAGATTATCTTGAACAGAATGATATTTTAGAGATTCAAGATATTATGGAGAAGCAATCTGTTTGCGACACTATTACAGAACTAAAGCAATATAAGGCTCGACTTGATAGCTGGAAACAGTATGGTGCAGATAAGAAACAGAAAGCTCTCCAAGAGAAGAAAGAAGCAGAAGAACGTGCGGCTCAAGAAGCTGCTGCTCAAAAAGCTGCGGCGCAGGTAAGTTATCAGAATCAACAGTCTAACTTATATAGTACACCAAGTTATTCATATTCTAATTACTCTTGGAATGGCTCTGCACGTGATTTCATTGTTTCTAAGGAAAGTGGCGGCAGTTATAGCGCAACCAATGGACGCTACTATGGCGCATATCAGCTTGATATTTCCTATTTGAATGGAGACTTGTCGCAGGAAAATCAAGACAGGGTTGCTGAACAATATGTGTCAAATAGATATGGTAGCTGGGAAAATGCAGCCGCACATTGGCAGTCTCATGGTTGGTACTAAAATATTTTCAATAAAATAGTTGACTTCTAGAAAAATATTTGTTATAATATTAACGAAGTTAAAGGAACAAAAGAATTAAAAGGAGAATGGTAAATGGCAGAATCTTATGGTCTAAATTTTAATCTAGCTATGACAGCAAATGAGGATGGTGTCGTAGACTTTGGTGTACATGTAACTGATTCGGACGGTCTTGACCTAGACCATAAAGCTAGTGGCAAAGATGTTATGAAGGTTATTGATGAACTGACTAGCACTCTTACACGCGAGCTTATGACTGTATCCAATGGCCGTAAGCAGAAAAAGGATAAGGAGCAGGCTGAGAAGATTAAGAAGGAGCGTGAAGAGCGTGCGGCTAAGCTCGCTGACCTAAAGTCTCAGGCTGAGGAAATCAAGAAGCAGATTGAGGAAATTGAAAAGGATACCAAGGATGCAAAGACTGTTCGCACAAGCCGTCCTTCCTATGAGTCTCTTCTTGACCAAGATTTTGCCCGTCTGCTAAAGCTATTTGGTTAAAAAAAGTTCTTGCCAAGAGGTTTAAGAAGTTATATAATATAGTTAAAGAAAGAGAGGAAGGTATCATGGATTTGTTTGTCAAAGATAAATATTACAATATTGACTCGAAGCGCGACTTGGACGTTTGCTTGAAAGAGAACGGCTTCAACTATGATGAACTAGAGTCCATGATGCTTTTCAATTATCACAATACGAATTACGCAACTGGTGTTGAAGGTCTTATTGGTGATGATTTGTACGAGGTACAACATGCCATCAACTCTGAGCTGAGTGACTTGGAAAACGAGATTAAGAATCTTAATGGTCGTTCGTGCAAGAATAACACTCGTGCAGATATTGCGAATCGACTTAGTGATATTTACGCCAATCTTATGGATTTAAACCTTTCCTGCCAAGTATATGACAGGGATACGCTGTAAGGAGCTTTTTATGGGACAAGACATTCATGTTTATCTTGCTCGCAAGACTAGCGAGTATGCACAAAAGAATGGATGCGAAGAGTATTATCCGGTAGAGTTATTTTCTAAGTATTATAACAATGATGATGATAGTGTCGTGTATGAATATGCCCAGCCATACAATGGTCGCAATTATGAGTTGTTTTCTTGGCTCATGGATGGTAATGGCCGTGTATATGTAGATGAATCTGCTTGTCCCGTTGGCCTGTATTTTGACTATGATGGTCTTGTGCCGCAAAAAATTCTCAAAGAATGGGAAGACTGGGAAGAGTGCGGCGCATATGGATATAATGCTGTCATGCTCTCTGATATTATCAATCATTATAATGCAATTAGTTCTACTAAGTATGCGGTAGATGATATGCTTGGAAGTCATTCCTCTAACAATGAGCTTAAAGATAGTATTGGTGATTTCATCGAAGACATCAAGCGTTATTGTAGCATTGAAGGAGCATATTATCTAACTCCGCAAGATATTCTTGTTGTCTATTGGTTTGACAATTAAAAAAGTTCTTGACAGACGTTATATCTATATGATATAATAATTTTAGTTACAAAATAAAAGTTTTGGACAAAAAGTTATAATTTTTGTTGCGCAACTTTTATATTGTAATAGTGGTGTTAGAGCCTGCAAGATTTCTAGAGTATTGCAGGCTCATTTTTCTTTTAACATTCTGAGCAGGAATCGCCTAGCGGTCGATGGCACGGGTCTTGTAAGCCCGCTTCTTTACGAACACGTCAGTTCAAATCTGACTTCCTGCTCAGAGTGCTAATCTTAGACACTCTCCAAGTGATATAAGTAGAGCGAACTTTGAACTCGTCTGTGCTTATATCCCAAGTCAATTCAGCGGTTAGGGCAGCCGCTATATAAATTTGCCCACTTTCTGCTCATAGCGCAATTGGTAGAGCTCAAGTTTTGGGAACTTGGGGTTGCTTGTTCAAGTCAAGCTGAGCAGACCATTGGCTCTTCATCTAGTAGCTTAGGATGCCACACTCTGAATGTGGTCACGGGAGTGCGAATCTCTCAGAGCCAGCCAAAATCATTAAAAAATTACTTGACAAATACCAAGTAATTTTATATAATATAGTTAACAAATCGTGATGGTGAAGATTTGGGTTCGACTCCCGGGCAAGTCTAGTTAACGGCGGTTAGTTTAATTGGTGAGAATAGCACCTAGCGATTGTGTTATATCCAATGCTTGGGGAGAGGTTATCGCTGCAAGGTAAATGTCTCCCGACTTCTATAGTCTTTTGCAGTGACTATAGATTAAAGGGTTGGCGGTTTTCCCAGTTTGAAACCGTCCACGTGGTTATATTATCTTGCTTGCAAGATTTTATATATGCCGTCTCTGTAGCCGTAGACAATGCGGGCCAGCGTATACTTGAAAAGAAACGCCTAGGGGAAGAGGAATCTGGTATATTTTGGTAGTTTTCAAACCTCGGCAGATGTGAAAACTACTGATGTATGCGGAGTGGTGAAAAGGTATCACAGCGGTTTCATATGCCGCAGTTAGAAGTTCGATTCTTCTCTCTCGCGACCCCGTTATAAAAAATTATTTGACAAAACGTTGAATAATTTAATATAATATATCTAGAAGAAAATGGAAAAAGGATAGTCAACAGTACCGTCAACAAACCAGTGACCCTGCGGCTTAATTGCCAACACCCAGAAGTGTAATGCTCAGTACGCTGTTAGGTTTGACCATTTGTTTTCTTCTAGTGTAGTAAAACCAAGAGAAAGGTAAGAAAGTATGGCACAGTCAATTGAGATTATGGAGCAGCGTTATCAGATGCTACTTAACCGCAAGGGCAAGAATTCAGAGAATGTTGGCATCATGCGTAAACTGCGTCGCAAGATTAACAAGGCGAAGCAGGGTGTCATTCTTTCATAATTAGTGATTTAATATGCGTGACGAGGGTTCAGTTACTTCGTGAAGAATTATGGTATGTTTAAATGCGGTACGCTGCATTTGTTAGTCTGACCCCAATTTTTCCGCATATTTTTCCTTGACTTTTGGTTTATAATATTATATAATATATATAAACCGAGAGAGAAAGAGGTTTGTTATGAAGCAGTTCGTCATTTGCAAGGAAAAGACTTGCGGCATCTACTCTATTCGTGTCAACACTGATTGCTCAACTGTTCGTTTTGAGATTATCAAGGACTTCGATACGTTTGAAGAAGCCGATGAATATCTTCATAACATTCTTCTGTCCAAATAATTTTATCCAAAAGCAGAAAAGGAGCTTTGTAAATGTCGTATCCTTATAAGGATGAAGTATTGGCAACTAAATACGCTTATATCCCTGACGATGCTGCTAATGCTCCCGCTCGTAAGCAGAAAAAAAAGACTGTGAAAAAGGCTAATCATAAGCATGATTATGGTAAGAGTATCATTATCAACTATTATGATAAATACGCTGGTAAATGGACTTATGCTTATAGGAATGTTTGTACTATTTGCGGTCGTATCGGTGATTTTGTTGACAACGAGGGAATTATCAAAAAGACTTTCCCGCATGTCAAGCCTAGCTGGTTTGGTTTTGCTGTTTCTTTTGGATATAATGATGAATTTGCTGAATTTACTGAGTGGTCAAAGACTTGGTATCCTCTGATTATCTGGAAAGACTATCAGCCTTTGGATGACAAGTTTATTCCAGACGAGTTTTTTGATATGCTTGGGATTCAGGAACAAACCAATTAAAAACATATTAGTATGCCTTACCTTGGGTTGGTGGAACTGGTATACACACTATTCTCAAAAAATAGCGCCATAAGGCATTCGGGTCCGACTCCCGAACCCAAGACAAGGCATACTAAACTTTAAAATATAACTGCCGCAGTATTCCTTTAAAGACGAGGTCTTGACTGTAAATCAAGTGTCTTAGACTGGCTAGGAGCGTTACCTAGATGCGGCACCAATGTTTATTAAATGCGTGATTAAGATTCAGTTACTTCACATTAATTTTGGTATGTTAATATTATACACTGAATCTAACTTTTCCGCATTTATTTATTATAATGCGTGATGATAAATCAGTTACTTCATTCTGGAAAAATGTACTCGCTGGTTCGACTCCAGCTCTGTGTCGGTTGCACGTTTAAACTGATTTTATCTTTTCCGCATTTATTTTACTAAAGTGGGCGATACGTGATAATGTTTCAGATACTTCAAATCTCCATTCCGAGCTGATTACTCAAACTGAAACGCCTATTTCCGTATCGCTTTCTCTTGCAAGGCAAGTGATTAGTAAAGAGTTACTTCGTTATATGTTTAAATAAGAGCAGCTTTCATTAGAAAGTAGCACCCACCCTCTTTACATTTTTTCCTTGTCGTTATTTGTAAACCCCTTTCTCGTCTATATAGTGTGCGAGCTATATAGACGCAAATGTGCGTGATTATTATTCAGTTACTTCATATAGCAATTTTTTATGACCATCCAACACTGAATAAACTTTTTCCGCACACATTGATATTTTTGTAGGGACTCTCTTGAGTCCCTTTTTTTGTTGACTATTGGCTATATATTATGTTATAATATATTTAAGAAATCGAAAGGAGATTCAATGAGCATCTTTGTAGTAAGCGACACTCACTTTTCTCACAAGAATATTATTACCTATTGTGAACAGTCGCGTGCTTTTAATAATGTCGAGGATATGAACGAACACATCGTTGAGAAGTGGAATTCCGTTGTATCTCCTGATGATACTGTCTACCATCTTGGTGATTGTTTCATGGGACCGCGTGAGACTGTAGCTAAATACGGTTCTCGTCTTAATGGAAAGATTCATGTGATTCCCGGCAATCACGATACCAAGAAGCGCATTGCTGAAATGGAAAAGCTCGGCTGGATTATCGAAAACAAGGTATCTTGCCTTGATTACAACGATGTCAGTTTCATTATGATTCACGAGCGTCCCGAGGAAATGTGTGGAGACAGCGCCAATGTTATTCTGTACGGTCATGTCCATGATGCGGCTCCCAAGGGTCTTGTTGATTGGACGTATCATGTAGGTGTTGACACGAATAATCTTACTCCTGTTAATATTCATGATATTTGGCTCGATGTTCAGCAGAAGAAGATTGAGCTTGGAGAGTAAAATGGAAGTCAAGCATAAGGTCCAGCGTATCTGCGGCAATTGCAGATTTTACAAAAATTGCAGTTGCTATCGTTTTCCTCCAAATGTAATTATTGACCCAACAGATTATAATGTTTATACTGTACATCCTTCTCCCCAAAGTGGGGACAGGTGCGGTGAATGGGCAATTCATCCTAAATTGGAGTCGAAATATGAGTGAAATGTGTAGTATGCACCTTAATAAAATGACTGCTATGATTCTTGATTTCATTGTGTACCTTAGTCAGCAGAAAGATATTGAGAAGATTGTAGATGAACTTAAAAAGGTTGACCGTGCTGTTTTCCATGACCTTGTTGTAAATGCTATGGAAAAGAATCCTTCTCATACTAGCACTTATTGTGCTGAGCAGTTATGGAACATGGCGCCACTTACATCTTTAGCTCTCTTGGATTGGCTTAATAATTTCAACGAATTTTATGCCTAATTTTTTCTTGACTTTTGGTTAAAAGATATGCTATAATATAGTTAAAGAAACCAAGAGAAAGAAGAAATAATGGTTGAAGCGACTAATATATGCGGTAATTGCAAATATTATGAGTCTACAGACCTTTGGTATCTAGGAATTTGCCGCAAGCATTTAATTGATGACGAACCTGACAAGGTATGCGTTAATGATTGGATATGCAATGATGGAGAGTATGACGAAGAGGAATACAATGGAGATTAGTAAATCTGACCGTGACGCATATCTTGATCTGCTTTATGATATGTACGATGCCGACTTGGTTGATGTTGCTTTAGAGACTCTTGGCGAGAATGAGCTGCTTGACGGCATTCCCGCTATGCTAGAAGACTATTATTTTGACGAAGATTGCTAAATGAAAGTGCTGTTATGAATTTTAAGACTTTTGAAGGAAATTCTGGCGATGTATGGAAGTATGTCTTTACAAAAAAAGATATGGTCGCTGAAGCAGTTCTATATAAATATAATAGTTACTATGATAGAACTGTAATTTGTTGTAGTGTTATGAGCGGTTGTCCTGTTGGATGTCGCTTTTGCGGCACGGGGTCTAAGTTTGTTAGGAATCTTACTGCTGATGAAATTGTAGACCAGATTGTAACCGTTTTAACTGATAAAGGTTTAATTAATGACATTAACGAAAAGTGTAAAAAGTTACAGTTTATGTTTATGAGCATGGGCGAGCCTATGTTAAATTGGACAGAAGTTGAAAAAGCAATTATCAATCTTCATCAACAGTTTAGTAATGCTCAGTTACTACTTTCGACTATTGGATGCGATAATGATGAAACTTTTGCAAAGATGATTGCTCTATCTAAGAAGATAGATAAAATTGGTTTGCAATTTTCTATTCATAAGTCCAATGATACAGAGAGAAATGTATTAATTCCATTTAAGAATAAGATGAATCTTCAAAAGATTAGGGATGCTGGAACTATCTGGTGGAAAGAGACAGGTAGGCATCCGTTCTTAAATTACTGCATTGATGGAACGAATAATGAAGATAAGAATTTTAAAGAACTTACAGACCTGTTTTCTCCTGTAATCTTTAATTTTACTTTTAGTGTAGTTTGCGCATCTGATGAAACCATGAAAGACGCGGCGTTTAGGAACTTAAGTGTTATTAAGAAGTTTCAGAATAAGTTCTTAAAAAAGGGTTATAATGTAAGGACATTTGACCCAGCTGGTCAAGATGATATTGGTGGTGGGTGCGGCCAGCTTTGGTATGTTCAGAAGTGGCTAAAGTCTCACCAATAGTTTAAAAGCAGTTACTTATTAGATTTATATTCTAAAGATTGCATGGACGGTTAGCTCAGTTTGGCTAGAGCGCTGATTGATACGTAAGAGGTCATTAGTTCAAATTTAATATCGTCCATGTAAACTTTGGATTATAGTTTATAAAGACCAAGATAGTGCAAGATTAGTTTAATGGTAAAACAGCAGACTTATAAACTGTATTATCGCCAGATTAGCGAAAATTTTTGGTTCGAGTCCAAAATCTTGCACTATCTTGGTCTAAATCATATAATCAGCATGGTGCAATTTTTATGTATATATAATAAATACTAGAAAGAAAATATATATATGAAATGCAACATGTATTCTGTATCAAATGAAGAATTTTTAGAGTTGATTAGACGAAGCTCTTCAATTAAAGATGTAGCTTTTTCGCTAGGGTATAATTCTAATTCAGGTGAAACAAATTTATTATTTCACAAACGATGTGAAGAATTAGGGATTGATTGGAAAAAAGAATTCAGGACAAAAAATTGTAATAAAACAAAAAGAACAAAAGAAAATGTCTTTTGTGAAGATTCTACTGCTGACCAAGCTACTCTAAGAGCTTGGTATGTAAAAGGCGAATATTCAGAATATAAATGTTCAATTTGTAATATCTCTGAATGGAATAATAAAGAACTTACTTTAAGATTAGACCATATAAATGGTCATAATCATGATAATCGTTTGGATAATTTAAGATGGGTTTGTCCAAATTGTGATAGTCAGCTTGATACATATTGTGGTAAAAATGTAAAGTATCGTGTTTGGAAAAAATGTAATTACTGTATAGATTGCGGAGAAAAAATAACTAATAAACGTGGTGTTAAAAGATGCGTTAAGTGCTTTAAAAAGAAGCAACACGAAAATAGAAAAGTGGTAAATCGTCCTTCAAAAGAACAGTTATTAGAAAAATTAACTAAGTCAAATTTTGTCCAAGTTGGTAAAGAATATGGAGTAACAGATAACGCTGTACGAAAATGGTGTGAATCATATGGAATGCCAACAAAATCTAGCTATTACAGACAACTAAATTTATAAAACTTTTTTCTTGACAATTGCATATAAATATTATATAATTAACCTATAATCTAGTACACTCTGGTGTAGTTCAGCTGGTAGAACGCTTGACCGTTAATCAAGATGTCGCAGGTCCGACTCCTGCCGCCAGAGCGTGCTAGATTGCATATGGCTCGTTAACTCAATTGGTAGAGTAGCAGACTTTTAATCTGACGGTTCTGAGTTCGAAGCTCAGGCGAGCCACCATTTTAATTATAAAATTAATTTGACAAACGCCAAATAATTTTATATAATATAGTTAACAAATCGAGCATAGAGCAGATGTGGGTTCGACTCCAACCTTCGCGTGATAAACGCGAGGTAGTTTAATTGGTTAAATACGGCTCTTACGTTCGACTAGTTATATAGAAAAATATAGGAAATAGCTTAATCCTATATTTTCAAACTTCTAAAGCCTAGCTAGCTTTAGATTAAAAGGTTCGTAATTATCCTTAAAATTACCACTAGTGAGTAGTGTGTTAGTAGTTTAACTGGCAAAATTGCGAGGTGACTCTCTCGAGATAGAAGTTCGAATCTTCTCTGGCACGCTAAAATTTCTCTATGGTGTAATTGGCAGCACAACGGATTTTGGTTCCGTTAGTTTATGTTCGAGTCATAATAGAGAAGCCAATATGTCCATGTAGCTCAGTAGGTAGAGCAGGGGACTCTTAATCCCAAGGTCCAGGGTTCGACCCCCTGACGGCCCACCTTTAGTTTATTTGGCAGTGTAGCTTAGATGGTTAGAGCGCACGGCTCATACCCGTGAGGTCATTAGTTCAAATCTAATCACTGTCACCTTATATGCGGCGTTGGTGTAATGTTAGCATACAGGCCTTCCAAGCCTTTGGTGAGAGTTAGAATCTCTTACGCCGCTCCTACCTGTTTAAAACAGCATTAGATACAGAATAATGATAACTCGCAGCGCTTCTTTATAGCGAAACTTGACAAAGAGAGGTCTGATGCTGTTTATATGGGGCAGACAACTAACGGGGAGTTAGGTCTGACTGCTAATCAGAACGTACTTGTGATTCAAGTATTGGAATCGTATTCCAGTTGCCCCGCCATACATTCACGCCCCTATTGGCGGTGGCTTTGAAGCTGTGCCGAAAACAGCTTTTGCGGTAGAATAGGCAACACCGCATAGCTATTCGAGAGAATAGCGAGCCTTCTTGCTAGGAGATAAGCGAGTGCTTTCACGGAGTAATAGGTGAGCTGAAACACCGTAAAAACAGACCCTCTGGATGCGCCGTGAATACGCATCCTGCTTTGGCTAATCAACTAGTCCAGCGACTAGGCCCGCCTAGAAAGCGGTGCGTTCCCGAGAGGGAATGGAGGGCAGCACTTCGGTTAGCCGCCATAAGGAAGTGGAATCGAACCAGCGTTCGGACTCGCCTCGAAAGCGATGTGTTCCTTAACAGGGAATCTGGAGCGTCACCAGTCACTTCCTCCACACATTATGTAGGGTAACTTCTATAAAAGAAGTTACCCTATTTTTTTTATTGACAGACGGCAATTTAAAATGATATAATAGATTTAAAGAAAAGTCAAGAGAAAGAATATAAAATGACTACTTTTATTTGTACTGTATGTCAAAATAGAATTAAAGAGCATGGTAGCAATGTAGATTGTGGGTATTATAATGATACTCGTCCTATGATTGAAGATACTACCAAGTTATATGATAAAAGTTTTCTTTGTAGTCGCTTTATTCATGTAAGGTATAAAAACATAGATACTTGTAAATCAAAGAGAAAGTATGCCTGTCGATATGACGCATTGTGCGCGGCAAAGACTATATTTATTAATAGTTCTAAAGTTCTTCGCCCATATAAATGTAAGGTATGTAAATCTTGGCATTTAACGCATAAATGTCAAGATGGATATAATCCAAAGCAGGAATATGATAAAGCAAAAAAAGCACATCGACTTTACGATTAGACATTAAGCCAAGAGAAGGAGAATCATATGGCTAACCTTTATATTCTAGCAGGAATTCCTGGTTGCGGCAAGTCATTTTGGGCGCACGAGCATTACGCCGAGCTTGATGCCGAGATTGTTTCGCGCGATCATATCCGCTTTGAGTATATGGCAAATGACCCTGATTTCCTTCCTTCTATGGATTATTTTAAGTATGAGAGTGACGTTATTAAGGACTTCTATAATCATATTAATGACAACCTCTGTAATGATATTAACGTAATTGCATATGCTACTCACATCTCTTGGAAGTCGCTTCGTAAGACTGTTGAGAATTGCGGCAAAAACGCCGATAAGGTTGTCCTTGTGTACTTTAACCGTGGCCTTGACATTGCTTTGCCGCAGAATGCTAAGCGTGGTGGTGTTGAGCGTGTACCCGAGGATGTTATTAAGCGTATGTGGGCTGGACGTTACATGCCTGCTCGGGCAAAAGCCGCAGGTCTTGTAGACGAGTATATGATTGTGTAGAAGGAGATTAAATGGCAACTCAAATTACACTACTACCAAAAGATGCCGAAGGTAAAGAGGTTCCATTAGACGTAGAAGGGTTGTATGACGAGGATGGTAATTATCGTTATGTTGCATGTTTTAGTTATCACCCAACGGATGCAAATACAGACAAAGCGTGGACACTGGAGTACAAGAATGGCGTCAGAAGGTTCGTTTCACAGATGTATCTGACCCAACCTGATAGCTGGAAGAAGCTGGAAGAGGATTTAGACAGGTGTATTTCCGGCAATGACTCATGTAATTACTTTAGTAAATCTGGGATGTGCTGTGATTGTACCATCAGCCCAGACAGCATTGATTACGGATGCGATTCTTTGATATTTAATTCAATCAAAGAGCGTGTTCATAAGCTAAGAAATTTGTGTTATGGAAAAAGATACTATATATGACCTAAAGCAAATTTTAAGCATTATCCAAGAGCATGAAAAGAATGATGAACCTATTGGTTTTGAGTATTGCGTGTATGAAATGCCGCAAAAGGAATGTGAAGATATGTGTATAATCTTGCAGAAACTTGGGTATAATGCAACTATAGGACATAGACTCGGTAGTGAGTCTACAATTACAGTGATGAAAGAGTAAATATGTGTACATTTGATTATCCAGATAATTATGATTATCTAACAAAGGAGAAGCAGGCAAGCGTGCTGAGTTGGTTCAATACTACGAAAGACATTGAGCGCAGCATTATCGGCTCGTCTACGAAAAGCAAGTCTGAGGACGAGTTGAAGGTCTTCTCTGATACTCGTGAGCGATATGAAGCTAAGCTACGTGGCGCACAGTCAATTTTGCGTTCAATGGGCGTATTTGTTGAATACAATTGGCCGGGCCATGAGCATGAATATTTCCTAGCGACTGCGGCAGATGCCGAGCGTTATCGCAAGGAGCATGAATAATGGCCGCATGTATTCATGGAGACGTATGCCGTGCATGGATGCGACAGACAGGCAGTATTGCACCATTGCGTGCGTCTTGTCCTAATTGTCCTTGGTTTGAGCCTAAATATCGCCCTTGTGATACTTGGTTTAATAGAGATTGTATGCGCGATTGGCAAGGTCGCCCGGTTGTAACTTGTCGCGCAATGATTTAGAAAGGTGTTTTATGATTGCTAATGATGCCCGCACAATGGTATATGACACTCTTTATAAGTATGATTATGACATTCCACAAGAGTTAGAAGATAAAATCAATGAAGAGATTATTGCTGCGGCAGAGCGTATGAAGTTCCGTTGTAAGGTCGAGCTTTTCCCCTGTGGTGATGAACGAGCGCAGGATGTAGAATTTCGCCGCAGTATTGTTGTGTATTATCATAGTTTAGGTTATAATTGTTACGTGACACCTTGTAACGGTCATTTTGTTTTAGTAGTGGAGTGGTAAATATGTTTTTTGTTATGATGGACTGGTTTGAAGATGGTGTTGATTCCTATCGTGGAATGAAGGTAATTCCTATTCTAGATAGTGATGCAAATATTGCACTTTTCCTCGCACATGATATTGCCTACAATGTGGACGCTTGGGAAGAGTATGAGAAGCCGCACGACGTATATGTATTCCATAGTGATAACGGTATCTTCGATGAAGAAGATAACTTTGTATGTTCTTACTTAGATTGCGATAAATTTACCAAATGCGGCGAACGCAAGTTTAATGGACGAATTCCTAGGTACTAATGGTAGGGCTAGAAATAGCCCTATTTTTTTCTTGTAGTAAGCCATATAAAATGATATAATATATTTAAGAAATGAAGCAGAAAGGATTTTATATGGCTTCTGAGTTCGGTTTCCGTCCTTGTAAGATTGAAGATTTGAAAGGACAGCCAAAAGTCCAAAAGATGTTGCAAATCTATATTAAAGCAGCGCAGATTAAGAAGGAGTCTTTCCCGCATACGATTATTACAGGCCAGTCTGGGTGCGGGAAAACAGCGACAGCTAATGTAATCGCGCACGAGCTTGGCTACGGGTTTAAGGCTTTCTCTGGCCCTGCGATTAATGATAAGAAGGTAATTGACGAGATTCTTCTTAATCTTAAAGAGAATGACGTACTCTTTATCGACGAAATTCATAGAATTAGCGAAAGATTGCAAGAGTCTCTATATTTTGCAATGGAGCAGTTCCAAGCAGATGTTGTAGTGGACGGAGTAGCGACAAGGGTGAACTTGCCGCATTTTACTCTTATTGCCGCAACTAATCTTTATGGTGGTCTTAATGATGCGCTTTTGAACCGTTTTCCTATTCAAATTAAATTGGCCGCATACTCTAAAGCTGATATGGCATCTATTGTAGAGAAGATTTGTCAAGAGAAGAAAATTAAGATTGATGAAGAGAGTGTCTATAAGATTGCGGCAACTACCCGCGGTATTCCACGCAATGCCAACTCTTATGTAGCCCGTGTATATGATTTTGCATTGGTTATGAATGATGGCGTCATCAATCCTGAAATTGTTGACGAAGCCCTATATGTAATGGGAATTAATAAGTTTGGTCTTAATCAAGATGATATGGATTATATGAATTTCCTTAACAGCAATACTCATGCTGTAGGTGTGGATACAATTTGTCTTACTCTTGGTATGGATAAAGATACTGTACAGACGAAGATTGAGCCTTATCTGTTATCCAAGCGTTATATTCAAAAACAGCCACGTGGTCGTGTTATCACCGATTTAGGCCGTGCGATGATGAAGGAATCTGAATAATGAACGCAGAAGCTATTCAAGAAATTGCAAACCAACTTGGAATTGCTGCCAGTGCTGTCACGAAAGACATGATTCCTGCGTATGCTTCGTGTGTGATTGCGGCAAGGATTAGTAATATTATCGTTCTTGCTTTTATCACTATTGCTCTTTTGGTTTTGGCTCGATTTTTTATTTCCAAGAGTAAGGAATATGCTAATTGGGAGCATGAAAAGTTAACTCCATATCGGCGCAGCGATATGAAGGATAAATATGAAACTTTTGAAATGGTAGGCTATGTCTGCTATACTGTCAGTGCAATTACCGTAGTCATTTTGGTGTTGCAACTTACTATTATTATTCCTTGGATTGTATCGCCTTATGGAGCCTTTATAAATCTCTTGATGCCGCATTAAAAAGTTCTTGTATTTCGTTATATATTATTATATAGTATATATAGACCAAGAGGGAAAGGAAATTACATGATTGGCTCCAAGGTTCTTTATAAGGCTCTGTACGGCGATGTATATGGCGTAGTTGTAGATATTCTTTTCTTCTGCGATAGTCTTGTTATTGTTGACGAAGACGGCGTATTTCACACTGCCAAGCGTGAAGATGTTTACTATCTTTAAGGAGACTATATGTGCAAGTATTGTAATTTCAAGATGAACTCCCACTGGGGAGAGAGTATCAACTGCAATGATTACGAGAATCCAGACGGAGAAGTTGGACTTTATCTCTATTATTCAGATGTAGACAAAGCGTATTATTTGATGGGTGAATATTGTGGTATTATAGGTTTTTCGCGTGAGATTAAACATTGTCCGTTCTGTGGTCGCAAGCTTTAAGGAGATTTATGAATTGCAACCTTATCTCTAACATTTTGTCGGCTTTAGATACCATCGCATATAATGAGGGTTGGCTGATTGGTGAGTATAACGGTGAAACGCGCAGCACTTTTTACTATCGTGGTATCAAGTTTACAGTGGTAGGTCGCAAGCAAGTACCTGTCTATTTCGATATTTATTGTGAATATCAGAATGGGAAGGATGTTACATATAGCAAGATTGGCCGCACATATCTAGGTGAGAAGGGCGTGATGGGTGAAAATCCTGTTCAGAACTTCGCAGTTATGCTCTTTTGTGATATGGTAAAAGAATCAAAAATCCTTACTATTTTCTAGTTGACCTACGCTCTTTAATATTATATAATATTATTAAAGAAAGCCAAGAGAAAGAAGAAAGACATGCGTTACGTTTGTGACACTCCCCTTTATCGGTTCCCTGCTTGGTCTGGCGGCAAAACACGCCTTGATGATTTAGTTGAACATTTTGATGCTTACGATTATATTTCTAATATGATTGAAGAAGCCGACCTGTATGGTGATGGAACTATCCGTACTAATACTGAGTTGAATGATTACCTCTGGTTTGACATGTATGATGACTTGGCAGAAGCCGGATATATGACTGTAGACCATGAGTGGATTGAGGATAACGAAGAGGAAGAGGACGAAAATGATTAAGTTGTCTGTTGGAGATTATGTTACCTATGCTGGTCCTGCTGGTCTTGTAAGCGTTGTTAAGATTCTGCACTTCAATAGTAACGGAACAATCCTTGTCAAGTATCTAAATGGCTCTACCGTTTACGTACCAGAGAACAAGTTGTCTCTATATTAATTATAAACAGGGCGCAAGCCCTGTTTTTGTTTTCCAAGAGAGGAAAAAATGAAGAGCGCTAAGATTTTGTTTGATACCATTTATGGTAAGTGCAGTAATAGCGATATGTATAGTTGGAAAGCATGTAAGCCTAAAGAGCATGATAATATAGTATCATTCGATGTGCGGCAAAAGGCAGATAATCAACTTCTTTGCTCTTGCGCCATAAAATGTTTTGAAGAGTATACATATGGCTGTGACTATCTCATGGGCCGTGTACTTTTCTCGTTCTATGATGGTTGTGATGCATTAGAGTTGAATGTAGAGGATTATAAGTGTGAGGTAGGCAGTATCTATATGAATGATATTATCGACATGTCAATCAAGATGCTTTACCGATAATTTTATACTTGCGGCCAGTTTTATATTATTATATAATATATATAAAGAAAGACAAGGAAGGGATAAAACATGACCCAGAGCAGCAAGAAGTTCAAGCAGATTATCAATCAGGCTTTCGCTAACGTCAACCATGTGATGCAGATGTGCCATGAGGATGTGGCAATCGCAAGCATGGACGAGCAGACTTATACTTATGCTTTTGAAGATAAGCATGTGAGCGTCACAGCTTACGTTGCCTGCGAGGATTTTGAGTATGTGCCGCGATTCACTGTTGCAAAGCTCGGCAGTGATTATGTTAAGGATATAAAGGTATATAGCGCGAATTATATGGAGGGTGCGTGTATTTACGCCACTATTTGTGATATGCTTGGAGTGTAAGATGAACAAGTTTATGAATCAGCTTATCCACGATTTCATGTATGACAACGTTTCTAAGTATTCTTGGTATATCCTTAATATTGTCAAGAAGCAAGAGGATAATCTATATGTCCGTGTAGCTTCTAGTCTTTCATATAAGACTGCTGATTGCAATATCCATATTTATCCTAATGAGAACAAAGCTGGTGCTGCATATAACTTCGTGCTATGCTTGCGCGATAATGATGGGAACAATGACGGCACTATCGTTTGTGTCTTAGATAAAGTTGCAGATGCCGCACGTGTTCTTGATTGCATGTTAAGTATGAGTGATTTCGACGAGGTGGAGAATGAATACTTGGTTGGCTAACGAAGCCGTTGAGAGCTTAAAAGACTATACGCAAATGGTTGAAGACGAGTATGCTGCTAGGGGTAAGTGTTCTTTTTACACTTGGAAACCCGAGAACATTGTTGTAGATAAATTTTCTTGTACTCCCGGTAGTAGTCTAACTTTTAATATGGTAGACATCGAGACTTGTGAATTTCAAGGACGAATTACTGTTTGGGGCTTTAACCATTTTTGTAATGGCATTGAAGAAATAGCCTGGCCATGTTTCTTTATGAACTTTGCGAATGGTTCGCATGTTACGTTTAATGCGCCATATGATTGTAATGCTTGTGATACTATTGAACTGGCAACGTGTATCCTAAAGTTACTTTGCCACTAAGTCGATATGAAGTCACTGACGATGTTTTGGGACGTTATTTTTATCGTTTGATACATAATTTATATGCTTTGGCTGTTTTTTATTAGGAGAAAAAGCGTGAATATTTTTAAAGAAATCTACAATGCCTTAAAAGTCTATTGTTTTAATACAAGCAGCGCGTGTTGGGAAGTTGGCGTTATTAAGTTTTATAAAGATGAAGCTGATAATTTTGATACGTCCTGCTCTTTTGAAATTATTTCTAAATATGACAAAGAACCATTGGGATATTGTAGTATTTTTTTGACTACAAAGCCAATGGAAGGCAGCCTTGTTGTTGTATTTAATACTTATAAAGTAAACACGAATGATGTTGTATATCCAAGTATTACTTTGCCGCCAAGTCGTTGTGAGTGTGATAATGATATACTTGGACATTATTTTTATCTTTTAGTTGACCAACTATATCATATGACTGCTTTTTAAATCGCACGCTTAAAATTTTTCTTGCAAATGGTGAAATAATAGTATATAATATAAGTATACCAAGAGAGAAAGGAAAGTATATGAAGCGCAACGATTATGTACAGTATCTTAATCCCTATACTCGCAAGTTCATTATCTGCCAGATTGAAGAGATTTATGGCGATGGTCATGTTCTTCTATATGCTGTCGATACGAACGAAGCCTTTTTGGTCAATACGTGGGAGCTTTTGTCTTATTAAGGAGTAAATGTGATTCAACCTTTAGAGTTTAAACGCGAATACATTCATAATAATCCTTCTTATACAAACCAACGTACTACTCTTGAAACTATGATTGACGCATCTTTCAAATATAGTTCCTATGATAATACTACGTATTGTACTCTTTATCTTATTGGCCTTACTGCGCCTGATATTAAAGTTCTTGCAAAATATGCTGACGCTGGATTCAGCGTTGTAATTCGCACTGCGCATCATTGTGATGATACTGATGACGTAGAAGTGACTATTTGTTATCATTACTAGAGGTAATATGAATATTTTGACCTATTGCGAAACCAATGTCTTTTTTAAATATTTCCTTAAAAAGACAATCTTTATGCCGCCGACTCAATTTGAGTGGTGTTCAGTTTATGCGGGCTGTGATAAACGCACTCTTAAAGATATTAAGAAAGCGATTGATTTATTAAATAAATATCATTTTTTTGCATATTGTAGCGTTGAACCCATAAAACCTTTTTGGGAACTTTGCGATGTTATGGTCATTGTATACATTCCAGCAGACCGTGAAAAGTGGTGGCGAGATTGCGGTCAAATACTTTATCAACGGTTATTCTATCCTATTATGCGTCATTAGTCCAAAAAAGGTTCTTGCGTTCTGTTTGAAATTGTTATATAATATAATTAAATAAACCAAGAGAAAGAAGTTCTTATATGTGCAAGTATTGTGAGTATAGCAACGATGCTCGATTTGGCGCAAACATGCTTGATGATGAATATTCTGAGGGTGTGGACTATTCTATCACCATTTGCGATGTTTACAAAAATCCGCAGCGCAAATTCATTTGCATTGACGATGAATGCGGTGAATCTGCCGCAAGCTCGATTGACATTAACTTTTGCCCCATCTGCGGTAGGAAGTTGTAATAAGTCAACAGAGTAGAAAAAATACTTGCGGTTTGTCTTTAATTGTTATATAATATAGTTAAAGAAAGGCAAAAGGAAAAGAAAGGTTTTCCAATATGGCTAAGTACATGAAGGCTAACGTCATCTTCAACAAGTTCTATGAGAGCGATGGTCGTTTCTGCGGCATCGAGTATACTGAGTGCATGTTCAAGAGCCTTGAGCAGCTTAACCGCATCATGGCCGAGGTTGCCGCTAAGAACCTTCGTGAGCATCATCTTGTCTATGAGGGCTATGTCGGCAGTATTGAAAGCCTTTAATCTAATGTGTTAGTTTATCTTCTGATATATCAGTTTGTCCAAGAGAGGAATTAGAATGGGTTTGATTTATCTTTCTTATAAGAACATGGTCGAAGACGATGCGAAGAACTTCATCTTTGCCAACTTCGAGAACGGCACATATAATGTCGATACAGAGTGGGAAGAAGTCTACGATGATATGTTCGAGTCGGATGATGTGTGCGGCAATGCTTCTTCTGCTGGACACCCTGATTGTTTCCTTGTGACCTATGCGCCTGACTATGAGATGATTGCAAATATGTTCGCTGACGAGGATATTCGTGAGCTGCTTGAAGATGATTACGGCATTGAAGTTCCTTGGTATGAATTTGTCGGACATGGACAAGATGGTATCACGAAGATGGATGTCTGGATTCGTACCGCAATGCTCGGACAGCTAAATGACGAGCTTTATAAGTATTTTGAGCAAGTCCAGAAGGACTTTGATAAGGAGAACTAGTATGCTTGGTGTTGATAAGACTGTGGTATCTGATAGTGTGATGTATAAAGATGCTAGTATTCAGCATCAAGTGTATAATGCAAATGAGATTGCGCGTGCCGCACATTCGCTTGCAGCTACGAATGCAAAGTTTCTGAGTAAGTTTAACTATGGCACCGATGGCAATGACCGCATCGTTGATATGGAACTGTCCGATGATTTGCTTGAGAATCTTTATGCCGCGCTTGTGGATGGGCATGAGAAACTAATCCAAGAGAAGAAAAAGCGTGATGAACGGGTTCGCCGCAAGTTTAATGAGTCTCAGGTTAATCAGATTAAGCGCGTCAAGTATGATAAGCCTTGGACTATCGTATGGTGGAAAGATGGTGAAGTCACTCGTTCTAAGTGTGCGGAAAATGACGTGTGGAGCGAGTCCACAGGATTTAATGCGTGTGTTGCTAAGCGTTATTTCCAAACTGCTGGCGCATATAATAAGGTTTTAAAGACATATTGTACTGATGTACGTAATGATAAAGTTACCAGCTGGCAGGATGGTTACGATGCTGGTTATGCGGATGGCCGTGAGGATGGCTATGCAGAAGGTCATGAAGATGGCTATGATGAAGGCTTCGATGACGGTCAAAAATATGCAAGTAAGGTTGAGAAAGAAATGAATTTTGAAAACTAGATTGGCCGCACAAGGAGAGTAGAGAAATCTATTCTCCTTTTTCTATTGGAGGTTATATGGATTATATCTATAAAGATATTTTAGATGCCCTTAATACCACTGATGATACGGATAGCATCGCTGATTATGTCAATAAAATTGAAAGTGGCAGTGGCGAGACTTTCTATGATTGGCTCGGCAACGTAATTGATGTGTGGGACGATGAAGATTATGATTAATGAAGTGTTAGGAGTTGTCTGTCTTGTTTTCGCAATCGTTGGAGTATGTATTATTCTGTCCTGTCCTATCATTTGTTTTCTCGTGCTATATGGACATCATGATGAATCTGGCGATGTTGATTGGTAGCTATTCCATGAGTTTGCTTATCTTTACTGTCCTATGCGCCATTGGCTTTATCGTTGGTATCTGTATGATTTTATACGCTGTAAAGGAGACTGTGTTTCTTGTGCGTGAGGTAATCCAAGAGAAGAAAGAATAAGGCCATTGGCCGTATAAGATTTTTCTTGCAGTCTGTTTAATAATGTTATATAATATTATTAAAGAAAGGGCAAGGAAGAAAGTTTTCGACATAGGAACAAGTTTAAACGTATGTGTGTTTGCGAGTAGCAGTATTTGTAACGTTATCTTTTGATTGGAGAATGGTTTATTATGAATAAGTATAGGCGCGTTAACAAATGGTGGGAAGATAAATCACGCGAGTGCGTTTTTTGCCATTCAAAACTTAGTGTAAAATATGACGTGCTGATTCTTGCGCCTAGCAACGGTAGGACTAAGGAAACTTGGGTTCCATGCTGTAATGAGTGCATGTTGCACCATGCATTTGAAACGAAGTAATTCGTCCTTTTTATTTTATTATTGTTTCAACAATGAATCGAAACGAAAAATCTTAGCTATATCATTTTGGATTAGAATATTATATAGATAAGAAAAGAACTTTGAAAAGGAATTCAAATGATCAACAAATATGATAATCTTCGTCTTAATGTTGTTCTTGACCGTATTAAGGATAAGAATATTCTTACAAAGACTGCTGATGTTATTTGTCGTATGCGTGAGAATGTAGATTGCCCTAATTTTTTCTATATTCCTGCTGACTGTATGAGTGACATGGACTATGTGATTGCGGCCATCAATTATATTATCGTATCTTTTGGCTATAAGGCACATTGGGATTGTTTTAGCTATGCCAAAGTTGGCGGCAAGTATTGTATTCATCTGTTTCTTGAGGAAATTGACCTATAAAAAGTTCTTGCGGGCTGCTCTATAATATTATATAATATATATAGAGAAAGGGAGAGGACAAGATAAAGTCTTCCAAGAGAAGGAGAAAGTATATGACCAAGGTTGAGACGATTCTTGCACAGGTTGACGGTCTTCTGGACGCGGCATATGAGGTTGTCAATGGCCGCAAGCTCTGGAAGGAAGTTACTCCTTTGGTGAATATTGCTGCCGACATGCTTCTCGAAGAGCGTAAAGACTATTATGCTGGTTGTGCCTATTGGGTTTCTTGCTATGGTACTGAAAAGGAAATGCTCGATGCTAAGAATACCCTTGAGGACCTTGGCCTGTGCGTCTGTGATTACTACTGGCATGATGCTGACGAGTATGATGCTGCTGGTGGTCATTTGAGCGTCTATTGGACTGTCAACGATTGGGACTAGGAGCGCATATGCTGTTGAGTAATGAAAAATATGCAAAGGAAAATGTCTATTGGACTTTGGATTTTGTGCTATCTGCGAATTATTATATTTATCAGTGTGCTGCAAAGCAAGTTGAGATTGCGGCCAAAGACAAAGATGTCAATAAAGTCGTAAGGTTATTATCTGAGTATATTCATTACGTTTATGTTTGTGGTTATAAGGATATTTGTGTCATTCCTTTTAAACATTTAGATTATATTGTCGGTGATTATTTGACTTATAAAATATTTACGGATGCTCTTCGAGCAGCGGAAAGAGATTTTTCATTGAAGATTCATACGGGCACTCTCGATGAAGAAAACTGGGAATCTGAGTATATTTGTATCCAAAAGAAGGATAGAAAAAATTAAATAGTGCGTAGTAAAAGACCTGCGGCCTATGGCCGTGGGTCTTTTCTTTTATTTGACAAAATAGACGAAGTATGTTATACTGTAGATATGGTAGAGTATCTTAACGTCCGTGCGAAGTGTGCTTATGCGTTTTTGCGTATTAACTGACTAATGGCGCGAGTGCGCGATAAATTATCTTTAACGGACGAGACGGATTGGCAAATGACAAAACCGCAGGTATTTTGGTGGGTATTTTTTCACTTTCGGAACGATTAAAAAATGCACACCAGTGCTAAAACGATTAAAAAATGCACACCAGTTATTATTTCCGCAGGTAGAATGGTGGGTATTTTTTAACCTTAAATTTTTAGCGAAGCAAAAGGAGTGATTAGAAAGTTAAAAAATGCACACCAGTTAATGTAAAATTGTAAAAAAATGCACACCAGTACCCTCAAAACTGTTAAAAAATGCACACCCCTAATAAATTATATAATAAATTATATAATAAATTATATGTTATACACGTGTATGCAAGGAAGGAAAAATATGATAGACAAAGAAGAAAGCCATAAAACACCTAAGTTGAGTTTCAGCGTAGACCCTGAGAGGTTGGAGAATAAAAATTGTGACTACAATGCAATGGGCAGTCTCATGTTGGACACTAAGTTGGAGAAAGACAACACGAGAATTCTGTCGATGCAAGACAGTAGGGCAAGATTGAAAAGTGTAGGCTTGACCAACTATCAGATTAGAAATGTCATGAGTTGTTTTGAATCGTTGGACGTTATCAAGATAAATGGCATGAATGTTATCGTGCAGCCAGTGGAAGGGCAATATGTTACTATTCCCGTGGATACAGTTAGGTTTTGCCTTAGTTCATTGAGTGCAGATTGCTTCAAGACATATTGTTATCTTAAAAGGTGGTATCAGCTTCATGAAGCGTTCTTCAAGGGCGGTGAGAATTATTTCTTCTCGCGCACTGAGATTTTGAAGGCTCTTGGATATTATAAAGATGCGAGGAATATTCGCCGAGTAGACGAGTTCCTTATCGTACTTAGAGATGTCGGCCTTATCGAATATGCGGGGAAGGCTGTATACCGTAAGGGAAAGAAGGGTCTTTATACTGAATTATATAAGGTAAATGATTACGCACGTGCCCAGAAGGAATCTATTGAGAACACGCTGAGAGAAATGAAAGTCTATACTGATTTAGGGTATATGAGTTTACAAGATGTTAGAGAGCATTATCTGACAATGGATGAAAAAAAGGGAGATACTTGGCTGAAATTTGTCGCAAGGTTTGCAGACCGAGCCAATGACAAAGATATGGTAGATGCCATACTTGCTCTTTCAAACAATAAGTTAGAGCTTGGTAATTTCTGCGATGGCATAAAATTTAAAAATGATGCATGTAGCAGTGTTGATGATAATTAAAAGCTATGGCAAAAGGCCATATAAGGTAGAAAATGATTACATGACTTAGTGGGAGTAAGTGCGCATTTTACCAGTTCAGCAAACCAATGTCAAGAAAAAATTTTTAGCCCAACCCTTTTAATTTTCGATTCCAATTACAAAAACGAATTTTATTTCCAAATGAAAACGATTTTCATTTTACTTTTCATTTTCAAAACCAAATTCATCTTGAAAAAGTTCTTGCGGCCAGTGAAAACTTATAGTATAATATAATTAAAGAAAGGGAGGGGATAAGAAACCTCCCGTGGGTTCCAAGAGAAAGAAGATTAACATGACCCAGTTCGAGATTTACAACACCATCAAGTCTGCCATGTCCGATAATGCCGAGGTGGTTGAGTTCTGCGACAAGCAGCTTGCGGCTATCGAGCGCAAGCGTGCCAAGGACGCTGAGAAGTCCGCAGAGAAGCAGGCTTTCCTTGACGAGATTTACGCAGCTCTCAAGTCTTTTGATGAGCAGGCGGGAGCCACCTCCAAAGCCGTAGCCATGCACATGGGCGAGGATGTCAGCTCTCGCAAGGTCGCAGCCAACATGCGTTTCCTCGTTGAGGATGGTCGTGCCGAGAAGGTGGCAGTGAACAGCAAGACCTTCACGTACAAGGCTCTGTAGCAAAATATTTAATAGGTAGGGTCTACTTATTAGAGTTTTTAATTAGAAGGGCCGTGGAGTCCATTTGACGAGACTCCCGGCCTATTCCAAGAGACAGAAGGAAGTAAGCATATGCGGCACACCTACTATGATATGAAGAGTAACGAGCATACCATAGAGATTCCTGACGAGTATATCGAGTCCAAGAGACAGCAGGCAATACTCAAGGCAAGTGCGGCCAACCTCTATCTGCTAGAGCATGGCATCGAGTATGACGCAGCTTACAGGCCCGATACAGACAAGAAGGAGAATAAAGTGTCTGAAAAACGATTGATTATGAATTACATTGCTGACGCACTGGGAGAGCTTACCATGACCATCGGTGACTGGGAGGATTCCCCGCATGGCATCGAAGTCGGCGATGATGGTAAAATCCGATTCATTCTCAATTCCAAGACGTATGAGATGTCTATGGTATGCAAGCGCAAGTCCAAGGCAAAATAGGATTGATTTTCAAGTGCGGCCAAAATTTTTGGGCAGGAAAGTGTAATTTACACTTTAATAAAAACATATATTAAAAAAACACTTTTTAAATGTAACTAATTTAGTCACATTTCCGCATTGATTTTCACTTACAAAAGGCATGTGCCGCACACCTCTTTTTTTTCTGTCTCTTGACTTATGTGAATCTATTTTATGATTGACTTTGAGTTTCTATTGGCCGCAGGAATCACGAGAGATAAACTTATTTTTCTTGTGTCGTACAGGGGTACGCAAAAACGATTAAAATTCATTTTAGAACGCTCTCTTGGCTTACGCCTGTGCTAGTTCTATCCCTTCTCGCCATATAGGCTGGGAGGGATTTTTTTATTTAATTTTATGATTGACTTTCGTTTTAGGATTTTGTAGGCGCTGGGCTGGCAGGCCCCATTTCTACACATTTTCGCCATATAGGCGCAACGGCGGCGGCAGTCCCAAATATGGTATTATTGTATAATATTCCTCTATTATATTATACCATACAATTCCTGATTTGTCAAGACCCTTCACAAAACCAACACTGAATCTCCACAAATAATAGTTAGGTATCTCACAATGATTCGGAGTTAACCTAGGGTAACACTTGCTCGGGTCGCTCGGTACCTAACTTAATTTTTTTCGCATGTGCGGCCCTGTAATGGCCCTAGAACGGGCGATAGCCAAAAGTGCCTAGGAACGCAAGGGTATAGGCCGCAAGGCCGTTAAAACGCGTTTCAGGCGCTCAGTTTTTTGTGTAAAAGTTGTGTTTTTGCTTGAAAAATCTTGACAATAATGTACCTAATCGTGTAAAATCGACCCAACTATGGAATTTCTGTGAATTTTTTCAAAAAGTCTTGACTTTTCCACACGTTTGTGCTAGGCAGGGCGATCTTTTTCCTACCTTTTTAGTAGGAATTAAACGCAAAAGTAAAGCGCCCTACTTAAAAGTAGAGCGCTTTTATTTAATTGTGTTATTTTATTGTAAATTGCGTTATGAGCGCTTGCGCGCATTGCGTGAGCGTTTCGGCGTTTTCCGTTTCGCCGCTTGCGTAGGCGTTGCCCGCCAAATGCGTAAGGTCGTGTACTATCTTATGAATCTCGGTAGGTAGCAAAACTACCTTGCCGCTTTTCATCGCGTTTAGGTGGTGGGCTTGCAAGTCGTGCCCTAGCTTGCGGAGTTCCGTATCGGGCAAGTTCCCGAATACCTCAATCAATGCCGCGCGTCTGTAATCCATCGGCTAGCCGTCCTTATGCTGTTCTATAGGTGCAAGGGTAGCGGGTGGGGCTTGTTATCGCCCCACCCTAGCCCGCCTAGGCTACAATAACATAGGCGGTCTTGTTGTTGATGGGTGCCGCCTTGCGCACGCGCTTTTCGGCAAGCAGAACGTTCACGATGACGCCTGCCTTAGAGAACGTTCTGACCTCGGCGGGATGCTTAATCATCACGTCGTTGAGCGTGAACGGTTCGCCATCGGCGAACTCGGCTGCAACCTGCTCGGCAAGCGCCTTGTTGAGCTCAGCCGTCTTGCTCGGCGCCTTGGGCTTGGCTGCGTTCTCCTTGAGCACGTGGTACTTATGCGAAACCTTGCGGTCAAAGTTCTCGACCGTATGAACGTCTGCCTTATAGGTATCGCCCAGAACCTCACGAATGAGGTCATCGGTCACGCCCTTGGTGCCGCCTTTGGCAAGGACCGCGAACATCTGATAATCGGTGAACTGGAACTTAGTGCGAGTGGTAGCCATGAGCTAACCCCTTCCGTCCCCGAGACGCGAGTGAGCCGCCGTTCGGCTCTTTTTTCTCTGTCCCCTTTGGACAACTATTATTTTACTATTGCATAGACTTTTTGGCAAGAACTATTTTAAAAATTGTGTTCAAAATATGGAAACCGCAGGTAAATAGGCTAGTTTTTTCAGATTCCCAAAATATCGGCACTGTAGTTAGATAAAGCAAAATGAATAGAATCAGGCCATTTGCGGCAAAACTTGCATAAAAAAATTTGGGTTTCGGGTTGTGTTATGTTTGTGTTTTTCTCAAAATTGTCAAAAGATTTTTCTTGACAAACCTAATTAGGCGGGTGTATAATTTTGGCCCCAACCTCGGGGCTATGGTTGTTTAAACAAATGCGTTTAAAGCATTTCAAAAGTTGAAGCGTTTCAATCGGCGTTACCCAGGCAAACTATTTTAATTAGTTAGGTACCTAACAATGATTCACGGTTTACCATAGCTAACTTCTTGCCGGATAATGCGGTACCTAAATAAAAAAATATCGCCATAGCGACAATGAGACGCGTTTTAAGGTGCCATTAGGGTAAAGTCCTTATTTTAAATAAAGGCGTTTGCCGCACGCCATAGGGCGCTAGAATCACTTTTGCTCATGGTAAAAGAAAAGGGAACCGTTAGGCTCCCCATTCGTTTAACGGTCAAGCGCTTTAAATGCCGCGCTCGCGTCTCGCCAACCTTGACCCCGCGAACCGTGGCGCGTCTTTTTGTGCTTAGCCTTTGCCGCAAGCAAAATAGCGGCTTCGATACGTGCATCTGATAGTGCTGTGTGGTCCTCGGTAAAGTCGTGCTCATTGTTGATAAAGCGGTAAACGCTTTCAGCGCTAGTTGACGGGTTTCCGCTAGGCGTAAATGCGCCCGTTGCTACACAATACTTTAGATAGCGCTTAGAACTAGTAATGTTACTTGCATAGTCCCAAACGTCTTTAAGTCGTAGCTTAAAGGGCATGAACCACGTAGCAAAACCGTTTGAATACGTGCGCAACGTATTGTTTAGCGCTATTTCGTCAAATCGACAATTATACGCCCATGCGCTTTTAATGTTGCACTCTTTACAATCAGCCTTGAACGTGCGCCAAACCTCATTAAAAGACGCTTCAACCCATTCACCCGTTTTAATTCCCTCAAGATAGGTAGGGATTTTATCGGCGTAATAAGCGCTTTTCATGAGGTCAATTTGATAGAACGTATCAGTGACCACAAACGAACGCTCTCGAATAACGTGGTTGTCGTTGTCGCGGATAGTATAGCCAAAATCGTAAACCAAAGACGTCTCGGGGTGCGCCTTGTTATCCTTATGATTGACAGTAGGCGCGGTTTCGGTATCGAGTACAACAAAATTAGCCATTGGAAACTCCTTAAACGTTTGGGCTAATCACTACACTTATAATAGTAACAAAAACCACGCTAGAACGCAATAAGTTTTTTGTCCTAGCGTTGTAAATTATTAATGCAACTAAAATTCAAAATCTAGTTCACGAATATAGTTATCTGGGTCGCAAACGCCCAGCATTTCATGAACATAGCACTGTGCAGCTTTACGTGTTGTAAACACTTTTGCGCTTGCGATAGGGTCGGTATTGCATATCATACAATCAAGACAATAAAGAGCAACGTAAACCTTATGCAACTTCTTTAATTCGTTCTTGATAGCATCTTCACGCCGCATTTAAAACCACCTCATAAATTGGCGTTATTTACTACACTTATAATAATAGCTGTTTGCGCGGATAATGCAAGCATTATTTTAAATTATTTTTGTTTACCCTAACTAACTTGCCAAAGTTTACCACGGCTAACTCAAGGTACCTAACTGTAGAGAACGTGTCGCCGTTTGCGTAGCAAACGCCGGGGTCGGCGCAGCATGCGCCAACACCGAAGTCATAATGAGGGGGCTATGTTCGGTGCCGTTGTCCTCCCGACTAAGGTTAGTATAGCACTTTCATGACGTGCCGCACGCGAGAAAAAAGAAAAAGTTTTTCTAATTTTTCTCTTGCTTTTGGTTGCGTGTTGTGGTAAAATCGCCGCCAACTATGGCGTAATGGAGAAAAAGGCACCTAAAAAGGTGCCTTTAAAGTGCTCCATAGGTTATAAACATAAATATAAAAAAGATAATGCTCGAATCAAACTCGCCTAAAGCTAATTGAATCAAACCAATACAACCCATTATAACGGGTATCCATTTAATTAATTTACAAATTAATTTGTCCAGTTTCATTTGTCACCTCATTGTTTCACGTGAAACATAGGGGAACGTTACCGCTCCCCTAACTCTATTCTAGCTCTTGGATAATAAGAGATTCTAGCGCGTCTAGCAAAGTAGTTTCGTCTTTAATACATACCGCCTTACCGCTCGATGTATCACGTTGCCATGCGTGTACGTTGCCGCTTTCATCGTCAAACAAAATGCCGCCCTTGTAGTTAGATACGCGCCACTTGTTAGTACCATGCTTGACCACGTGAACGTTATTCAAGTCGATAGCAGGGTAATACTTGCGCAACCATGCGCGTTTATTCTTGCGTACCGCGCTATCAAACCGTTTCGTGGTCTTGCCTTTTGCCAACCAACTAACGACCTCGACCGCGTAACCGTAGCCTTGCAAGGCGGCAAGCAAACCGTTTAGCTTCTTGTAGTCTCCTAAAGGCTTGGCGATTAAGTAAGGCGCGGCGTTTTCTGCTTGCAACATAGGCAACCACCCGTTGACGTTGTAAAAATCAACAAGCACTCCATCCAAATCTAAAACAATTGCTTTCATTTATTCCACTTTCAAAGAGCGGGTAGGGCGTAAGCCCTACCCTTTGACTAACTAAAGACGCTTACCCTTACAAACGTACTCAAGATTAACGTTGTAGTCGAACTCTTCGCCCAACTCACGCACACGCCACACGGAACTGTCAAGCTCTTTAGAATCTTCGACACAATCCATGCGGGCAGCAACGATAGCAGCGGCGAGATTTTGCTCGCTATCAGCTTCAACGATAAAGTTATCGTAATCGTCAAGCGGATAGTCCGCGTCAATACCGTTAACAGAAACGAAATACAACATAACAAACTCCAATTCTAAAGGCGGGCGGGGTATTCCCCGCCCTAGCTATCAGAAACTAACGCGCCTTGTAAACATAAAGAACGTTAGTACCGTTCGACTTGAATACCATCGTATCCACCTCAAAGACCTTAGCCTTAATCAGACGGTCGAAGAACTCTTTGAGAGTGTTGCGCGTATCTTTATTATCAAGCGTAACATAGGTGTTACCGCTATACCAATCATGAACCTTGCTAGTTTTGATAACTCCAGAACGACCGCACAAATCGGAGAACGTGAACCATTCATCACGGTTTACGTTAAGGAACGCAACAAGCAGGTCAAGCGCGTCCGCTTGAACATCGCTAATCTCGGTGGGCGCGGTACCAACCAGACCCGAAGTACCAACCGCCGCGCGGTAAAGTGCATCGAAAGCCTCGTCCGAAAGCTCAACGCCCGTGGCAAGTACGCGCGTCTTGGTGGTGTTGTACTTGTCGGTGTGAGCCTGAGCCGCGAAACCAAGAGCCTTGTTGTAGTTCTGAGCGTTAGACATTGCTAACTCCATTCTATCCCCGCTCGGGCGTGTAACTACCTGTTACTCTTACGCCCTCGCCTTTGGACAACTATTATTATGCGGTAAGTTGCCTAGTTTGGCAAGTATCAATTTGCCGCACACAATTCCTCCATAAGTCTCCTGGTCTAATCCTTTAGTGTAACATAGGTCAGGTGAAAAGTCAAACTGTGAGAGCGTGAATACACGAATACATAGAAAAAACAACTCTATCAAGTTGTGACCACTAATTCATAATTTTTTGCCCTTGTAAGCCCACAGAATCGCCTACAAGGTGCCATTTAGCAAAATGCCTACGCGCATAGGTACGACCAAAAGAGCCAAAATAAAAGGCTCCGTGGGAGCCTTTAGTTAATGCGCCAAAGCAATAAATACCACGTTGCCGCTATCGTCTATGACCTCGCACGTTGTACGTTCGCATTCGGCTATCGCTCTCGCCCTTGCCTTATGCGCCGCAAGTGGAGCACTCGAATCGTAGCCCGTGCATTTGTCAATGCTAAAGTCTTTAGCATTATCACGCTTGAGGTAGTACACTATTCTATCCTTTCTCTTGGTCTACGACCTAAGTATAACACTTTTACGTGTGATAGTACAGCAGAATCTTGAAAAACTTTTTTCATGTTTTTTCAGATTGACGCTTGACAGAAAAATCGCCCTATCTTATTATTATTATTAAGCTAGAGGACTGTGCATTTTTTTAGCTAGTTGGTCAAAGAAAAACCCACCCGCAAGGGTGGGCTTCTTTTTTACTCGTCCTCGTCCTCAAGATAGAAGTCGCACGGCTCGTCCGGGTAGTAGGCTTCAAGCTCGTCAATGTAGTCAGAGAAGTACGGGCTGTTGGGGTTCATGGTTTCAAACATTGCAAGTCCTTTCTGTTCCTTGCTTGCTTACAGCTATTATTATACACGCTTTGCGTGTGAGCGCAAGCGAAAAACCTAACTATTTTGGGATAAAATAATTTTATTTTTCTCAAGTTTTTTCGATTTGACGCTTGACAAACGTTTTGCGCTCATGTATAATTTTCTGCCCAACTATGGGCTTTTGGGTTGCGCTATGTTTCACGTGAAACGTTAAACAATAAACCGCCCACCTTTTCAGATGGGCGGTTACTAATTATTAAAGCATCTTCTTGATGGTATCATCAATGTTGCTCATAGCGATTTTTCCTTTCCTTGTTGCTTCGCTACGCTTGTTATTCTAACAGATTATGGTGGTCATTGCAACCGTCACAATTTCTACAAATCCCAGTAGGCGCGATACATTTGCATCGGGAACGCCCATGCCGCTGCTAATAAATTAGCGTTGACCGCCGCGTTTGCATCCGTGAGCAGGAACCAGATGAACGTGGCGGCATAGACAATCCATGCAACGACCTCGACAACATCGTACCACTTTGCCATCGTGCTATCTTTGAACATTGCAAACCCCTTTGGTTGGCTCTTTGTGTTACAACTATAGTATAACGGGACGTTGCATCGAGTGCAAGCATTTTTTTGAAAAAGTTTTTTTAAAAAAGTTCTTGACAAAACTGAATCGCGGCCTTATAATTTTCTGCCCATAAATGGCCTTTTTGTGGGCTTCGCCCTTTTACATGGTCAACCAGAAGAGCAACTAAAACAGTTGCATCCGACCAAAAGCAACCAAAACAGTTGCGTGATTATGCGGCGCTTGGTCGTGGTTTCGGGATACCGCTAACGTTTTGGCGCTAGCCATATAGACGTGTGGCAAGGCAAGGTTCCGACACCCCGAACGCCTGTTCGGTCTACCACAAAACTATTCGGTTGAGGTCGAGAATTGCAATTTCACACCAAAAACATAATTCGAGTTAGTGGAATCACCTGCTTCTAGTTACATAAAAGGGGCTGGTTTTACCCAGCCCCATGTTGCTTATCTGTCTATCTTGGCAACGTCTAACCCGGCATCTGCTAAACCATCCACGTATGCTGTGAGGTCGCGGACGGCCTCGTGGTATGCCGGCTCTTGCACCCCATAACCTAGATACCAGCCGTTGCGTAGGTCGTGTAGTAGGTTGCTCGGGTCGCTATAGGTGTCACTATAAGATTCAACGCGTTCATCGCTTACCAGTTGCACGTGTAGCGTAAACTCTGCCGCTCCGTTGTAGACATGCGAGATAATAGCAAAACTCTTTACGTCGTTGGTAAACTTGACGCTATCGTAGTCCCTGAAATACATTCGGTCCTCCAGACCCTTGGCTGTGCGGGCGACCCTGTGCCACCCGCTACGCTGTCTAGTATAAACTATTCTCTGCAAGGTGTCTAGCCTAGATTTTCTATTGCAATGGATTGAGTTTTGTTCTATACTATCACTAACAAACAAACCCGTTTGTATTCGATTCTATGTCTGGAGTTAACATGAGAAAGTCCACCGTTCGCTTACTCGCCCGTTCCACTCGTCCCGTGTGCATCGCTCGCACGTCCACCAACCGCGGCCACGTTCTAGCCGTCTGTGCTGCTGCTCATGGTGAGGTTTTGACGTTCAAGGCCACTAGGGATGGGCAATCCGTCCGCGCCCTGTCTGTGGCGTTTGAGGGCCGCAAACCTGTATCTAATAGCACGGTTGCGGCTATCGCGTCCCGCTTAGTTAACGACTTGGAGGGTTACGACCGTGACGCCGTGGAGACGTTCGCGGACGCGCTCATAGGTGGGTGGGAATTCGACTACAGCGCTTATGTTGGCGCTGCGCTCGACAGGCTCGCAGACGCCAAGCTGTTGACACGCTAACATGTTAGCCCCCCCCTATAGGGGGGGGGGCGTTCCGGGTTCGGCGCGGTCGAGCGCTCAGGTGCTACCCGCCCACGACAAATTACCGACCTAAGTGAAAAAATAAAATACCATAACACGGCACAAATTACCGACCTCAGTTATTTTTTGAAATACCAAATTATCAACCTTGATGAAATTTTCAATTTCCATAATACGATTCTGCGCTAAGCTCCGTATTATGAGGATTTTCGCAGACAGCAATAAGCCTATCACTTTCCTCTTCATTCTCTCTATTGGCCTTCTTGACATTTCCGATTACGGCATTAAAAAATTTTCACGAAATTATTGAAAAGCACTGAATCTTTTGCTATAATATATACAAAACTAACTATAGCGCCGTTCCCAGTCGGCTTAGGAGCTATCCTAAATCAAAAAACCCCAATGAGGTGAATAACTGGGTCTTAAACGTTGCAGATTTATTCTGCCGTGAGAAGTATGGATGTACTCTCACTTGCAGCAGAATATCTCTGTAGCCAAGCGGTCTTGCGTTGGTTTATTAGTTTACATGAGACGAACGGTATCTCTGCCGTGCCGCATACAGAGGGGATAGGATACTCTTAGAAAAGTAGCACATCCAATAGGTTCCATGCAAGGGGAGAGTGAGCAGGGGTAATAGTGCAGAATTTTCTATACGTCTTTATAGGTACATCTCTATAGATTTTAGTTATAGGCGATATGCGATGTCCGTTACTATGTAACGTTCATCGCTATAAACTTTCGCTACGCTCAAGTTTTCCAAGAGAAAAAACAAATAGTATAATGTTGGCGCCCGCGACACATAGCGGAGCGCCGACCTATAACCGCACAAAATAAATGTAATCATTTTAGGCGAACGAGCTTGCGAGTGTAGCCATTTTATGGGCAAAAAACGGTAATTTAATTTGTCGCATCCTTAAATATAATATACATAGAAAAATTTTTAAAATATTTAAAATTTTTCCTTGACAGACTTGCTCTTCATGCTCTTTTATGGTATAATATAGGTGCAATAAAACCAATAGAGAAGGAGAAGTAAAGATATGGCACTTGATTACACATTGAAGACACAGGAAGAACGACTTGAATGTGTGCGGGAAACCATTGCAGCCACTTCTCAAGAGAAATTAGATGCAAATTATCTGCGTGTGATGACAGATTATCTGCTTTTTGCCGCAGACAGAAATCAAACTAAAAAAGAAAAGAAAAAAGAGCGCAGTATTATCACAAAGAATAGAGAAGCAACAGTAAACAAACGACAGATTTCTTTTGAGGAAATGGTTGAGAATATGGAAAATGGCGAGGATGGCATCTATGCACTCGTCAACAATGATAAGAATCAAATTCTAGATAATAAAGATAGTATCTCAGAAGAAGACCTAGAGAATATTCCTGGTATGCGGGAATTCGATTCAATTATCACATCACTCAAACGACAATTTCTTTCTGCTACTGGAAAGCAACGTTATTATCTGAAAAAGCAGATTATCGAGACATATCAGCAGATGTACCTGTTAAAACAGTCTGTCAAGGGCTGGCCTGCCAAGTCAAAGGTTTCAGCACAGCTAAAGAACATGGCACATATGGACTTGTCTGAGAAAATTTATTTCGATTCACGTGGATACCCAGTATCTAATGGAGTTATCTCATTGTTCAATCCAGTTCATATTTCATTCCTACTTACATACTATTCATCAATTAAACAGGAATGCTATACTGACCTCAATTGCGATATGCATTGGGAGCTTCTAGACTTTGAGAATTTAATTGAACAAACATTCAAATCTAAAGACCAGACAACCGCTATGTTATATGACCTTTTGGTATGGAAGATTGACGGCAAATCAAATGACGAGATATGCGGCATGATGGAGAAGGAATATGGCGTTTCGCATACCGCGCAATATTTCTCAACGCTATGGCGTAAAAAGATTCCAAAGATGATTGCGGAACAGGCTCAAAAGAATTATGTTATGTGGTATTACACAAATGTGGAATATGGGCAGTGGAAAAAGTGCGGCAAATGCGGAAAGACCAAATTGGCGCATCCTTTATTCTTCTCAAAGAATAATTCCGCAAAAGACGGCTTCTATTCTACATGCCGTGAATGCCGCAAGTCTAAAAAGAAATAATACTTATCTACCCACTTCTACCTTCTATTGGTTGGAGTGGGTTTATTGTATAGAAAGGAGATTTATGGCAAACGTATCTATGAAAACATGCGCAAAATGCGGCAAGACTAAGAAAGAAACTGATTTTTATAAAATACCTAATACAGATGAAAGATGTGACCTTTGCAAGACTTGCTTAACAATGTATATTGATAATCGCAGACCAGATACATTCAAATGGATTTTAAAGAAGATGGATGTGCCATATGTTGAGAAAAAATGGGTTGAGCTGGCAAATAAAAGCTATATAAAGAATCCTGCTACTTTTGGCCCAATGTCAGTTATCGGCACCTATCTTCGTACTATGAATATGACACAGTATAATAATTTGAAATATGCTGACTCTGAGAAAATAAATAATGAAAAATTCCAGCAGGCTAGGAAAGAGCAACAGAATATTAAAGGAACATCCTACGATGAAGAATTTGAAAATAGACTCCTAGAGAGCCTTAAAGCTGGTGAGATTTCACAAACTGAATATAATACAATGAGCCGCAAAAGTGTCTTAGACCGCATTAATGAAAAAATGCGGCAAGGTGAGGAAGAGGTTGCGAGCAATCCTGATAGCGTGCTTGATAAAAAAGAACTTGAAGTTCCCGAAAATACAGTTGATTCAGAGGAAATCAAGAAAAATGCAGACGTTATCAGCGCGGCCAAAGATGTTGAGCAGGAATTCTTAGCCAAGAAAGCCGAAAAGGAAAAGAAAAAAGAGCAACCAAAAGAGATGGAAGAGCCTGAGCCACAAGTGCTTGACCTTATGCCTGACGTTGCTTCTTCTCTTGGCGTAAACCCAGTAGAGAATATTAGTAATGCGCCACTAGATATTACTGGTGAAATGCAAAATGACTTTATTCCAGATGTTGCGCGAATTGATGAAGCGCAAATTACAGAAAGTCTTACAGAAGACGATATTAAATATCTTTCTCTTAAATGGGGTCTTTTATATAAACCATCTGAATGGGTTAAGATGGAAGAATTATACCAGAAGTATGCGGCGGATTATGAGTTATCTACAGACCGTGAACAAGTATTGAAAAATATCTGTAAGACCGATTTAAAGATGAATCAAGCCCTAGATGTAGGTGATATTAAGACATTTAAAGACCTACAGGGTGCCAATGACATGTTGCGTAAGTCAGGTAAATTCACTGATAGCCAAAAGCAGGAAGAGAAGAAGAGAGACATTGACTCGATTGGTGAGCTGGTTGCATTTGTAGAATCTAAAGGTGGAATTATCCCAAGAAAAGATGACCCAATCAATGTGCCGCAAGACAAGATTGATTTTATCATCAACGATATGAAGAACTATACTGACAATCTCGTAAAGAACGAGCTTGGCCTAGGTAATCTTATTGAGTCTTATATTAAGAAACTTGAAGAGAATAAAACCAAGAGCGTAGATGAAATTATCGCAGAGGGCATCAAAACCGATGAAGATAATGCGGTAACTGACGAAGAAGCTGCGGACTTCCAGCAATTCCAAATTGAAGAACGCGAAGAAGAAGCTAAGAGATTGGCAGAGCAGTATGGCGCTGAGTAATTTATTGAAGATTGCGGCGCATAATAAAAAAAGCGTTGCCGAGATTGACCCAAAAAAGATTGAGGATAATCTAGATAAATATCAACGTATTATTGCCTATTGGCGTATGTATCCAGATAAATTTGTAGATTATATGGCTTCGCTTAATCCTAACAATAAGTTTCAATTCTATCCAACTCAGCGCATGATTCTCCGTATCAATATGCGGTACAGGACTGTCTATGAAGTATTTAGTCGAGGATTTTCCAAATCTTTTATGGCTGTTTTGTCTTTAATGGTCAAGGCAATTCTTTATCCAGGCTCTACACTAATTACAGTAGCAGATGCTAAAGGTCAGTCAGCAATGATTCTTCAATCAAAGATGCAGGAGATATGTAAGTTAATTCCCGGACTAGCAAGAGAAATTGTTTGGGATACACGAGGAACTTTGGCAAAGACAAGTCAATCGAAAGATGAAGTAACATACAGTTTCCGCAACGGAAGTACAATTAAGAACGTAAGCATGACTTCTGGTTCTCGTGGTTTTCGTGCTCAAGCTGTACTTACAGAAGAGGTAGCAACCATTACAGACCAGCAAAAGTACGAAGAAATCATTGCGCCGATGCTTGTTATTTCTAGAAAAGTCAATGGAAAAGTAGACCCAGATGAAACGTTGAATCAAAACGATATTTACGTTACAAGCGCAGGATTCAAAGGTACTTATGCTTACGACAAGCTAATCGATGCGCTGTGTCGTATGGTGTCAAGTAATGGATACGATTCTTTCATTCTAGGAGGCGATTGGAAAGTACCAGTAGTCGAAGGATTACAGCCAGCGAACTACATTCAAGCCCAAGAGACAGGCAACTCGATGGACGAGATTGGATTTGAACGTGAATACGGGTCCGTCTGGTCAGGAACTTTAGACGGTGCGTTCTTCGATATGAATAAGTTTGACAAACACAGGATTATTAATCTCGCCAAGAATGGATACGACAAGGGACAAAATAGAGACACATTCTACGTTATGGGCGTAGACGTAGGTCGCCTTAACTGCCCGACAGAAATTGTAATCATTGAATCTTCTCCTGCAAGAACAACAGGCGTTAATGATAAAAAGATAGTGAACATTTTCACTTTATCTGAATCTCACTTTGAATATCAAGCCATTAGAATTAAGCAATTATTTAATGCGTTCAAATGCGAAGCCATAGTTTTGGATGCGAATGGTTTAGGCGTTGGACTGCTTGATTACCTAATTACAGACCAGAACGACCCAGAAACAGACGAGCTTCTTCCTAACATGGGCATTATCAATTTAGACGATATTCCTAACGAGCAAGACCGTAAGAATTATAAATCGTTCGAGAATGAAAACACAATCAAAAATGCGATTTGGATGATGAAAGCAAATGCTCCAATGAATACAGAACTGTATTCTTACACTCAGACGCAATTGCGCAACGGTAAATTAAAATTTTTAATTGACTCAAATACAGCTAAAAATAAGCTCTTGCAGCAAGCGCAAGGAAAGAAGATGTCACCATTACAGCGTCAGGATTATTTGCGGCCATATGTTGCCACGGATATTTTGAAATCACAAATGGCAAATTTGGTACAAGATAATGAAGGTGCAAATATCATCCTGAAACAATCTAATAGAAAGATTCTAAAGGATAAAGTGTCTGCTCTAATCTATGGACTCTATTGGTGTAAACGCCAAGAGGATAGACGAAACCGCCGCAATTCAAGAGATTTAAGTGGATTTATGTTCTTTACGAAGCATTAGTAGGGTGCGACCAATGCGGTCGTGCCCTATTTTTATATAAAAATTTTTATAAAAGTTGGGCAAAACTGTATTATTTTATAGAGTGTAATTTTATATGGTATAGTAAGAAATTCCGAAAGGACGAACAATGCGTGATTCTATTGGTGAAATAAAAATATATGAAATACTAACAGACGCAGGTTTACCTTTTGAGGAAGAGTATGAATTTGAGGGACTTATTGGCAAGTCTGGCAGAAATCTTCGTTTTGATTTTTGCGTATTTGACGATTGCGGCAATATTGACTTCCTTATAGAATATCAAGGAGCACAGCATTATGTACCTGTTGGAAAATATGGTGGTGGTCGCGCCCTCAAATATCAAAAGTATAACGATACATTAAAAAGAAAATTTTGCTTGGAACATAATCTGAAATTAGTTACTATTCCTTATTATGATGAAGGAAGACTAAGTTATGATTATATCATGAAAGCAGCAGGATATTAGGAGGTGAGCTTTGGCTACCGTTAAAGATAAGAATGAACGCGATTGCCGCATCATTTCAAATGCCAATAGGCAATCAGGACCTTTGGCATTTAATAAGATTAAGGTAGGGAACAAAACTCTCTCTAATGATGTTGTTCTTGATATTGGTCAGGTTATTACAGACAAATATTCTCGCCGCAAGAAGTACACCAAAGAAGATGTGCTAAAGGCTATTGAGCAGAATAATATGAATGAACAGCGTAAGATTTCTAATTATTTCTTCAAGACAAGCGGTATCTATAGCCGCCTGTGTCGTTATATGGCTTTCCTATTCAAATATGATTGGTTTATCACGCCAATGATATATGATGAAAAATTAAAACAAGATGGTAAATCTAAAAAGGTAGTTGAAGGTTGGTATAAATCAACACGCTATCTTGAAAATTGCAACCTCAAAAAAGTGTTTGGCGAGATTGCGCTAAAAGTTGTACGTACAGGTGCATATTATGGCGTTATTGTACAGCAAAAGGATGCTTGTTTTATTCAAGAATTGCCTATTTCCTATTGCCGCAGCCGTTATCAACTTAACGGCAATCCTGCGGTTGAATTTAATATGAAATATTTCGATGATGCTTTTTCCGATACTGCGTATCGTTTAAGAGTTCTAAAACTGTGGCCGAAGGAAGTCCAGAAAGCGTACCTTGCTTATAAGGATGGTAAGTTACCCATTGATTATGCTGGTGATACTAACGGCTGGTTTTTGCTTGACCCATCGACAACAGTGAAGTTTAATATCACGGGCGGTGACGCGCCACTGTTCATGAGTATTATTCCTAAGCTGTTGGATTTGGAAGACGCGCAGGATTTAGATAAGAAAAAGATGCTTCAACAGATTTTGAAGATTATTATCCAAAAGATGCCTATTGATAAGAACGGTGATTTAATCTTCGATGTCCAAGAAGCGCAACAGCTCCATACTAACGCGGTTGCCATGCTTGGTGACGCTGTTGGAGTTGACGTGTTGACAACGTTCGCGGATGTTGATGTAGCAGACCTTGCGGACAAAGGTAATGTTTCTTCTGTAGACCAGCTCAACAAAGTTGAACGTTCTGTGTACAACGAAGCTGGTACTGGACAAAACCTTTTTAATGCAGATGGTAATCTTGCACTGGAGAAATCTATTGCAAATGATGAAGCTACTATGTCTGACCTTATTTTACAATTTCAGACATTTGCGGAACGTCTGTTGGCACCATTTAACAAGAACAGTAAGCGACTTTATTATCATGTCGATATTCTGCCTACTACCGTTTATAATTATAAAGACCTATCTAAGCAGTATAAAGATATGACATCTCTTGGATTTTCCAAGCTCTTGCCGCAAGTTGCTCTTGGTCAATCTCAGAGTGCGGTACTTATGACCGCATACTTTGAGAATGATGTTATGTCTTTGAATGAGGTTTTCGTTGCTCCTGCTCTATCTTCTACTATGAGCAATGGCAGCAATGGAGATACTACAGCGAAGACGAAACAACAGCAGACTCCATCTTCGGGTAATAAGGGCGGTCGTCCTGAGAAGCCTGATGACCAAAAGTCTGACAAAACAATCGCTAATAGAGAAGCGGAAGGATAGAATTAAATGCTAAGAAACAGGTCTGTGGCTACAATTGATAGCCCAGAATTCATTAATCTAGCACCAGATGCTATCAACCCCGGCATTTCTAAATGTGAGATTAAGGTCATGTATCTTGGTAAGAACCGTAATGGTTCTTTCATTGACAAGAACACGGCCATCCAGATGGCGAACTCGTTACCTGCTACACCAATCGTAGCTGCTTATAATGAGAACAAAGAAGACTTTGGTGACCACGGTGAAGTTCTTCACATTGAAGATGGGGAAATAAAATTCTCTTGCAAGACCGTTCCATACGGTTTCGTTGCTCCAGATGCGGAAGTTTGGTTTCAGAAATTTGATGATACAAATGAGTTTGGTGAAACCACTACGCGCGAATACATGATGACCACTGGTTATCTGTGGACTGGGCAGTATCCTGAACTGGATAAGTGTATCAACCAAGGCCAAGGACAGTCAATGGAAATTGATAATGTTGATGGTCATTGGACAACTGATAGTAACGATGTTGAGTTTTTTATTATAAATGATGCAATCTTTACTAAACTTTGTATCTTGGGCGATGATGTAGAACCTTGTTTTGAGGGCGCATCTGTCACTAGCCCAGAAGTAAGTGAACATTTCTCTTATAACAAAGAGTTTTCACATACTTTATTTGCTATGATGAATGAATTAAAAAGTGCGTTGACAAAAGGAGGGTCTATGCCAAAAGAAAACGTTGAAAGCGTTGAGGTAGAGCCTACTGCCACAGTTGAGAAAGAAGCTCCTGTGGTAGAAGAGTTTGCCGAAAACGTTGAGACAAACAAAAACGTTGAATCTAGCGAAGACTCCGCCGAAGAAACTTTTGCTAAGGAAGAAGAGAAGAAAGAAGATAAAAAAGACTCTGATTCCGAAGACAAAGAAGATGAATCAGATGATGATTCTGATGATTCCGATGATAAGGAAGATGAAAAGAAGCCAGAGAAAAAGCACGAGCTTGAGAATCAGGTTTCTGAACTTTCTGAACAGCTAAAAGAGCTTACTGATAAGTTCACAGCTCTCGAAGCAGAAGCAGAAGAGCTTCGTAAGTTTAAGGCAGAGCGCATTAATGCCGATAAGGATGCTATGATTGCCAAGTATCATATGCTCTCTGACGAAGACAAAGCGGAAATTATCGCTGATAAAGATAAATTCACTCTTGGCGAGATTGAAAGCAAGCTCGCTTTACTATATGTCCAGAAGAATGTTAATTTTGATGAAGAGGAAGAAGTAGATTCTACCCCTCTCACAACATTTTCTCTAGATGATGAAACTATTGCGGAAGATGCTGACCCAATGCTATCTGCTCTCCGCGAAGCACAAAACTATTAAATAGGAGGATTAAATGGCTCTACATGTAGACCGCGCTGATGCTAAGATTCAGCTTACTGGTCACGACAATTTTGCTGTTGTCGAACCTAACCACCTCTCTGCTCCCCGCAGTGGTGGTGTTTATGGTCAGCTCCCCGCTGATGATTCTATTACAATGCTTGAACAGGGTACTTTCGTAAAGTACGATTATGCCGCTGGCAAGATTAACTTCACTGGTGAAGGCCCTTGGATGATGGTCTTCAATGAAGAAAAGCTCTATGACGAGCGCAAGCAGATGCACCGTGACTACGCCATGAAGAAGTCTGACTTCTATGATGGCGTTATGACACCTCGTGTTTTCCGCATGTATGCTGGTGACATTTTCACCACAAACAACGTCAAGGCTGACGATTATGACCTCGGTGACGTTCTCGTTCCCGGTACTAATGGCGTTCTTGAGAAGGGCGCTAAGGGCGAAGGTCTAGCCGTCAAAGTCGCCAAGCTAACCACTATGCCTGATGGTCAGCCCGGCCTTAAACTACAAGTCATTGCTGAATAAGAAAGGAGTAAGATAGATAATGGAACTAATGAAATTTGACGAACTTAAAAAGCTCGCTCGTGCCGCTACCAAGAATGCTCCCCTTACTTTTTCAGTAAATGGCAACGAGGAATCATTTGACGTTGATACCGTTAACCGTACTCTTCGTGAACAGTTCAATCTACTTGCTGGCGATTATCGTCTCTTCCGTCGCAACGAGGTCGCTGTCTATGAACTAATTGAAAACACAATTGACGAGATTCTTCCCGTCAAGGTTATGCAGCAATTTGAGCAGTTTGCTGATGTTCAGACAGTCGCTCAGGGCGATAAGGCCGTTTTCAAGCTCCGCATTACTGAAGCTGCTCGTAAGCGTGCCAAGGCTTTCGTAACTCGTGTTGGCCTTGCTGGTCGTTACGAGACAATGATGCTTGATGGTAAGGAACTCGAAGTTGCTACTAGCGCCATTGGTTATGCTATTCGCATCGGCTTCGAGGAATTCCTTGATGGTCGCTATTCATTCGCCGACTTCACCAATATCATGCTTGAAGGTGTCGATGAATACATTTACGCTGAAATCCTAAAGGCTCTGACCCAGACTGTCGAACAGCTTCCTACTGCTAACAAGTATGTCGGTGCTGGCTTTGACGAGACTAAGATGGACGAACTGCTTGCCATTTCCGATGCTTATGGCAACGGCACTTCTACCATCTACTGCACTCGTGAGTTCGCTTCTACTATGAAGCCTGCTTCTGCTGACTGGGCTTCTGATTCTATGAAAGAAGAGCTTTTCCGCAAGGGCTTCTTTGCTGATTACAAGGGGCACCCTGTAATTATCCTCCAACAGTCTATGGTTGATGAAACCAATGCCGAAAAGGTTGTTGACCCCTCTCAGGCTTATATTTTCGCTTCTGTTGGTGAAAAGCCAGTCAAGATTGTATTCGAGGGTCAGACTGCTGTTCGTACCGTCTCTGATAATGACGATTGGTCAACCGACCTCCAAACTTACAAGAAGTTTGGTGTCGCTGTATTCTCTAATCCTTCTATCTGCTCTTATCAGAACACAGCACTAAAAAAAGCAACTCGCTAAACCCAACGCCAATGCCTGACCCAGAACCTCCCACACCTGGGAAAGACGAGGTAAATGCTGGCGATTATGATACTGTCTCAGAAGCAATCGCAAATGTTCCCGCTGGTGGTACACTGTTTGTCCCAGCGGGAACCGCTGCAATCGAAGAGCCTGTAACTTTTAGCAATGACATTACCGTTAAGGGTAACGGCGTAGCATTTGAAAAACCAGTAGTGGTTTCAGACGCGGCAGTCACACTTGATAATGTCAAACTTGTAGCTACTGGCGCAGATGCTAATGACAAGACACTTGCCGTCAAGGTTAACGGTACAAAGCCTTTTACACTAAAGAATAGTGAAATTTCAGGTACTACCCGCACTGCACTATCTGTCATGACTTCTGGCAAGATTGTATTTGAGAACAACGTATTCGATGCTGGTAATAAGAATATTTACAATATGGTTGAGTTTAGCATCAGCAACGCACGTGATATTGCGGATGTAACCTTTAAGAACAATACGTTCAAGGGTAAGCTAAAGAATAACGGCGTAAGCCTTTATAATCTTGCTGAAGGTGCTACCGTAAACTTTGTGGGTAACGTATTTGAAGATATTGATGTAAGCAATAACCCAATTCGTTTGAGCAATCCTAAGAATGTCTCTGCCATCTTTAACTTTAAGGATACCACGTATTCATTTAATAGTGATATGCCAAATGCTGATGGTTATACTGCTTTCATGCTGCTACAGGATTATTCTAAGGCTGGCAGCAAGCAGGATTTTTCTAAGTTTACAATCAATTTTGACAACCTTGTTCGTGGCTCTAAGAAGCTCATGGAAAAAGGTGAAGGAATGGATAAGGTATATTATGTATATGCCGATACGCAGGGAATCCTTGCTGATGGAGTTAACGACCCCGTTGTTAATTTCAAATAATTAATTATTGGAAGGGGCGCTCTGCGTCCCTTCTTTTTTTAAGATTTAAAAGGAGAAAATATAATATGAGTAATGAAGTTGAACTAATTAGCGATGATACACTAGTTCCTATCCGCAGTATTGTAAACTGCCAAACTGGGTACATTCTCCCTTCTTCTGGCCGTTCACGCCGTCTTATGCCTGATGTTACTATGCGTGTTACAGCAGGTGAACTGCGCGAGCTGTTTTTCAGCCCCGGCGGTTCAATTCTTCTACAGAATTATATTAATGTTGGCAATAAGTCACTTGCCGCAGAATTTGGTGTTCCTTATGATGCAATTGAATATGATTGGACAGAAGCAAATGTAAAGAAGTGCTTGCTTGAAGACGATATTGATGTACTCTTGGACGCTCTTGATTTTGCGCCGCAAGGCATTATTGAGACTCTTAAAGATGATGCAATTAAACTTGAAATTAATGACCGCGCTAAGATTAAGGCCATTGCGGATAAAACAGGTGTCAATATTGATGCCGCTATTAAGAATAATCATGCTTATGATAATAGTGATACCAATGTTGCTGATAAACCACGTCAACGCCGAGTTCAAAAAGATGCCGAACCGCGTAAGCGCCGCGTTAAGACAACTACCGAGTAATATAAAATAAGTAGGAGGTTTGCCAAATGCCACAAGATATAGATATTGATAAAGATATGGAAGTCATACCTCCAACTTCTTTTCAGGAGATGTATGAATTTTTCCTAGCTGGCGTTACCGATGATATGTTTATGGAACTTACAAAAGAGGATACTGAAAAGCTGCTTGAAGAAATTTTGATTGCGGCAGTTCCTAAATTTGAGTTCCCGCATTGGGCGCACCCATTTACTTTAGATTATGAAAATAAATGTTTCTCTACTTGCCTTACAGTAGAGGAAAAAATTATCATCCGTTATTATATGATTGCGGAATGGATTAGTTATCAACTTGCCACAGTTGACCTTATTCGTCAGAAGTATTCAAGTTCAGACTTTTCATTTACGTCTCAGGCCAATCATATGCGTTCACTTATCACGATGAAACAGGAGTATGAGCAGAAAGCCTTTCACGCTCAACGAGTCTATTGCCGCAGGTATGTTGATAAGAAAGGCCATGTTCGTTCTTCTTTTGGTATGATTATTGAGCCAGTGAAATAATATGGCGTTAATGGTAATAGATGATAGGATTCTAGACTATCAGGTAGAAAATGTTAAGGATAGTCTAGAACGCATCACAAATCAAATTTTTAAACTTCTACCTACATTCGAGGATGGTAAAGATTGGATTAAGCCATTAGATACTCTAGTTATTGAGATTACAGGTATGGCTCTTGTAACACCTAATGCGCCAAAACTTTATCAACTCGTATATAAACTGCAAGGTATCAAAGAGCAAGGTAAAGATATTGAATTTATGCTCTTTCGCCGTATGATTTTTGAAGCCTGCAATATCGCCAACGATGTTATGGAGAGCCTATGAGTATTCAGACATTAGGTGCTCGCTTACAATATCTCGGCGGCGATAACATGGGAAGAATTAATCAGTCTAAATATAGGTCTTTTCAAGCAGCTTTAAAGAATGACTATAATAAGAGAATGATTAAATTCAATAATCAGTCTTGGCCTTGTCTTATCAATTCCATGTCAGGAGGTTTGAAGGCGGATTATGACAAGAAGTATATCTCTGTCGATTTCAAGAGCGGCCTAAAAGCTGGTGAAACTTTTGAACTGTTAGATAGCGGAACTCATTGGATGGTCTATCTTCCAGTGATTACAGAGACGGCTTATCTGCGGTCTGAGATTATTCGCTGTGATTACACGCTTGACGTAAATGGTCAAGAATATTGGGTATATATGCGTGGCCCTGTAGAAACAGACCTTCGTTGGTTCATTAAGAATAATATTAACATCAATGAACTTAATCTGTCTGGCCGCATCTATATTAAGAATGATGAAAATACTAGAGACTTTTTTCATCGTTTTACTCACATCAAACTTGCTGGACATACATGGGAAGTACAAGTTACAGATTCGATTACAGTACCGGGTATTTTAGAGCTTGAAATCCAAGAGTATTATGATAACAGCATCGCAGAGCTACCCAGTATTCTCAAAGACGAAACTACACCCATCAATGTTATTAGCGGTGCGACAACGGCTAAACAAAATTCTGTTGTTGGATATGCTATCTTAAATGAAGCATATGACCCAAAGATTCATTGGGAAGTCAAGAATAATCCAAGAGTCAAAATACTTGAGGAATATGAGAATGGCCGCATGTGTAAAGTTAAAGTGTATGCGGGTGCGGTAAAAACGTTTGATATTTGCTATGGAGATTTCTTCCAGACAGTAATTATCGAATGGCAGAATCCTTTAATTCAAGGACCGCAAGAGGTTTATCCATATGATATTCACACCTATTGGATTAAGAAACTCTCAGAAGGTGAAAAAGCTACATTCTCTATTGATGATGAATCTATGGCTAAGATTATAGATTCCAACAATGATTCTTGCAAGGTAGAAATTATATCTGGCAAGAAAGGTAAATTTGTTATCCATGCGGCATATGGTGATGTTGAGACAGATGTACCAGTTAAGATTAAATCGTTATAAGGATTGGAGGTTACATGAAACACGTTGCTTCTAATATCTTACGAACTAATTATAAGTCTACTTTTCTTTCTCATGCAGAAGACCAAGAAACCATTTGGCGAAAACTTTTTGTTGAAAGTAGGCCTTACAGCGATATGCTGAAAAAGTTACTTATTATTAATACGCCTGATTGTCTTGATAGGACACAAGACCAATATCAGCGTAAGATTGAACAATATACTATTAAAGACCTACATGATAATCAATATATCAAGGCTACTCCCAAGCTCTCTTTTGGAGAACATGAAGAAGTTAAATCTTATATCATGTTAGACTTTGATGATTTTTCTCCTTCTGAGAATCCTCGCTATCGCAATTGCGTTATTAGCTTTACGATTATCTCACAACTTGACTATTGGGAACTAGATGACTATCAATTGCGTCCTTGGATGATTGCTGGATATATTGACGGTATTATGAATGATACTCGTCTATCTGGCATAGGCAAGCTACAATTCTTAGGTGCGCAACAGCTTGTTTTAAATGAATATTTAGGTGGCGTAATGCTACGATACTCAGCCAGCCATAGCGAAGCCGATGATTCACAGAATATTGATAATACTAAGCCTGCGCCGCAAGATTTATAAAGCTGGTGCAGCATGTCAGAGTTACAAGGAGATTTAGGTAAATATCTTTCTGGAATGCCAGTGACGGTTGCGGGAGCAAATGTTGCTATCTCGCAACCGTCTATTAAAGATATTTGTGCTTTTGGTGAAGATTCGTTTCTTATGTCAATTGAACTTTTTGTCAAGGCGAAAGAACTTGCCGCAGAAATGAAAAACGTGGGCAAAAGTCAATTAGGATATATGGACGATTTTCAAATATTATTAGTAATCATCCAACAGGACGAAAACACTAAAAGAAATGTAGATAACCTTTTCGGCCTTATTTTTCCTAATTATATAATTGAATATGACGCTGGGTGTATCAATTTTAGAGTACAGGAAAATGGACCGATAGTAGGGCAACTTAATCCTATGAATTTTGAAAATTTCAGAATTACATTGAAAGAATTATTTTTGCCAGTAGGCACTGATAAGTATGAAGAAGAATTTAATCCTGCTAATGATGCAGCTGCCGAAATTGCGGCCAAACTTCAACGTGGTCGAGAAATACGAAATCAGATAAAGAGCGATAAAGATAAGAAGAAAGCTAATAGTATCTTTGGCAATTATGCTTCTGCTCTTTCTATTGGTTTGGCAATTGATATTAATGTCATATATAATTATACTCCATTTCAGTTGTTTGATAGTATTAAGAGGTATACAATTAAGATGGCATATGACTTATATCAGAAGGTAGCTACTACTCCTATGATGGATGTTAGCAAGATGGACGAGCCTGATAATTGGATGAACGGTATTTATTGAGTATAATCGTGGTTTTGCCGCGTTATATAATAGACATAGAAATTAGCGCGTTATGTTTCTATGACTAAGGAAAATGTATACAAATTCCTAAATGTAAGGAGAAATCTATGAATAGATTTGGCGTGCGAGAAATCTGCGATGTAGTCTTCAAGCCTCTTACATCCGTAGACCTCGGTGGCCAGCACTTCGATGCTGGTCAGCCTATGCTTTATATTGACACCGCCAAGACTTCTAGCCTTGAAGGTGCTGCTACCACTGTTTATGCACAAGGTGGCAAAGGTAATCCTCGTCTAATCGCCTGGGATGGTGAGAAGACTCTTACCTTGACTCTTGAGGATTCTCTAATGAGTCCTACCAGCTTCGCTATGCTGTCTGGTGCTGGTCTAGTACATGGCAAGAAGACTGGTGAAAATAAGACTCCTATCTATGTCCATGCTACATATGATATGGTTGCTGAAACTTCTGATGATAAAATTATCGCTAAGCTAACTGATGAAGACCGTAATGGTGCGACTATCATCGTTACAAAAGAAGCTCCTATCTATCCTGTTACTCTCGATAGTGCTGGTGCTCAAGCTAATTATCTTTCTGCTGTTACCGACAAGCAGGTTTTTGTTATTAATGATGGCAAAACACTGACTGCCGCTACTCTTGGTGACCACGGTGAAATTGAAGCCGAAGGTAAGACAATTGCTTTCCAGCTTGCTGCCGATACTCCCGGCGATAGTAAGCAGGATGCTGCTGTAAAGGCTGGCGACACTGTACGTATTGACTGCTATGAGGTTCATTACGATGAAGCCTATGAGATGCAGATTGATGCTGAGAACTTTGCTGGTTACTATTATATCGAAGCGTCTACCCTTTTCCGTGATGAAGAGACTGGCGTAGACCTTCCTGCTGAATTTATCATTCCTCGTGGTAAAATCCAGAGTAACTTTACGTTCTCTATGGCTAATAATGGTGACCCATCAACATTTACATTCACTATTGACTGTATGCCTGCCTATACAAAATTCAACAAAAAGAAGAAGGTTATGGCTACGCTACAGGTTGTTGACAAGACTGATACAACTCACAACTATAAGAATAAGGATGTTCTTGGTCACGATGGTCGTACAAAGGATTCCGATGTAGATAGTTGGTATTCTAAGTCTGTCTTCTCCGAAACAGCGGGGGAATAAAAGCCGCAACGTCAACTGAATCTGCGGCTAACAAACAACATTCAGACGTAACTGCTAATGCAGTTGATTCGACTACTAAGACTTTTGTAGATGAAACTATTCCCAGTGTTTCTAAGCTAAAGAAGTCTGTAGCTAAATAAGCTAAAGGGTGTTCCTTAACTGGGACACCCTTTTTCTTTTTAAATAGCAATAATATATATTGCTATTGCAATATATACTAATGTTATTTAGGAGGTAATATGAGCAATTTTAATTGGCGTGCCATTCAAGCGTATAATGGCGGTAAAGAATATCTTGCTTATACTATTGCCAGAGGACAAGCCGATATTGACGATGACACGATGCATCGTATTATGAAACGTCAAGTAAGTACATTTACTCAAAGATTTAATCAAGTAAATGCGGCCAGTGGTAAAAAATATACTGGTAGACAGATTAAATCTATGATGGATAACTGGATTTCAAATGGTGGTATAATAGGTCAAAATATTGATGCGGCAATGAAAAACATTGCAAACTTTGATAGCAAAGGTATTGCCAAATCGTATAGCACGTCTGGTGATATTTTTGTCGATGGTGTCAGTTTAGCAAATGTAGGTGCCGCATTTAGTTCGTCCGTGCAAGATTGTTTGACTCATGTATCCAGTATTACTACAGCAGTCAATGAAGCTGTTAATAATATTATCTGGACACTTGCATCTAATTATGAATACTTAGTTGCTGCGCGTCTAGTTGATGCATATTATACAAGTGGAAATGTCCCATCAGACCTACAAGGTATTCCAACAGATGCAAGCATTAGCGCGGGAATGGTCAAGGAGTCTGAAACGAAGATTGTTCTTGCAATGGAGAAGGTACGAGAAAATCTAGATATTCTTGCTTCTCTCGGTGATGGTGGCAGTGCTGATATTCAGAATAGCTTTCAATCTGCCGCAGATTCTATTGCAGCTGCTTTTAACTCTATTGGCGGTACAGTTCATGAAATGGCAGAAGCACATGCAATTAATGTTGCCGCAAATGAAGGTCAACAGCTTATTATGGAAAATGATGAAAAGATAAAGCAGATGGTATCTGCCGCAGATGGTAAGTTTTATTCCAATTGGACGGCACAACAGATAACAGATACTCTTGAAGGCAAAGAATCTAAGGAAGATGTTCATATTTATTGGAACAAAGGCGGCATTGTGCTTGAATTTGGCGGAAATGTCAAATTACGTGAAAGTGCGCCATTTCAAGGTAGCGGCCCAGGCTCACGTGCTCTTGGAGTTGAAGGATTTGTTGCTAGAAGTATGACATATCAGCAGTTAGCCAAAAAATTAAATGCATTTGCGCCCGGCGCTGGTCAGTACGGATATAGCCTTGTCGGTGCTCTTGGTACTACTGTTAATGCTATGGACTGGTACAATATCAGGCAGGCGGCTGGTGCTTTGAGTCTTGTGGATGCTATAGCTGGTAGTGGTATTCAAGGAGACTATTCAACCTTGCTTATTGTAAATAATAAGATATTTTCAATTTATGATATTCTTAGAAAGATTTATGATAATTCAGATACTATTTTGAAGTATGGTGGCAACAAATATTATCTTGTTGAAGGGTTTGATTTAGGTACTTTAAGAAGTAAAGTTATGCCGTCACAGACAGGAGATAATGTTTTCCGCATGGCGTTAAATCGTAATAAACTTGCCTACAAGGTATTGAATAATACTAAGATTAGTATTACACTTAATATGGGTCATTTATTTACACCAGATATTTTTAAATCTTAGTTGACATTATTTTAAAAGTATGGTATAATATAACCATATAGGCATAGAGATAAAAGGAGATTTTTATGGCAATTCTTTTTGAAACAGAGACAGCTAAAAAGCTGACCTCACAAGACATGTATGATATTATCCATTTTGCAGCACAGTCTGCTGAGGATAATGGCTTCGTCAACCAGTTTGTTTTTGAACGTGCGCTATATGCGTATGCGGCGATTATTCTATATCCTGACCGTAAGGAAGAGCTTGGCCGCATGGTTTCAAATAATATTCTAGATGCTTGGGATGCTCTTTTGGCTGATGGTACTATCGCAGATATGAATGAAAACTTTGCGGTAGATATGGATGCTCTTGGTCGAATTGGTAGCGTGTGGCTTGATGATTATATCAAGTATCTACAATCTATGCGTGGTGTCTTTTCCGTATTTCAGAATTTTAGCGGTGATATTGTTGAGTCTACTGTAAATCGTTTTAAAGATGCTTTTAATGAAAGTGATGCTCAGACAGTTCTTGATATTGCTGACAAGTGGGGCATGAATAATACTCCGAAGGATGAAAGTAAACTAAAAGAAAAAGTTAAGGTTAGTGCTATGGCAACTCCTGAACAAGTTAATGATGCAATTAAGGCGGCTACTGATTATATTGCCACCGTGCCAACAGAAAATGAAGAGGTTAAAGAAAATAATGAACAAGAGGAAGGTCCTCTGTTCGAGCTTTAGTACAAAATTCAATAATTATTATGAGCCTACTTTTATATAAAGTAGGCTCTTTTTTTGTGCCTTGTTAACGTTAATAAAGATACAAAAGGAGGTACGATTGTGAATCGTACATATAGATATAAAGTAGGTGATTACCATTAGTAAATATTCAAATACTATTGAGTATAATCTACGAACTACATTAGACCGTTCTGGTTTGACTCAATTGCAGACTGAACTTAATAAAGTTTCTGTCCAGTTAAAGGAAATGCAATCTCAAGATATTATTGATAATAAGCAGGTTTCTGCGGCCATCAATAATATTCAAAAGTTTCAAAAAGCATTAAATTCGAGCTTTAATACTAAAATTGGAATGCTCGATATGACAAAGCTGACCAGTCAGCTAAATGACAGTGGACTCTCGTTACGTAATTTACAAAATTCATTTTCTATGGCAGGGTCTACTGGTAAAATTGCCTTTACAGATGTCCTTGCGCAATTAGGTAAAATTGATACCGGTATTAAAAGTACCAGTTCAATGGTAGATAAATTATTTAATACAATGGGTAATACAGTCCGTTGGGGCATTATGTCAAGTGCTTTTAACGGCGTGACTGATTCTATTCGTCAATCTGTTGAATATGCCAAAGACCTTGATGATTCATTGACACAGATTATGCTTGTTACTGATTATTCACGCGATTCGATGGTTCAATATGCTAAACAAGCCAACGAAGCTGCTAAGGCTCTTGGCTCTACAACTGTTGCCATGACTAATAGTACTCTTATCTTTGGTCAGCAAGGTTTTGACTTGAATAAGTCTCAGCAACTTGCGGAAATGTCAACTAAATTGGCAAATGCTTCTCAGCAAGACACTGCTACAACGTCAGACCAAATCACAGCATATATGAATGCTTATGGTCTTGATAATAATATTGATAAACTTAATGCCGCACTAGATTCTTGGGCTAACGTAGCAAACATTTCTGCTGCGGATGTTGGAGAGTTGGCAGAAGCATCACAGAAAGCTGCGTCAGCAGCAGCTACGCTTGGAGTTTCTACAGACCAACTTAACGCTCAAATTGCTACTATCGAATCTGTTACACGAGAAGCACCAGAACAAATCGGTAATGGCTTAAAAACACTTTATGCACGCTTTTCAGATTTGTCAATGGGTAAGACTCTAGATGATGGAGTAGACTTAGGAAAAGTTACTTCTACTCTAAATAAAATTGGTGTACAGGTTTTAGATGGCGATGGCAAGATGCGTGGCGTTGGCAACATCATGGAAGACCTTATGAAAGTTTGGGATTCTATTGATGCAACCCAAAAAGCCGCTGTAGGTCAAACGCTTGCTGGTAAATTTCAGCTTACACGTTTTGAAGCATTGATGAATCGTTCAGACTTATATAATCAGTATAAAGCTGGTTCTGAAAATGCTAACGGCACACTAGATGTAATGAATGAAAAGTATGTTGATTCATTACAGGGAAAGTTAAATAAATTACAGACTACTTTTGAAGGTATTATCAATAGTCTCGGTAATTCTTCTGATTTTTATGGATTCATTGATGGACTATCTACTGCATTAGATTTAATGCAGAAATTAGTTGATTCTATTGGTGGCGGTTCTGCCGCACTTACGTTACTTGGTGCAACGGCTTCAAGAGTGTTTAGTAAACAGATAGCTCATGGTTTAACAGCTATGGCGCAGAATTTTTCTCTTGGACAAATTAAGAAAAATAATGCTCAAGTAAGACAAGAAAAACTTAATGCAATGGGTTATCAAAAGATTGACGATAAGTCTTTAGACCCGTTAAAAGATATGATTGATGTTGGAACAACATATCAATCAGTCATGAGTGATGAACAGCAAACACAATATAATAAATTACTTATTGATACAAGCCACGCGATTAATGGCGTGACTGATGCAGAAGCTAAACTTCGTGAAGCTGTTAATGAAACTAATATGGCTATTGGTGCTGCGACTGGTGAATATAAAGAATATATTCAGCTTTTAAGAGACGAAAATGGAGTTCTTCAAGCAAAAGGTACTCAAGAGTATTATAATAACGTAAATGCTGGTAGGGAAGAATTATATAAAAATATTTCTTCTAATGAAGCAAAGCAAAGACTCCAAGGAATCGCAAATGAATCTTCTGGTATTAGCTCAGTAACTATTCCAAAACATCGTGATAAAATTGCAGCCCTTGGTGCTGATTCTGACCCAATGAAAATCATGACAGAAGGTCGAGCAAGTCTAAAAGTTATATTAAAAGACTCTCAAAGATTGCTTAAAGCGTATGGAATAACAGAAAGTATCTATGGTAAAGATTCTATTTTTGCCGTTTTAGACGAGCAAGCTACAGATTGTCTACAGCCAATAGAAAAAGTAATTCAAGCACTGCGCCAATTGTCTCCACTTGCGAATAGCACCGTTAGAAAAAATGGTTTGAACTCTGACAATCTAGGTGAAGCTATTGGCCTTGTAGATACGCTTCAAAGCAGTATGAATGAAGTAAATCAAGGAGCGGAAGGTGCTTTAAACAAGGCAAATGATGCGTTAATTAAAAATCGTCTTGCCGTGGGTTCTGCTTCAGATTTGACTCGTAGAAACCAAAAAGTTACTGGTGCTAATGTAGTGCTTGAAGGGGTCAAAGGCCAAAATGAAGGTCTTGAAGGCACGCTGAAAAAACAAATGGATGTACAAAATATTGTTCAAGCTACCGCAGCTATTGGACAACTTAGTTTTGCTTGGCAATCTTTCCAAAATTTGGGTTCTATATGGACAAATGCTGATTTAACCACTGGCGAAAAAGTTGAACAGACTATAATGAATCTTTCTATGACTGTTCCGCAGCTGATTTCTAGTTTTATTGAGTTAAAAGAAGCATCAAAATTAGATTTTGAAAATCTTTTCTCTTCGATTAAAACAAACGAAATTGCAAAAATGCAGACAGCATTAGATTCAATGCAACTTGGTTCTTTTGCGAACGGACTTACAGCGACCACCATTAAGTTTAAGGCTTTTGGCGCAGGAGCTAAAATTGCATCTGCTGGTCTTCAAGTATTTAAAGCGCTTATTGAAGGTCTAAGCAGTCCTCTTGGTATGGCAACAATTGGAATTGCGGCTGCTGGTGGCGCTTTACTTAATTTCCTTCACCAAAAGAATCAAGCTGCAAGAGATAAACAAGTTGAAACATATACAAATACTCAGCAAACTGCGTCTGTTGACACCTCTTCTTTTGATGCGGCATATGCTTCTTATAAACAGACTGGTGAAGTTACTGATGAATTAAAGAATTCTACTGATACTTTAATTAATTCTCTTGATATTGCAGGCGGTAAGGCTCTTAAGAATTTAGGAGACTTTGATACTTTAGCTGAAAAAATTAATAAATCTAGTACAGCATCTAAAGAGTTAGCTGCGTCTCAAGGTAAACAAGCTCTAACTGCATTAGATAAAGGTGCTTCTACTTATACGCCTTTTGTTAATAATGCTGCTAGAATTGCATATGCTAATGACTTTTTAAGTAGTCAAGCTGGTTTAACTACAAATTGGATTGGTCAAGACACTAGCGGATTATCTATCCAAGAGAAAATCGGTAATGTTACAGAAGCATCTGCTAAAGCTCAAAAAGAAGTAGATAAGTATCAGAAAAAACTTAATAGCATGAGCAAAGACGATGTCATGTATGAACATACAAAGTCAAAGCTAGACGAAGCAAAACAACATGTTTCTGATGCTCATGATTATTTAAATGATGAAAATGTCGCTAATGCAAAAACCATTATTGACAATATGGCTAGTGCCGCAGAAGACGGCTTAAATAAGAGTGATTTTGTTAATAAATCTAAGAAAGAAATTGAAGATTCTTTACTAGACAATGAAGCCATTAAAGCTAAGTATGAGTCTCTTGGAAAAGAAGCTGGACAAGAATATATAGATGGACTTGTTTCTGCCATGCAAGGCGGCAAAGACGATGTTCAAAATTCTGTTATGGCTGGACTAAGTTCTGATATTTCAATTGATAACCTAGAGAGTGCGGCTAAAAGTAAATCTTCAATGAAAGACGTCCTTGAAGATTATCAGACCGCTTATCAAAAGAATGGTGGCTTTACAGAAGATGAAGCTGCTAACATTATGGTAGAACATCCTGAATATGTTGAATTCTTACAGAAAGTTGGCAATCAGTATCAGCTAAATCAGCGTGCGGTTGAACAATGGACACAAAAAACTCGTGAACAGACCGCTGCGATGAAAGAAGCCACTGGCGAAGCTGTCAATATGTCTCAAGCTAACACAGATATTCTTGCAGCATATCAGAATCTTTCTGGTAATAATCTTGATTTACAACAGCCACTTCAAGAAATACAGCAGCTTAATGATTTGCTTACTAATGGAACTATTTCAAATACTGATTTCTTAGATAGGTTAAATTCTGGTTTTGATACTTTAGCAAGCAAAATTGATAATGCTGTTAATAGCGGCCAAAAACTTTCTGATGTATTAAATGATGATGACATTTCTAATTTCGCTCAGATTATGACAAATGAATTGTATACTGGCCTACAGCAAGCTAATAAGCAGTTCAAGAGCGGTAAAATGAATGTCACGCAATATGCTCAAACCATGAGTAAAGCCGCAAAGCAATCTATTAAAATGGAACAGGCAACTAGCGGTTTAACTGATGAACAAGTCGAACAAATTGAAAACACTAAGGATATTTCTAAACTCACAAATTCAATGACAGAATCTCAAAGAAAAGCCGCAAACCAAATTAAGAATTTATCTAAGCAGATGAAGAAACTTGATGCTGCTGCCGATTTTAATAATTTTGTTACGGATAATTTTAAGAAAATCAATGAAGTATTTGATGATACTGGTAAAGTTGCCGCAGATGCCACTAATGAAATGGGTGGCATTAAAGCTCAATATGCTGATACTATTTCTGGCTTAGCCAGTTCAATGACAACTTTCTATAAGACAAATGCTGATGCTGCACAAAATACAGCTGCTTCAATTGCCGCTACTGGTGCTATGACCCAAGAGCAGGCGTATGCAATGCTTACCACTGGTCAAGGCTTAGCAGAAGCTATGATGGCTAATACCGAAGTTGCTGGCGCTGCAATGCAAGGAACCATGTCTGAAACTGAGGGCGCTGTTTCTGATATGGCTAGTGGTATTTCTGGTATCATTACAGATATTATGACAATGTTTGGTGCCATTGATGGTGACGTTACCAGCTCTGTTGATGATGCAGGTTCAGAAAAAAAAGAAATTACCTCCACTGATACAGAAAAAGGTACTACAGACCATGTAGGTTATGTTACAGTTCCAAAGTTTAAGATGCATATTAAGGGTTCTGATAATTCTGGTGGCGGTGGCGGCGCGCGTAAAAATTCTACTGCTACTGGCAGAACGAAAACAGCCAAAAACGGTACAGTCATGGAACAGTATTACAATAAAAATACTGGCAAAACATATTGGGCAGCCGCGAATGCTGGCTCACAAGCGTCTGTTAAGGAACATTCTAAGCAACTTGCAAAAGGTTTAAGCTCACTCTTTGGGTCTTCAACTCCTAGCCTTAAAAACTGGGCGCCTTCTGGTGTTGGTGGCGCTGCGTCACCATCCAACTTCGGACTTCCTTCGTCTGGCTCAGGCGGTGGAGGAGGCGGCGGTGGTGGAGGTGGCGGTAGCTCCTTCACTCCAGATACAAAAGAAGCTCTTGATGATGAAATTGACCGTTATGAACGTGTTAATACACTTCTTGACGCAATTGCAAATGACTATGAGCGTATCAATAAAGAGCAGGAGCGCTTAACTGGTGATAAGTTAGTTGAGAATCTTTCTAAACAGACTTCACTTTTGAAACGTCAAATTGACTTACAGAAAGAAAAGTTAAGTATTCAGAATGATGAAATGAATGAACTTCAATCTAAGCTATCTGGATATGGTATTCAATTTGATGCTGAGGGTTATATCTCTAACTATGCAAAAATTCATCAAGGTTTGATTGATAACGTCAATAATCTTATCGGTCAATATAATGCAGCTGGTACAGAAGAAGCGCAAGATGCTATTAACGACCAAATTGATGCTGCCAATGACAATCTTGACAAATTTAAGACACTGTATCAGCGCTATGATACTTTGATTTCAAGCGATTTGAGAGATACAATCCAGCAGATTGAAGACCTCAATGATGAAATTGAAGACTTGCGTATTAATATTTTTAAGACCCAAATCGAAGCTCTTGATAATCTGAAAGATATTCAAGAAAGTCTCGTTGATTTTGACCGTGCGTTCAATCGTGGTATCAAGCTAACACCTTATCAAGAAGCAGCAGATAATGTAGCCAAGCTCGGCAAATACTTTGACGTTGCTACCATGAGTGTTGATGAATATTATGACAATCTTATCAAGAAACAAGAGGATGCAGCAAATGCCGCAGGTACATCTGACGCATATAAGAAATGGTCAGCAGGTCGCGTAGACGAACTAAAAGCTGCTAAGCAGCGTGCGCTCAATGGTGACAAGAGTGTAGACTACTACGGCACTGGTTATTTCGATATGTCTATGAAGAATCTAACTGATATTAACGCTCAGATGAAGCAGTTTGAAGAGACTGGTAAATCTGATATTTTCGGTGAGAATTCCGCAGACCTCTATGACGTAGCTAAGACAGTATACGAACAGGCCGCAGGACTTGCTCAGGACTATTGGTCATTGATTGAAAATCTCCATGATAACGTCATGGATATGATTGATGATATTAGCGATAAGATGGATAGGCGTAAAGACCAGTACGAAGCTATTACTGATGAACTTGAGCATTGGTTAGACATCACTGAGATGCTTCATGGCGAAGAATCTTATGATGATTTAAATACCATCCTTGGCGCACAGCAGAACAATTATAAAGCACAGCTGAATGAATTAATGCAGCAGCGTGATATTTGGAAAGATATGCTTGGCTCCATGAAAGAAGGTTCGGAAGAGTGGAATGAAGTATCTGACAAGATTAAAGATGCTACTTCCGACATTAACGACCTTATTCAAAACTCTTTAGAGAATCTACAGAAGCAGTATTCAAATACAGTTTCAAAGATTACTAAAGCATGGGGAACCAAAGCTGTCGGCACTGACCTTGATTGGATGAATACACAGTGGGAGCTAATCAATCGCAATGCTGACTATTATCTCGATGATGTTAATAAATCCTATAACATCCAAAAGCTACAGAGTAAGTATCTTGACCTCTTGGATGGTTCAAATGATTTAGCTATCCAGCAGAAGATTTCAGCGCAAATGAAAGAACAGCTTGAATATTTGCGCGACAAGACTAAGCTATCTGAATATGATGTAAACTATGCAAACGCACAGCTTGAAATCTTACAGAAACAAATTGCGCTTGAAGAAGCTCAGCGCAATAAGTCTCAAATGAAACTTCGCAGGGATACTCAGGGTAATTATTCATATGTCTATACAGCGAACGATGATAATGTACGTTCCGCACAATCTGACCTTCTAGATGCACAGAACAACGCATATAATATGTCTAAAGACCAGATGAAACAGACTCAGGCAGATTCACTATCTGCGCTACAGGATGCTCAATCTACAGTCAATGACATTTGGAATAATGCTAATCTATCTCTTGAAGAGAAAACCAAGAGAACGCAGGCAATCATTGACTCGCTCAAGGAATATCTTGCGGGAACCAGCGAACAGCTAAGCACGTCCCAGAAAAACATTATTAATGACTTCATCGGCATGTGCGACATGCTAACTGGCGAAAATAAAGACAATCTGCAAGACGTGTATGACCAGATTGTTAATGGCAGCACTGATGCTTTTGACCAGATTGACACTCGTTGGTCTACTTCTTTGACCTCTTGGTTACAGAATATGGACCAGTTTAAAGCCGATACAGATAAGATGCTTGGCGATTTGACGCAAGCTGGCAAAGATTATGCGGATGGTACAAAGACTATCGCTGACCTAGCAAAGACTAATTTTGATGATATTTCCAATAGTATTAGCGGCACAACTGATAAGACAAAAGAACTTGCGGATAGCACAAAAGAATTCGTCAACATCCTTAAAGATGTATCTGGCGAGGTCAAAAAGACCGAATCTACGATGACTGATTACGCCAATCGTATTACAGATGCTAACAACAATATGCAGGCATTCAAGCAACTCGCTGATGAAACTGCAAACAAGCTGTCTAAGAAAGAACAAGAGAACGCCAATCTAAGCGAAGCTCTAAAGCAGGCTGAACAAAAGAATTACAACTATGAACACTATGGTAACGCTAACGGCCCTTCATCTGGCGGTGGCGGCGGTGGAGCCGGCGCTAATGAAGATACCGCTTGGGGCATTGCCAAGGCAATTTGGACTTATGGTTGGGCTTCTGGCTGGGGCAATGACCCTGTACGTTCTAGCAAGCTGACTGGCGCATATGGCACCGCTTTTGCCCGCCACGTTCAGGATATTATCAACCAATATTCTAGGTCTGGTAAACTTGTTGATTATGGTTCTATGAAATATAGTTCCAAGAATCTAATCGGCTATGATACAGGCGGCTATACTGGTTCTTGGTCTGATAAAACCGCAGATGCCAAAAATGGCAAACTAGCAGTTCTGCACCAGAAGGAACTTGTTCTTAATGCTACAGATACGCAAAATATTCTTGCGGCAGTTGAATCCGTAAGGTCTTTTGCGGACAGCCTTAAATCTACAAGTCTTGCGCAATCACTTTCTACTGCTCTTGGAGCGGTGAGTGGTGCGAGAGCGAATAACGCATCCGAGACAATTGACCAAAACGTACATATCACGGCTGAATTCCCAGCTGCGAATAGTGCGGCAGAAATTGAATCTGCACTAATGTCTCTGAATGATAGAGCCGTTCAATACGCTTATAAGTTCAGATAAACATGGGCAAAATTTTATAATCGAATATTTGTGGTTTTGATATGTCTTAGAGCATAATTTTATAAACGGGAGAACTTTATGTTCTCCCGTTTTTTATTTGAATTGAAAAGGAGAGTTGACAATGGCGAATCTACAAGACGTTGTTCTTGAAGCTGTGGATACAATTGTATCCAATAGAATAGAACAGATAGCTACGGATAAAACAGTTACCGCCACTGTCGCTGGCTGTACTAATTCACTTACAGGTGAATATCTCGTTTCCTATAATGGTGGCAAACTAAAAGCATATGCCCAAGAAGGAAACACATATACTCAAGGTCAATCAGTGTATGTCCTTATCCCAGAAGGTGATTTCACCAAGAAAAAGAATATCGTAGGTGTTGCGCAGGCAGCAGAAGATGATAACAATATTAGCTTTGTATCTTCAGCTATTAGTAATTATAATCTCATTGGCCGCAATTGCCTTAGTGATAAAAATAAAGTCACGCCTGCGGGACTTCGTTCTTATAAAAAAGAAGATTATAAAGTTCTATATAAGAAAGATGAAGATGTAAGCGGCTCTAAACCTAAGTTTCTATCTATTGACACCCAAGAGTTAGAGAATAATATTAAACAGGCCGAAGCGGTGCTAATTGAAGCGTCTTTCCGCACATCTCTGCCGCGAGAGCACAAACTTACAAAGACTGGTGAGTATGGTATTACTTTTATCTTAGCTTTTAAAGACGGAGATGCCACAGACGATAAAGGTAAGGCGTTAGTTAAAAAGCTATCGTATACTATTGACAGTAATAGCATGACTGGTTCGCCGCTTCAATATCAAAGCTATTTTGACCAATATCAGATTTTTCCAGTAGACGTTGAGAATTTCTTATATATCGACCAGATTATTTTCTATTGTAAAGATTTTGTAGAAACTACTGACCCAATCCAATCACAGGACAGACCGATTGGCTGGGGCGATGATATTTTTATTAAAGATGTTGAATTTTATGGCCTTAGAAAAATCAGTGCGGCAAATGGTGATTACCAAATGCACCTGTCTATGCCGAAAGGCTCAACTCTTAGAGACTTAACTGAAAACTCTTCTTTAAGCGTTGTCAGCACTCTTCGTCACAAGAATGAAGACCTTTCAGGCGATGCAATGTTTTACTGGTTCAAAGAAGATGGACGAGTGACCGCAAGTTCTAAAGATTATAAGATGTACGGTGGAGCTGGTTGGTCTTATCTTGAAGCCAAAGGTAATAAATATAGCTTTGTTACTACTGGTGCAGAGAATCGTGCCTATGAAAATAAATATATGTGCGTTTGCGTTTATAAAGAACAAATGGTTTTAAAGGACTATTTCACGCTATATAATGAAGCAGCAAAACGTGACATTGAAATTATTTCTTCTCTTGGAGTCAGTTTTAGTTTTGACCGTGGCGAACCTACTTTAACTTGTCTTTTGGATGGTAAATCTTCTGACTTTGAAGCTGGTAAAGCAAATGGGCATCCAGATAATTTCTTTAGATTTGTTTGGTCTAAAGTTGACGATTATGGTCAGACGTTATCTTTCATTGAAACGGTAGAAGAGCTTAAAGCTCGTTATGAAGATGGTATAAAACAGGGTATTGGATATAATAATCTGTCAGCTTTGAAAAATCAAATGAATGCGCTCGAAGGTGTCTCATGGGATAAAAATACACTCACTTATCCAGTGAAAGGTATTGACTCTAAGGCTACTTTCAAATGCGCTGTCTATTTGCGCGATAGGGAACCTTCAAAAGATAAATCTGTAGAAGATATTGAATATAATATCGGTGTTGCAACACTTACTCTAAAGAACGCAACTGCCGCAGACCCTATTGATTATTATATCACTATTGAAAATGGTGACCAAGTATTCCAGTATAGCGAATCTGGTGTATCTCCTGACGATGATAGATACGAAGACCCATTAGAGGTTAAACCACTTACTTGCCATTTCTTCGACCCTGCTGGCCTTGAAGTCAATAAAGATACATATGATATTAAATGGCGAGTACCATTAACAGACTCAATGATTACAATTCCAAAAGAAGGAATGGTACTCAATCAGTCTAATCAGAAAATCGAGTATTGTACATCGCAGATTTATCCTATGGCAATTGCCGCAAACTTCGATTATTCCGCAGTGTCAAATCAGATTGAAGCTATTGTAACATATCAAGGCGTTACATGTAGTCAAATGACTGATTTTCTGTTCACAAAGGTTGGAGAAAATGGTACGAATGGTACAGATATTGTTGCTAAGATTTCTCCTACTTCCAAGAGTCTAAAGAATAAAATGCTTGCGCTTATTATCGACAAGAATAATAAAGTTGTGTGGAATACAGGACAGGCAATCTCGCAACAAGTTTTACAGTTCCAGCTCTATCAACGTAATGAAAAAATAAATGATGACTCTACTGTTTCTTGGTCTATGGGTTACGGTCAAAGTAAATATATGAGCTGTAACAATGGTGTTGTCTCTTGGAATACAACTGACGCGACCAAACGTAAGTTTATGAACCAAATTGTAAAGGCTCAAACAACTTATACCGTTGGAGATTCTTCATATAAATATTATGCTTTTTATGGTATCCCAGTGATTAAAAAATATGCCGATAATGACATCCAAATTGATAAGACTTCTCTTCTAAAGTCTATTACTTATAACGCAGATGGACGTAATCCGTTATATAATAAGAATCAAGGTGTTACACTTATTGGTTCTGGTATTGAAGACTTATTCATTGAATGGATAGCAGAGGGCGGTGAACCTTCAAAGACTGGTCAAACATATGACGAGAATCCATTAAGCGCTTGTTTTAAAATTATTATAGAAAAGAATACATCTGATGGTGTACAAAAGACAGTCCGCACAAAAGGATTAAGTCAAGTCTATATCCTCCCAAATGATGTATATGATGGTGAATATGGAAACAATTTAGTTCATTGTAAAGTCTATACGTCAGCAGATGCGGCCAATCCTGTTGTAGAGCTATATATTCCTATTTATATGTCACTGAATACTTACGGTCTTAAATCACTAAATGACTGGGATGGAACACATCTAGAAATCAATGAAGATGAAAATTACATCCTTGCGCCGCAAATTGGTGCTGGTGAAAAGAATAAAAACAATCAATTCACTGGTGTTGTTATGGGAACTTCTAAGACTTATGATTCTGATAAGTCTCAGATTGGTTTAATGGGTTTCTCAGAAGGTAAGCAATCTATCTTCTTAGACGCAAAAGATGGTTCTGCTACTTTTGGTTTGCCAGAACAGCAGGCATCGCAAAATAATCATTTCGAGGAAGGCCGCATTAAACTAGTACCGGGTGGAGAAAGCTATATTGGTGCATGGAGAATCGGTTCTCGTGCATTATACAACATTGCAAATGCAGAAGTTGATGAAGAAGGTAATTTCACAGAAGCAACTGTAGATAGACCATATGCTGATTATCCTGTAAAGGATTCTCAGTTTTCAATTCCATCAGATAAGCAAGGTCTTATCTTAGGAGCTAATCCTGCTTATATTTCAGTTAAAGGCAAACCGCTTACTAAGCAAAATTCAAACATTGCATTTGATGGTGCGAATGCAGCACTTGCTGAAGGTGATAGTCTTGAGGTAGAAATTGACCCTCGTAAAGATTCAACATTCTCAATCTATAGGCATTATAAGAAAGACAACAAGTGGCATCGTTATCCGCTAGTCGGCATCAATCAGTTTGGTCAATTCTATACAAATGCCATTCAAGACCAAGAGTCTTCAATGGGCATTGGCAAAGTTGGTGCCTTTGGTAAACGCGCGCTCGATGCTAAGTATATTGGCGCACAGTTTGGTTGGGCAGATACTAACCTGTTTAAATTCTTTGTTGATGGCACGGTTAAAAATACTGAAAAAGAGACAACTGATTTATATCTTTCTACTGGTACTAATGTCAACAATGAATACCCAAGAGGTTTCAATGTATACGGTAAGCATGTTAGCCTTTATGCGCCAGACTTAGGCAAGGAATCAACAGATAGCTCAACACATAGACTGCATATAGATTCAGAACAGGCAATTATTGGTCATGAAAATTCTTATTTAAGATTATCTGCGTTATCTGCGGCAGACGATACAACAGATGGAAAGATGAAAACATCGGTTTTATATCTAAATAATAATTTTGAGTTTATGAGTCCAAAAGACAGAAAAACTACTATGTCTACTGGTGATTTTACTCTTTCTGCTATTGGAACGCCAAAAGATGATAAGACAGATAAAGATGGTAACTATACTTATACCATTGGCGGTAATTTAAGATTAAATGCAACCAATTCAATCAGAAATATCGCAGATAAAGATTTTCAGATTAAAGCAGGGGAAGACTATTTGATGTATTCAAAGGCTTTCTCTTCTGTCACAAACAATAAAGATGGTACTTTTACTATTGGTGCAAATAATGCCAAAGCCGTCTTAACTTTGAATGATAATAAAGGACAAAACACTACCCTCATTGGTGAAGGTCTTAAATTTAATGCGGCAAATAATGGAATTAATATCGTAAGCGATACTTCGCCTAATGGTATTAAGTTAATTGCTACTGCAATTAAGGACAATGAAGCACAAGGTGGCGTAAGCATTAGTCTTGTTCCACAGTCTGGCGGTAATGGTGCTTTTTATATCAGGTCTGGTACTGGTACTATTCAATCTAATTATGATGAAGTGCCACATGTCGGTAAACGAACATATGTTAGCATCGGTCATGGCGTTGTTTCAAATTGGGGTGTGTTTACAGGTACGCCAGATTCACAATCAACTACCTCACTTACTGCTGAACGAGATATACGTAGTATCAATGGCTGGAATTATAGTAACGAATATTGTTATAATAATGGTTATGCACATTGGTGCATGGGAGCCAATAGAAGTTCGTCAAAGATTTCAGAGCACTTAGGCTATATTTATGATTTATTAAATAACTTACAGACACAGATTACTAATGAAGCAAATACTCGTGCCGCTGGTGTACAAAATGCTTTAAATAAAGCTGCTGCGGCACAAAGGACAGCTAATGGTAAGGCAAATGCAAATCACAATCACGATAGTTCTTATGCTAAAAAGAATCACCATCATAATGTTCATTACTCAATGACCAAAGTTCGTATTGATGGTAAGAACTCTACTAATTTATTTGTTAATGGTTTAGCTACTGGTGGTAGTTATGTTTCAAGCACTTCAAATGAAGTACAAGATGAAAAAGGAGATAAAAGGATATGAATGAACTAGAAGTACGTATGAGGGTTCATGCTCTCGCAAAAGATATGATTTACGATTTTATGGCAAAGAATGGAATTGGCGCTACTGTTATGGTAGATGCTCTTAATTCTGTTCTTGTCGGTCTTTATCCATTAGCTCAGGGTGAAATGTTGCGAGCTATTGATATGGAAACTGCGGCCAAAGCTCAACAGCAGGCGCAAGAAATCAATCAAGTAGAGCAAAAAGCCACTCCCAAGGAGAAGGAAGTTAAATAATGGCAGTAAAATCCTTTGTTAAAAAGGTTGGTCAAAAGGCCAAAGATGGTTCACTTACCATGCCTTACTCTGAATTTGGAGTTGGCTTTGAAAATGTAGTGGACACGCGTAGGGATAAAGGCAATTATTCTCTTGCCCAATTTTTCGACAATTACATGGACTTCATGAAAAATACAACGTTTGTATATACTGGTAAAACACAGCCTGCTAATACTCATGTTGGCATTTGGATTGACACAAGTTCTTCTAACCAATAGAAAGGAAGAGTGAAATATGGCAACAGTCGTTAGTACACTGTATCCACCTGTGGTTTCGACATTTCAAAATGCTTTCGTGAACACAGAAGATGCTGTTGTATATTTTACTCTTTCTTCTTTTAATTCTGCATCTGAGATTAAACATGTACATGTCAGTTGCGTAAATCAACTCAACAATGAGAATGCCTTGAATAAACTTTCTGGCATCCTCATTGAAGATTTACAATTCGATAAAGTAAGCGGTATGTATTATGTAACAATACCTACCGCTTATATCGAGGGCAATGCTTTCAATACAAATCAATTCTATAAGGTTCAGATTCGATTTGATAGCTATAATGGAACTGATGAAGTGCCTATCAACGATGAAGCAAAGAAGAATAGTTATCTTTTATCACATACGCAATATTTTTCAGAATGGTCTTCTGTTTGTCTAATTAGACCTATTCACCAACCTAAAATTTATCTGTCTGTATTTGAAAATTATACAGGCAATTCATATATGACATTTAATAAAGGCTTAACGCAAATTGCGGGAGGTCTTCTTTTTGTCACTAAAAATGAAAGTGGCGAAGAGGTAGTTTTAAATACTGAAACTGAAACTCTTGAAGCATATCAGTTTGATATTTTAGATGATTCAGATAAAGTATTGTTCTCTACTCCTACAATTTATACTGGTGAAAATCTTAATCCAAATAATATTGTATATAATATTGATTTTTCATCTTTGAAGAACAGTTCAGATGGTTCTACCTCAGACCCTACCAGTACATATTATGTATGCCGCGTTACTTGCCGCACAAAGAATCAGTATCAGCTTAGTAAAGAATATAAATTCCAAATAGGTGAATATAGTGGTGCTGATGAATGGCAACCTACAATTGTTGCAGAGGTTGACAATGAAACTGCATCAATTAAAGTTTCAGTTAAAAATGAATATTCATTTAGTGATAGCATATCTGTATACGTAAGGCGTGCATCTAATAAAGACAATTTCAAAGAATGGGAAACAATCTATAGTGCAAAGTTACAAAAAGTCGATTTTTCAATTGTAGATAATACCGTAGAAAGCCTGACATGGTATCGCTATCGTGTAGAAGCTCTTAGCTCTACTGGAATGTCGATTGCTAAGCCTAAAATGTCAAAAGTCGTTTTGCCGCAATTCTATGACGCGTATTTTTCTCGTGGAAAAGAGCAATATGCGGTAAGGTATAATTATCAGGTGAGTAATTTTAAGCCAGTAGTTAATAGAGCTAAGATTGATACCCTTGGTGGTAAATATCCTAAGTTTGCAGAAAATGCTGTATTGAATTATAAACAGTTTAGTATTTCAGGCCTGATTAGTGCTGAGTCTGATGTTTATTCTGAATTTGCGGATAAGACAGAACTTATTCATCATAATAATGATACACTTAAAGACCTATACTCAGAATATAAAGATGAAACTGGCGTTAAAGATTTAGTTCGTAACGATTTTAAGAATTGGGAAAAGATTGGCGGCAATCAGTATCCTAACGCACCTGTTTCCAGTATTACTTCACAAGAGTATTTAACGACTACAACGAATGACTGGCTTTATGAACGTGCATTCCGTGAAAAGCTAATTGCATGGTTGAATGACGGTGAGCCTAAACTGTATCGCTCAATGGCAGAAGGTTCTATGGTCGTTATGCTTACAGATATTACGTTGACGCCTAATGAAACCGTTGGCCGAAGACTATGGAATTTTTCTGCTACAATTTACGAGGTGGAAGATGCTTCTTCTCTAGACACTCTTGATACTCTTGGTATTTATAATCGTAAGATGATTGGTTCTATTAGTGGTAATGGTAAACAAGATTCCGAGGACGAGCCTAAAGATTACATTGAAGTTATTAAACCTGGTCAAACATATAAATTTACTGTTACGAATAATAATGATATTAGAAATGATATTAATGATATATTAAGTAAAAAATATAGTGGAGTTCTTGCGAAACGCAAAGCAGAAGAAATCGTACTTAAAGATATTAAAATTTATTATCATTCTAAACCTCGTTACTATACCTTCCAAAGTGGTTCAGATGGACTTACAGAAGTGACAGATAAAACAAATGGTGTGTCTCAGATGATTGCTGAAAAGCGAGTCCAACAAGGATACTATTTTGGTGTTATGACTCGTGGTAGTAATGGTAATCATAATATTTTCGTTAACGAGCGTGGATATTATCAGATTCCAAACAAGTTAGATGTTATTGGTCTTTATTTTCAAATTGGTGATGTTATCACTGTTGAATACACGCTTTGCTATAAAGAGCGCTATAGCTCAAAAGAAGCTGTTTCAAGCGCGTCTGTTGACCGAGTAGTAGTCGGTCAAGAGAGAGGTATCTTTAAGTCTAATATTTATCTTGGCAGAAAGATTAGGAATAAATATAACTTTATTCAGATGAATGGTGATGTTATGATTTCAAGCAAGCGCATGAAATATTGGAAGGGTATTTGCTTAGATGTCACTCCATATGCGGTTGCTAGTATTAAATACCATAATGAAACAGAATATAAAAACTATCTCGTAGGTGGCACAGGTGTTTTACATATGCTGAGAGACGTTCCAGTAGATGATATGTGCTTCTTAGGAATCCGTATGAAGCAGGTGAATAAAACCAAGTACCTGCAAGAGAATGAATTTCGAGTTGATGCTTCGCTTAATGACGCGACAATTAACAATTTTAATTGGATTAGAGTTATTGATTCTGCTGAAACAAAAGACCCGGTATCTGTAATTCAAGACAATAATCCACCGCAGGATAGTTTTGTAAATGCATGGAACGATATTGGTGAACGACCAGTTCAGGTTGTAAAATATATGGATGTTAGCGAAGTTAAGAAGCCGATACTAAACACTGTATATAATATCAATGGCGACTTAAAGATTTATTATAATTATCAATGGTATAATTTTGCTTTTGGTATGATTGATAATATAGAGAATAATAATTCTACAGAAACTATTGGTATTGCTTTTATGCCAGTAGAAGGTATGATTAACTATTATGGCACTGTAATGACTACAAATTATCAATAGGAGGGAAAATGAGAAGGACGTATCCTTATTTAAATGACAGCTTTTATGAAGATGCCAATAGTGCATTAAAGCGTAGAAACTTTCTCAAGACTATTGATAATTTTGTCAATCAAAAACAATATGTGCGGCTAACCCTTCTCAATTGGAATGAAGAACCGTTGAAGGAGATTCAAGGTGTTATTGCGTCTGGTAGTCTTTCTAAAGACGGTTCTTCGTCTATTAGACGTACTTGCTCATTGACTGCATCTATTAGTAGTGGCGATTATGACATTGAAAATATGTCATATGATTTTGCAATTAACAAGAAAATTTTTATTGAGATTGGTGTTGAAAACCATAGCAATCAATTTTTAGATTATCCTATCTTATGGTTCCCTCAAGGCGTTTTCTTTATTGCGAGTGCGAGTGCATCATCTTCTGTTTCATCTGCCGTGTCATTGCAATTGACATTGAAAGACAAAATGTGTGGACTATCAGGTGATGTTTCTGGCACGTTGCCTGCGGCTGTTATATTCGATGAAATGGATACACAGGACGCAAGCGGTGCATATGTTACTAAAAAAGTATTAGTTTACGATATTATCCAAGAGTTAGTGAATCATTACGGCGGGGAAGATTTAAACAATATCGTTATTGAAGATGTGCCTCGCCGCATTAAAAGGGTTATGAAATGGACTGGCTCTAATCCGCTTTATCTTGTACCTAAGCAAAGTGGAAGCGCAGGCAGGATATGGTATGCGGCGTATGTCGATAAGCCAGAAAAATTAGAAGATGGTACGATTGAAATTTTAAGCGGTCAAGATTGCGGCTATATTTATGATGATTTTGTATATGATTCTGAACTATCTGCGAATCTTGGCGAAAGTGTAACGTCTGTATTAGATAAAATTAAAAGTTATCTTGGTAATTTTGAATATTTTTATGATGAATTTGGTGTGTTTCATTTTAGGGAAATTAAAAATTATCTTAATACTACACAAGCGACAACTTTAGTCAATGACATGAAGAAGCATGATTATTTTGTAGAAACAACTACAGGTAAAAGTGTATATGCTTTTAATGACAAAGATAATATTATTAGTATTAGTAAAACGCCGCAGTTCAATAATATCAAAAATGACTTTATTATTCAAGGTAAGCGCCAAGGTACAAATAGCCAGCAACAGGTAGACGTTCGTTATCATCTTTGTATTGACCGCAAGCCGACACCCGTTACAATAGATGAACAAGGTAATAGTTACTATAATACTTATTACAACGTTTTATTATATACAGAAGAGTCTACTCAAGAACTAAAAGCCGCGTTTCCGATTGTATATACAAGCGTAAAAGATTTTCCTACTATTGGTGATTTCAATACTATTTATTTTGATGCTACTAATAAAACTGCTTATTATTGGAAAGATGATACTTATAAAGCATTAAAGTGTACAGCATATTATCCTCCAATAGATGCTTCAACTTCTGCCGTTGTTGTAGATGATAAAGGAGACATCAGTTCTGCGGCAATACCGATTATCATTGATGGTTATACTGTAAAAGACTGGCGTACCGAGCTTTATCTTGAAGGCCTATTGGCTAAGAAAAATGGAATTGATTCTGGCAATTATTATGCTAAAATTGATGGTATTTCTGGTTGGCAGGGAGATGTTCTACAATATGCACATAATTGTAAGATAGATACAGATTATTATTTTGAAGAATTAGATGCGTTTTGGCCACAAATTTATGACCTTGCAGGTCAGAAGTTCATAGGTGAGAAAGAAAATGCTGAATTGCTTACTTCTGCGTTGACTGATGGTAATTATTTTTTAGATTTTATTGATTCTTCAACATCTGACTTAGGAAGATTCTCTGTCTCTGCCATTGGTCGCAGAACAGATGCCGTATCATCTGATGCCGTAAACTGTTTGTTTGCTCCTGAGATTCCTAATATTGTATTCATCAATGCCGATGAAGATGATAAGGGAAGGACAAAGCAACAAGAATGTGAAGACAATGGTATGCCATATACCCAGGTACGCGGTGAGGTTTTTTATAGTCTTGCTACTGGCGGCTACAAGAATAGTGCTTTTGACCAAGTAAAGTATGAGCTATATCTTCATACGACTTATCAAAATTCAGTGTCGATTACTGCGCTGCCAGTATTCTACCTAGAGCCTAATTCTAGAGTTGAATTAAATGATACTTCTACAAATACATATGGCGACTATAATTTAAATACACTTTCTATTCCTCTTGGGTCCGGCAATGCAATGACCGTTTCGTGTAATCAGTCAATAGAAAGATTCTAAAAATAGGGCAAAACCGTATAATTGGTTTGTCCTATTTTTTATTTTATATTAGGTATATTTTGGAAATAAAAGGAGGGAAATTGGCAACCACAAATATCGGTCAATATAGGTATGCTGGAGAAGGCCTTACTGAACTATCTTTCAAAAAATCTTATGTTGACTCTAATGCTGATATTACTGGATTAGATGAACAAAATACAGGTTTCAAAGACGTTGCTATCATTCCCGACAAGCAATTTGTTAAAGGTCAAGATTATTATTTAAAAGTTCAAATTCCGCAAGACATGAATTATGCTATGGAATTTACTATTAAATTAACAAAAAATTCAGATACAGACCAAGGCTCGTATCAGTATATTAAGACCGTTAACGTTAACGCAGGTGGAGACGGGAGTAACGTTTATAACGTTGCATTATATGAGAAAAGTAATGGTAGCATTAATGCTATGATACCGCTTAAATATGAATATGGTAAAACTACTATTAAAGATGCTTTATATTATCGAGAACAGAATAAAAAATATTATCTGGGCACAGGTGGCAATACGTATACACAGACAGATAAACGCAATATTGTAGCTATGGTAGCATCTTGGAAAACAAATGTTGGTGAACGTTATGGTCTGTTTGAAATGATTTTCAGGCCAATAGAAGATGGATTCATTTCTGTTGTGCTATCAATGACAAGACAAGCAGAAGACTACAATATTCAACATACGACAGCAAATGGTACGACTTATGGTCGCATTGTAGATTTAGATAAAATTAAATGTGAGCTATGTCAATTAAGTAATCTAGTGGAAAGTATGAACAATAATGCTACGCTTGATAGAATTGGTATTTGGGGCCATTCTGGTTTGATGATGGCTATTAATGGTGAAGAGATTAGGATTGGTCCGAGCGGATTCTATGAACTATCAGAAGTGCCTGTTTCTTCTATTGGCGTTGTGGCTCGTGATTATACTGATTCATTTACTATTGACTATGAATTTACACAAAAAGACGTAGAAGAGGACGGTGAATAGACCAATGGATTCACTTTATGGTGGACATGAAGGAACTAGCTTTGTAATTAAGGCTTCTTTCACTTCTGTAAATGAAATGCGACAGATGTTTTCGCGTGGTAGTAATTTCACAGAAGTCTGGTATGGAGAACACTGTCTGATTTCTACAAAGAATAAAAATCATCCAGATAACGGAAAGGTTTTTAGACGCGGACTAGATTACCAGAATACACAGACTGCTGGCAGTATTTACGTAGGACAAATCGTTGGCCCGTCTAGCGGCACGCCTTTCTTTCAAGTAGATACTATTGACAATGTAACGCATATGTCAACAAAGGCACTTGAAGAAAATACTTATCGTAGGTATCCAGTTGGTCAAAATGCCGATGGTACTGTTATCACTAACTGGAAACAAGATGATAATGGCAACTGGCATGATGGTGGCGGTACGCTTAAAAAAGATTTCAAATTCAATATCAAAAATCGCACGTTAGTTCCGGGCAAAAGTGGCAATTCATTTAATGATGATATTGAATATACATGGGTCAATATTCGTAAGGATGATGAAGATGCGGACTCTTGGTTCTATGTGGGAATGAAGTTTCCTTATACTGTAATTGATTATAAAGCTCATGCAGTTTCCCAGTATGATACAGCTGGTAATATTAAGCAAGAAAATGCTATGGCTTCTATTACACGTATTGACGATAAGACCCACCCATTCTGGGAATACTGGGATATGGGTATTCCAAAAGGCTTAAAGGGTGATACGCTTCGTAATCTTAAAGTTATTGAAATGACGGAAGCATTACGTAATAAAGTATATTCAACTGAGCATATTACAGTCAATCCTACTACTGGTCTTGCTACTGTTGGTCAATCTGGTTATCCTAATATGGAAGATGATATTGCCAAACATCGTCAGATTGTAGTATATGAATTATATATCTATGATAAGCGAATCAATCCGGACCCAATTTTAATTTATCTCGGTGATTTTAATATTATTAAGAATATTACGCTTGACGATAAAGGCACTTTAACTGTATCTTATACACACAATAATGATACTGTCTTTTATAAGAAAATTAAATGGGTGACAGGCGTTGCCCTTTCTACTGGTAACGGTGCCGCAGGCGGACATTTTAAGATGGACTTTAACAATGACTCTCCTGCATATGAAACAAACCTTACATGGGTAAAGGGTCTTGAAATTCAAAATAATGGTGATGTTATTGGAACATTTGCTGGTACAGATGGTGGTAAATTATCAAATGATGGTAGGAACAAAATTGGTCACATCCGTTGGATTAGTGCAGTTACGTTAGATGAAAATACTGGTCATTTTGTATGTTCTTTTAATGACGGTACCGCTTCTGTGGATAAACGCCTTACTTGGGTTAAAGATATTACAATTAATCAAACAAATGGTCAGATTACAATCAATACGACTACTGGTGATAAAATTAGCCCAGCTAAATTGAAACTTTTGACAGCTGCGCGCGTTAACGATATTGGTGAAACGACTCTTATCTTTAATACTGGCGAAACAATTAATTTGAAGACTGAAAATGGCGGTGAGAATTATAAAATCACTACCGTTAAATCTATTTATATGGGTACCGGAATTAGTGATGATAAGAGCATTTATGTTAAATACAATAGTAATCCAAACCCTGTAAAAGTCAGTGACCCGATTAACTCAATTGAACGTCTTGTGGTTCGTCCATCTGATTGGCATCTATTTGTTCTTTACAGCGACCCATCACACCGTGTTAAAAATGCGACTGATGGTTGGATTTCAAATAATGATGCGATGAAGTACGACACATCTATTCCTAATTATGGCTCAAATGTCTATTGGAAAGACCTTGGCACTATTAAAGACCAAGCTGGTATTTTAATTGGCTTTAACGTCACAAAGACTCAGCTAAATGCAGCAGGCTTTACAGATGCTAATATTATTGAATATCTAAATCGTGAATTTCCCTTTGGCCTTACTGGTGCGCAAAACCAGCCTGGTGGTCAATCTAATTTAGGCAAAATTATTACGTATCAGCCATATAATGAAGCCAAGAGCGATAAAGAATTTTATGCATTTGACTATAATTTAAGTACGTGGTATTATCTTGGCAAGATTGCGGACACAGGTATGCGCGATGTTAAGCTAATGGATGAAAGTGCAGCAACTTATGAAAGCCTGAAAACTTTAACTTCTGATGGCCTTGCTTTCTTACAGAATTCTGTTACTGTTTCAGATAGTTCGATTCCTTCCTATTGGTCTAGTACCTATAAGTTTGGAGCATAGACATGAAACTTGAACAGATTAAAGGCCCATTTTCAATTAAATCTAGTCATACGTTTAAGGCTGGCGCGGGTAATTCTTATGTACATATCGGTATTCAGATTCCAAAGCGTCAACCGATTGCTTATTCTGAATACCGTGCATTAAACGAAGGAAAAGAAGATATTATCCTTTTCCCGCAAATTCCTGATTATGACGTTACAATCACTACAAATGAGAGTGAATTTTCATATAAGGTAAATGAAACAGGTATACTTGAGCTTGATGGTAATTTCGGTTCAAAGCTAAAATTTACTTTTGAGAAGAGTATGCCGCCAGAAACAATTATAGACGTTATCTATAAAGACGAAGAAGAATAAGGAGGTAGTAAATGGCTAAAGGTAATCCAAATGATTCTACGATGAAAAATAATTTTGTTGCTAAGGTATATGACCCTACACTTAAAACATATAGGCCGATTTACGTTGCGCCAGATGCTACCGACAATAAGCGTGGTGAAGTCTGGCTTTCAGACGCGACAAATGCAACAGATAGTGCGGCCACAGGTGTTGTTGCCGCTACACCAAAAGCAGTTAAAGTTGTCAATGACAATGCGAACAATAAGCTAGACAAGACAACTACTAACGCGCAATCAGTTAAGTCTCCTACGACTTTTGAAGGAAAAGTTACTGGCAACGGTGGTTTTGCTGGAAATCTTACTGGTAACGTCACGGGCAATGCCGATACTGCTACAAAGCTAAAGACCGCACGTTCAATCAGCGTTAAGGGCGGTAACAATGGTGGCACTGGTAGTGCTAATTTTGATGGTTCTGGTAATATTTCAATTACAATTCCATCAATTGATGCTGCGAGTGTCACTGGGGTGTTACCTCTAAGCACTATTCCGCAAGGTGCGTTGGAACGATTGGTTCATGTCGCTAATAAAACAGCACGCTTTCAGCTAACTAATCAGCGAGTGCAGACTGGCGATAGCGTCATTCAAGACGATACTGGTATTATGTATATTGTTGTTGATGATACCAAGCTAAATTCTGACGCGGGATACCAAGAGTATAAAGCTGGTACAGCACTTAATGCAAGTCATGCAACTAATGCCGACAATGCTACCAACGCGACTACTGCTGGTAAAGTCGGTCATAGTTTAAGTGTTGGAGTGACATATGGGACTGCATCAGCTTCGCGTAAACAGACATTTAGTTTCAATGGTTCTGCTGATGTTTCGTTTGATATAGATACAACTAAACCAGAAGTCATGAAAGCTGCTACCGCTAATGCAGCTGGTCATTCTGGTCTTGTTCCTGCTCCTACGGCTGGAAGTCAAAACAAATTTCTCCGTGGAGACGGTACATGGCAAGTCGCTGGTGAGGTCACTGGCGTTAAAGGCAATGCGGAAGGTAGCTACCGCACAGGCAATGTCAATCTTACTTGCGCTAATATTGGTGCTGCAACTGCTAGCCACAATCACGATACGAGTTATTTAAAGCTATCTGGCGGCACACTGACAGGTTCGCTAACCGGTCAGAATATTGTTCCTAGCGCTACCAATTCTTATTCTCTTGGTTCCTCTAACGCCAAGTGGAATTACGTTTATGCTAATAAAATTGTCGGTACTCTTACTGGCAATGTAGAAGGTAATGCGACTAGCGCTACAAACGCTCAATCTGCAAACAAGTTTAATAATACTGTCGCATTGAGTGGAGATATTACAGCATCAGCTACAAGTTTCAATACGGCAAGTCCTATCACAATGGTTACTACTATTGGTAACGGTAAAGTGACTGCGGCTAAGATTGCCGATGGAGCCGTTTCATCAGGCAAAATTGCAAATAAAGCTGTTACAAATGGTAAACTTGCAGATGATGTTGGTACTGTTTATGTTGGCATGAGTAAGCCAACAGAAGAACATGTTAAACTGTGGGTACAAATTTAAGGATGTAGATATGAACAACACGTTTCTTGGGGGGCATCTGCCCCGCTAAACAGCTTAGCTGATAGACATGGCTGATTTTATGGTGAGCGATGGGACGAATTTTTCTGAATTTGTCCCATCTAAAGCCGATGGTGTGCGAGATTATAATGATCCTAGCAGAAACATTAGGGTTGGCTTTGCTGGCAGTTCTTTAGACTTTAACAATAGTGACGCAGAACAAAATGTTAAATATCTCGCGGGATATACTGAATCAGGTAAGCATATTAAAGATGTAAATCTATATGCGGCAAAACAGTATCTTGGCATTAACAAGGTAGATAATACAGCAGATTCCAGTAAGTCAGTAAATTATGCTAATTCAGCCGGTACCGCTAATAAGTGTAACAATGTAATTTATTCGCATCAAAATGAAGTTAACTTTTCTGGCGGTAAACAGCCTACCTGTTATTTTAATTATAGAAATGCTGATTCTGACACAGCAGACGGTGGGACTACTGGCATTACATATAAGTTTTGTAACTATTCAGCAAATACTGCATATTCAACGATTGAAGCCAATAATTTCGTTGGTAAAATAAATGGCAATACAGTATCCAAAAGTGTTCCATCTGATGCGAATTTTTCAAATGATAAGGTTACCCAGACAGCAGTTAAGAATACTGATTATTCAGATTGGCGTTCGCTGGTTTGGGGTGCTTCACATAGTTCGACCGAAGGATTTGTGCCAACAAGTGTAACTGATAATTTGTTCAGTACAAATACTTTATCAGTTCAACCTTCTACTGGAACTATTAAGGCTACTACTTTTAAAGGCAATCTTACTGGCAATGCCGCAACTGCTTTTACAGCCAATAGAGCAACTGAGGTAGCAGATTATAATAATACTGGTCAAGGCGTTAAAATTGGCTATGCTGGTGCTGGATTTACCGCTTCTGATTTTCAATATGCTCTTGGCATGAATAATGAACGAAAAATCAAAGACGTATCGCAAGGTGAATATAGGAAATGGCTAGGTCTTGGTAGTGCCGCATATACTTCTTCTTCAAATTATGCGGCAAATGATGTTATTGCCGTTCAATCTTCTCAGCCTACGTCTTCTACTTGTAAAATATGGATAAAAATTTAAGGAGATAATATGAATATTGTTCTCATAGGGGGGGGCTACTGCGGTAGCTCTATAGATACCATTCTATATGATGTGAAGTGAGCGAATTTTATCTTTCAGATGGGAAGAATTTTACTGTAATCCCAGCTATGACAGCGAAAGAAAATAATGCGGACACGATAGATGATTTAATTGCGAAACTAGTGAATAGACCTCCATCGCTTGGGTCATGTATGTTCAATAAGTCAAAAGAGAAAAGATTGAGTTTTACTGGCGGCTCTTGGTATAATTATTTGTATGTGCCGCATAGGACTGGTGTTGGTGGAGATAATTATAAATATGGTAATTTATTGTTATTTTCTATGAATGGCCTCGGAAAGGCTTATAGAGTGACTTACTCAAATGGTTCTATTATCTCTGTAGAGGAATTTTATACAAACGCTTATCCTCCTTCTAAATCTTCTGTTGGATTGGGTAATGTCGATAATACGGCTGATTCATCCAAGAGTGTGAAATATGCGGCCAGTGCTGGTAGTGCAAGCTCGGCGAGCTATGCGACAAAAGCTGGTAGCGCTAATAATGAATATTGTGTTATGGTACAATCCGAGCAACCGACAGATTCAAGATGTAAACTGTGGATTAAAATCTAATATAACTTTGGGCAAAATCCTGTTATGGGTTTTGCCCTTTTTTCATATAGATATAGAATATAATTCTAAGAAAGAAAAGGAGCTTTATGTGAATAAGTTTAATGAATTGATCTCTCTAGGGGGGGGGCTACTGCGGTAGCTTAGAATCTATAAATCAATTTGATACTATGATTTTAGATAACCTCCCAAATCAAGAGGTTGAATAATGAGCAATTTCGTAAATCTTTTAGACATTATTTATCCTGTACATAGTATGCATATCACTACCAGTACTGTTTCGCCTGCAACGTCTATCGGTGGCACATGGACGCAAATTAAAGATGGCGCCTGTATTGCGGCATATAAGGATACTTCTGGCTATACTGGTAGTAAAACAATTAGTATTAGTCAAATGCCTAGGCATAATCATCCATTGGTCAATAATCTTGGTTGCGGATGGAATGGTACTAATGCAACTACTGATAGATTATATTATGGAAGATACCATTCAGGAAGAATCCTTAGAGAATTTGGCGATTCTGCGCTAACAGGAGAAGGAAAAGATTATATTCCTTATTCATATGCTTGTAAAGTGTGGGTAAGAACTGCTTAAAATCTAAAATCTAATATCAAATTATCTAAGAAAGGTAATTGAAGATGTTAGATACCATGAAAAATCATACTCTTCTGGTGGGGGCATTCCTCTTAGTTAATGCCCTCAATCTAGGAGGGTTATATGAGTAATTTTGTAAATCTTCTTGATATTATTTATCCAGTAGGAAGTATATATTTTAGTACATCTAGTGTTTCTCCTGCGAGTAGCGTAGGTGGCACATGGACGCAAATTAAAGATGCTGTTATTGCTGCAAGTGGCTCAACATATTCTTCAGCAGTTGCAAGTTATGGCGGCAGTAAGACTATTGCTACTAGTCAAATGCCCGAACATAAACATACTGGTACTACTAGTAATAATGGCAACCACAATCACAGTGTTGATGGACGAATTATCGCATGGTACGGTCCAGGTGGTGGCAACGTTCTTCAAGGTGCTGGTAATTATTTTGGTTCTGTTGGTACTTTTGGTGGGCAAGGAACATCTACCAATGGGGCGCATACGCACTCCTTCACTACCGACAGTGCTGGCGAAGGCAATAATTATATTCCATATCACTATTCTGTTAATATATATAGAAGAACAGCCTAAGAAAATTTTATAATATTCTTTCTATTTAATTAGAAAAGATATAAATGAGTAATTTTGTAAACCTTATGGATATTGTATATCCAGTAGGCTTAATCTACCAAAGCATGAATGCAACATCTCCTGCTTTCCTACGGTTGGCGGCACATGGACTCAATTGAAAACTTTCCTGTATGGGTCTATAGCCGCCAAGCAAACAGCGGCGAAGCAACGCATAAGCTGAGTCTCAACGAGATGCCAGCTTACATTCATGGAAATGCAACATTGGTATATTACGCTCACCTTGTAAATGGTGGTGTTCAAAGGGGTCACAGATTTACTTGGGTTACTGATAACTCTTGTAGTCGAAATGAGACTTTTAATAAATCAACTTGTGTGGCAAAGCTCACAATAATTTACCAGTTTATCAAAACTGTTATGTGTGGCATAGAACTGTTTAACTTATTTTATTCGAGGGAAGCTTTATGTTTCCCTCATTTTTTTATGGGCAAATTCCTAAAATCAAATGTAAATTATTTTCATATTATATTAGATTATGTAGAGAAGAAGGGATATTGCCGAGAATGGATGCTTTGTCGCAACTGGTGTCGCAATACTCTTTCGGGGCTATCGTTATGTTAGTTGTGACTTTAGCTGTCGCTTTTAAATTCTTAAGTGAGCTGTTGGAATATTTTTATAATAAATTAAAAAAATTCTTCAATTATCAGACACTTAAAGATACACAGCACTCTGAGATTGTAGAAAGTATTGCTTCGTTACAAGCAGAAATTAAGAGTCTTAGCCAAGAAATTAGCAATCAATCGAATGATATTAAAGCACTCCAAGAGCACGAAAAACTTACTCTTGAAAGATTACAGGAGAACTCCCGCAGTTATATCATTGACAAGCATCACTATTTTTGCTATGAAATCAAGGCTATTGATGACCTTAATCTAGAATCTTTAGAGCGCAGATATTTATATTATAAAGCGGCAGGCGGCAACTCATTCATTGATGGCTTAATGGAAGAGATACGCGAACTACCGAGAATCAATCTTTCCAATCCACAATTTATTGTAAGCCAAAAGAACAATGAAAGGGGTGAATAAATGGGTCAGGAATTAAAAGCAGTTACAGTCAATTTGAAGTCTCTTGACCAAGACATTCAAGACCCTATTGTGGCTGGCGGCGCAGATGCAAATGGTCGTACTTTTAGAATTATTTTCGACCAAGAAGCTGCTGCACAATGTGTCGCAGATACAAAAGTTTATTTGAGTTGGCGGCATGTTCAACTAGATATAAAAGGATATAATGTTTTTACAAAAACACATGAAGACCCTATCGTATGGGAAATTAAATGGCCGCAAGCCATGTTACATGAAGGAGACGTGCTTTGTTGTGTCGAATTAGTTGATTCAGTATCAATTGCTTCTAGCACGAATTTTCTTGTACATGTATTGTCCGACCCAAATGACGGCTCTGCGTTTGTCGTTTCTGATGATTTTAGCGCTTTTCAAAATGCTGTAATCCATCTTGCTACTCTTGGGGACAAGATGGAAAAACAAATGGATGAACAACGTAAAGAATTTCAAAAATGGACAAAGGAAACAAAAGAAATTAAACAAATTGCAACAAGTGCATATGATAAGGCCGTTTCAGTAGAAAATAAACTAGACCAGATAGCTATCAGCGCAGAAGTTAAGATTCGGGAATTTTAGTTATATGGTTTATTTTATATATATAAAATTTTTATACTCAATAGAGAGGGGTTATAATAAATGGCTGACGCAGAAAATGCAAAAAAGATTAGTTTTTTTCACGGTTCTGAAACAAAACTAAATGACAGTATTACCGCTGGGACTATTGGTACAAATAGCGTCGTTATTTCTACAGAAGATAATATGATTTATGTAGATGATTCTAAAGTGCCGCATACGCTTGGCAATGCTAAGTCTAAAGAAGCTCACACTGTTCAACTAGGCGTTGGCGGAAGTGTTGGCGGTATCAAGACTGGCGATGTTATTGAAGCTGGTACTGATTTAGACACGTTAATCAAAAAGATTATTATGAAACGTGTACCCGCTACATATATTGCACCTAAGATTTCTCTTGCGGTTTCAAAAGGTGATCAACCAGGTAATTATGAAGTTGGTACTACACTTACGGCAACAATGACAGCAAACTTTACAAAGCAAGATGCTGGCGCTCTTACCGCAATTAAAATTTCTGATGGAACTGTTGATGTACTTGAGGGTACCACTAGCCCTCTGATTCTATCTGACCATTCAATTACTGTTGGAGAAGGTACCACTTCTTTTAAAGCTATCGCTTCTTATGCTGAGGGTGCAATCAAGCAGGATAATCTTGGGGACGATTCCCCATCTGGTCATATTACTGCTGGCTCTATTACATCAAATGTACTTTCTTATGTTGGAAAACGGAACGCTTTTTATGGTACTGGCGTAGGCTCTGTCCCTGAATTAAATTCTGCAATTATACGTGGTCTTACTGGTAAGTCTCTTAATCCTACTGCTGGTACCAAACTTACCATTAAAGTCGCTCAAGGGCAACAGTATATTGTTTTCGCCTATCCTGCGGCTCTTCGTGATGTAAGCCAAGTTAAATATGAAGAAACAAATGATATTGGTATGGCTTCTAGCTTTACCAAGCAAACCGTGTCTGTCGAAGGTGCCAACGGAGCAACAGCTGCAAACTATAAAGTCTATAGCTACGCTATGGCTGCTCCTGCCGCGGCCCCAATGACATTTACAGTAACCATTTAGAAAGGAGTTATAAATTATGGCTATTGATAGCACAAAACTATTGGTTGCTGTAAAAGCCTATTCTCGTGGTAATGCTCTTCCACTTGATGCTTCGAGTGTCCATGAGACATTAGCAGCCGCACAGACCTATGCAGATTCAGCTATTGCTTATGGCGGTCAAGTCATTACCGCATTGGTTGATGGTAAGTATAAAGCATATATGCTTCAACCAAAAGCTGAGGGTACAGGTTTTAATCTTTCTCCTATTGGAATTGATGGTGAAATTGACCCAACCAAGGTAAAAGAGTATGTTAAGGTAGTAGAAGCTCTTCCAGAAGCAGACCAAGAGCAGGGCGTTATCTATATTAATATTACTGATAACAAAGGATATATCTATACTGGTTCTGGTTTCAAGGTAATTTTTGAACAAGTTGAGAATCTTAAAGCAACCATTGAAGCTATTCAAGTTAAATTAGATAGTTTGGCTGGTGAAGGTGAAGGTTCTGTAAAGAAAGCTCTTGCAGATGCAAAGGCATATACAGATACTACTGTCGCTGGCAAGGCTGATAAAGCAACTACTTTGGCTGGATACGGCATTGCTGATGCTTATACAAAAGAAGCAACTGATACTGCAATCGCTTCTGCTATTGCGAAAGCAGACCATTTAAAGCGTGCTATTGTCGATGCTCTCCCTGCTGTCGATGAAGCTGATGCTAATACTATCTATATGGTTCCAGTTGATGACCATTATGATGAATACATTCTCGTTGTAACTAATGAAGTCAAGAAATTTGAAAAAATCGGTGACAGCAAGGTAGACCTTTCTGATTACGCGACTAAAAATGAAGTTGCGACCGCCAAGCAAGCTGCAATTGATGCTGCCGCTGCGGATGCTCAGACCAAGACAGATACCGCACAAACTGCCGCGATTGCAGAAGCGCAGAAAAAAGCCGATGCGGCTCAAGCTGCTGCCATTGCTGCTGCTGTTGAAAAAGATACTGCTACTCTGACAAGCGCAAAAGAATATGCCGACGGCCTTGCTGCTAATTATGAAAAAGCGGGTGCTGCCGCTAAGGCTCTTGAAGATGCAAAAGCATATACCGATACTCAAGATGCTACGACACTTGAACAAGCTAAAGCATATACCGATGGTCAAATTTCTCCCATTCAAGAGAATTTAAATACTAAAGTCGATGCTGCTCAAGTAAAGACTATTCTTTCTGAGAAAGTCGGTGACATTGCCGAAGGTACTACTATTAAGCAGTATATTGATACAAGCGTAGGTTCCGGTGGAACTGCTAGTGCAGAAGCAATTGCAGCAGCAAAGAAAGAAGCCATTGAAACTTCTAAAACTTACACGGATAACGCTTTAACAATTGTAGAATTTTAGGAGTTAAAATGGCTGTAATTCGTGTATATACAACTGTGGCCGCAAAATTAAATAAATTACCAGTTAGCGATGGAAATTTAGTTTTTGTTTCCGATACCCGTCACCTCTATTTAGATTATAACGGTCTACGAATTAAATATAATTGTATCCAAGAATTTCCTACAGACAAAGATAGAATTGATAAATTAGCACCAGTTGAAGGCTATTATTATGTAGAAGAAACTGGCGTGATGTGGCGTTATAAAGACGGTTGGAAACAGCTTACTCCTTCTAATTTACAAACCATAACTTTTGATACTTCCGTTGAAGATTTTCCAAAAGAAGGAAAAGAAACTATGATATATATTGCCGATAAAGCAATTTATAAATGGAATGCGGCCCTTCATACATATATGTGTGTTGCTAATAATACAGAATGGACAACTATTTAAAGGAGACATGAATGAGTCAAGTTAAATTTGTAGCTGCTACTCTTGCCGGCTATCAAGGTCTTACAGATAAAGATGCTAATACTCTTTATTTTGTAGAAGAAGAACAGCGTATTTACAAAGGTGATACCCCATACTCTGGTGGCATTTATGAGAAAGTAAATGCACTTCCAGAACAAGGTAAAATTAATACTCTATATATTGTAGGTGACAAAGGAGATAATGTTGCCTATTGGGATGGTACTAAGTACATCACAGTTGTTAAGCCAACAACTGTTTCCGAAGACCTTTCTGCCCTTACCAAGCGCGTTACTACAGCAGAAGGTAATATTTCTGCCGCAAATGAAAAATTAACAGTTATTCAAGGTAAAGGCGAAGGCTCTATCAAGAAAGCTGCTGCTGATGCTAAGCAGACTGCTATTGACGCTGCTGCCACAGACGCTACTTCTAAAGCCGACAAAGCTCTAGAAGACGCTAAAGCTGATTCTGCTACCAAGAAAACAGAAGCCATCAAAGCTGCGGCTGCTGAAACTACTAAGCAAGTTGGTGCTGCTAAAACCGAGCTACAGGCCAATATCGACAAGAAAGCTGACAAAGCTACTACTCTTGCTGGTTACGGTATCGCCGATGCCTATACAAAAGATGAAGCCAATACCGCTATTGCTGCTGCCGTAGCTAATGCGCACCACCTCAAGCGTGAAATCGTTAGTGTTCTTCCCGAGGTTTCCGAAGCCAACGAAGATACTATCTATATGGTTCCCGATGCTGGTAGCACCGATGCCGCAGGCTCCAACAAGTCTGTTTATACTGAATACATGCTTGTCAATGGTGCCTTTGAGCGTATTGGTACTTCTGACGTAGACCTTAGCAACTACTTCACCAAAGACCAAGTAACTGGTGCTATTACTACCGCTAAGGGTGAAGCTGCTACTGACGCTCAGACCAAGGCAGATGCCGCTAAGGATGCTGCCATTGCTGCGGCTGCTACCGATGCCACCACAAAGGCTGACGCTGCTCAAGCTGCTGCTATTACCGAAGCTGGTAAAAAAGCTGATAAGGCTCTTGAAGATGCCAAGGCCTATTCCGATGGTCTAGCCAAGAATTATGCTACTGCCGCCCAAGGCGCTAAAGCTGATTCTGCTCTACAGGCTGCTGATGTTGTCAAGGGTACTGTCAACGGTGCTATTTCCGTTAAAGGCACTTCCGTTAAGGTTCACGGTCTAGGTACCGCCGCATATGCTGCCACTGATGATTTTGCTACCGCTGCTCAGGGCGCCAAGGCTGACTCTGCTGTTCAAGCCGCAGATGTTGTTTCTGGTACCGCTAATGGTACAATCTCTGTTAAGGGTTCAGACGTTGCTGTTAAGGGTCTAGGCTCTGCTGCTTATCAAAATAGCGGTGCCTTTGATGTTTCTGGTGCTGCTGCTGGTGCTCTTACTAAAGCTAAGGCCTATGCTGATACAAAGAAGACTGAAGCCGTTGACGCTGCCGCTAAGGATGCTACTACCAAAGCTGATAATGCTCTGACTGCTGCTAAAAAATATGCTGATGGTTTAATTGAGTGGGGTACGCTCTAATTTAAATTAGATTAAGGAGATTGTATGTCTGCTGATATTAGATTTTACACAGGCGTGCAATCAGAGTATGATGCATTAGGGTCTACCAAAATAGATCCCAACGGCATCTATTTTCTTTCAGATACCACGAGTATCATGAAAAATAATATCAAATACAGCTGTGGCGATATTAAAATTGCCACTGGCTCTGCCGCAGGTATTATCAAGCCAAGCGGAGATTTTGATATTACCTCTGACGGCACACTTTCAATTTATAAAGCGATGTCCGTTAATAGTTTTTCTAACAATAGCGGCACACTTGAAATAGGTTCTCGTCTTCCATCTTCCAACTTCTCTTGGAATTTGAACAAGCAACCTTCTAAACTGACAATTACAGCAGGTAGCCAATCATTTGAAATCAATAAGACACAATCTGGAACTGCGGCAATTACATTTGCGGCACCTCTTACCGCAACGACCGCATTTACTTTGACTGCTACTGACGCTCGCAAAGCCACATCTACTAAGCAGACTATAATTTACTTTTTAAATGGTAAATACTATGGTGTGAGCAATATAACAGACACTTCTAAGATAGACGCGGCATTTGTCAAAGGGCTTACTAGAAATCTAGTATCTGGCCGCACGGGTTCATGGAGCGTCACAGCCAATGCTGGGCAATATATTTACTTTGCTATCCCTGCTTCTTTTGGAATTCCCGCATTTTATGTTGGAGGTTTCGAGGGCGGTTTTAACAAAGTAAAGACTTTTGATTTCACAAATGCAAGTGGCTATACCGCTTCTTATAATATCTATAGGTCAACTAATGCAGGATTAGGTGCAACTACGGTGGAGGTGAAATAATGCCTGTTCAACTTATTGATAAAATCAAACAAAAGAATAACGGCACTTTCAAACTCGTAGATGCTTCTGATATTAACTGGGATGTTAACATTCCGAGTGATAAAGTTCCAGCAGAATACGTTAAAAAAGATGCTATGAACACGGCTATTGCAAATGCAGTAGCAGGTGCTCCGCACCTTAAACGTGTTGTTTTGGCAAAAGGGTCAACTCTTCCTTCTACTGGCGAAGAAAATACAATTTATATGTTGCCAGATTTAACCGAATCTAATAATGAATATACTGAATACTTTTGGGTTAATGGTAAGTTTGAAAAGCTCGGCGGGTCTAAGACCGATTTATCGAACTATCCAACCAAGAGCGAGATGAATTCAGCAATCAAGACCGCATCTGGTGCATCTTCGACAGACGCGCAAGCCAAGGCAGATAAAGCACTTAAAGATGCAAAGGCATATACAGACCAAGAGAAAGCGAAGTATCTTCCTCTCACTGGTGGCACTTTATCTGGTAAAATTAAATATGCGGCTGGTCAGGTTATTAGTGATAATAATGACATTGCCACTAAAGCATATGTCGATACCGTTGCAAGCGGCATTTTGCCGTCTGATGTTTTGACGGTTCCATCTATTACTACTGGCACTACAAATGGTACAATCAAAGTTAAAGATAAATCTGTTGCCGTGTATGGTTTAAAATCTGCCGCATATCATGATGCATCTGATTTTGCCACGCCAGATGATTTAACTTGGTCTTCTATTGAATAATATATCAGAAAGGATGTGAGCAAGATAGCAAGAGTAAAATTTATCAGAGATAAAGAACCTAATATCAAAGCACTCACTGCCGAAAATAAAGTATTGGACGGTGCATTATATGTTGCCACCGATACTGGCACTTTGTGGATGGGTATTTCTTCATCCTCTCTGATTCAGATTAAAGACAATATCAATACAAATACAACTTATAACTTAACCAAGAGCGGTAGTACAATCACTCTCAGGGGTAGCGATGGCAGTACATTTAATGTTACAGATTCAAATACTGTATACGGCAATGCTACTGCTAGTGCCGCAGGTCTTATGTCTGCCGCAGATAAGGCTAAACTTGACGGTGTTGCCGCAGGTTCAAATCGTGTTACAATTGATGCAGAACTTTCTACTACTTCAACGAATCCTGTACAGAATAAGGTAATTAAATCTGCACTTGACGGCAAGTCTAATACAGGCCATACTCATGATGACAGGTATTATACTGAGAGTGAAATCAATACAAAGCTGAATGCAAAGGCTAATTCAAGCCACACGCATACGAAGGCTCAGATTACAGATTTTCCCACGAGTATGCCAGCTAGCGATGTATACGCTTGGGCGAAAGCTGCTTCTAAACCAAGTTATACTATTGGTGAAGTAAGCGGTAATCTTCCTGCTTCGCGCATTAGTGGTACAATTGCTGCTGCAAATCTCCCAAGCTATGTTGATGATGTTCTAGAATATGCGTCTCTATCTAAGTTCCCGACAAAAGGTGAATCTGGCAAGATTTATACCGCTTTAGATACAAATAAAATCTATCGTTGGAGCGGCAGCGAATATGTTGTAATTTCTGAAACCATTGCACTTGGTATAACTCATTCTAGTGCTGGCTATGGTGACGAATCTCGTGCCGCATATAACCATTCGACTAAGACAAGTGGTAATCCACACCATGTTACAAAGATTGATGTTGGATTAGGAAACGTAGATAATACTGCTGACTCTGCCAAATCTGTTAAGTATGCTACTAGCGCTGGCTCAGCAGGCTCCGTGGCTTGGTCTAATGTTTCTGGTAGACCTTCCTCTATGCCAGCTAGCGATGTATACGCTTGGGCGAAAGCTGCTTCTAAACCAAGTTATACTATTGGTGAAGTAAGCGGTAATCTTCCTGCTTCGCGCATTAGTGGTACAATTGCTGCTGCAAATCTCCCAAGCTATGTTGATGATGTTCTAGAATATGCGTCTCTATCTAAGTTCCCGACAAAAGGTGAATCTGGCAAGATTTATACCGCTTTAGATACAAATAAAATCTATCGTTGGAGCGGCAGCGAATATGTTGTAATTTCTGAAACCATTGCACTTGGTATAACTCATTCTAGTGCTGGCTATGGTGACGAATCTCGTGCCGCATATAACCATTCGACTAAGACAAGTGGTAATCCACACCATGTTACAAAGATTGATGTTGGATTAGGAAACGTAGATAATACTGCTGACTCTGCCAAATCTGTTAAGTATGCTACTAGCGCTGGCTCAGCAGGCTCCGTGGCTTGGTCTAATGTTTCTGGTAGACCTTCCTCTATGCC